TGGTTCCCTGAACTCCAGTAGTTCCTTGGACTCCGGTTACACCTTGGACTCCGGTTACACCTTGGACTCCTGTCGTGCCTTGGACTCCGGTTGCACCTTGAACGCCTGTGGTACCTTGAACACCTGTCTGACCTTGGACTCCAGTAGTACCTTGAACACCAGTTACACCTTGAACGCCGGTTTCACCCTGAACACCTTGAACCCCTGTGGTTCCTTGGACTCCTGTCGTGCCCTGAACTCCGGTAGTTCCTTGGACTCCGGTAGTTCCTTGGACTCCGGTTACACCTTGAACCCCTGTAGATCCTTGGACACCAGTTTGACCTTGAACTCCGGTGGAGCCTTGCACACCTGTCGTGCCTTGAACACCGGTTGTACCCTGAACACCGGTTGTACCCTGAACTCCTGTTACACCTTGTACACCAGTGGCTCCTTGAACTCCGGTAGTTCCCTGAACACCTGTCGTACCTTGGACTCCAGTAGAGCCTTGGACTCCCTGAACACCTGTGGTTCCTTGGACTCCTGTCTGACCCTGAACACCGGTTTGACCTTGGACTCCCGTGTTTCCTTGGACTCCTTGGACTCCAGTTGCACCTTGAACCCCAGTTTGACCTTGGACGCCCGTAGCACCTTGGACACCCGTGGATCCTTGAACTCCTGTCGTGCCTTGAACACCTGTTACTCCCTGAACACCAGTGACACCTTGGACTCCGGTAGCTCCCTGAACACCAGTTGTGCCTTGAACACCGGTTGTACCCTGAACTCCGGTTACACCTTGAACTCCTGTAGATCCTTGGATGCCTTGGACTCCAGTTACACCTTGTACACCTGTGGCACCTTGAACTCCCGTGGTTCCCTGAACACCTGTGGTTCCTTGGACTCCAGTAGTACCTTGGACTCCTGTCGTACCTTGAACTCCGGTTGTGCCTTGAACTCCAGTGTTGCCTTGGACTCCTGTGGTTCCTTGAACACCTGTATTTCCTTGGACACCGGTCGCTCCTTGGACACCGGTCGCTCCTTGGACTCCAGTTACCCCCTGAACACCTGTAGCACCTTGGACTCCGGTGGCTCCTTGGACTCCGGTGGCTCCTTGGACTCCTTGGACCCCAGTAGTACCTTGCACACCCGTTGCACCCTGAACACCTGTTGCACCCTGAACACCCGTTGCACCCTGAACACCTGTAGTTCCTTGGACGCCGGTGGTTCCTTGAACTCCCGTGGAGCCTTGGACACCTGTCGTGCCCTGAACACCCGTAACACCTTGAACTCCAGTATTTCCTTGAACCCCAGTATTACCTTGGACTCCAGTATTACCTTGAACCCCTTGAACCCCAGTCTGACCTTGGACTCCTGTAGTTCCCTGAACACCGGTCGTGCCTTGAATACCGGTAGCCCCTTGGACTCCCGTAGATCCTTGGACACCGGTAGCCCCTTGAACTCCTGTGGTTCCCTGAACCCCAGTTTGACCTTGGACGCCCGTAGACCCCTGAACCCCAGTAGATCCCTGAACACCTGTCGCGCCTTGAACACCAGTGGCTCCCTGAATTCCCGTAGAGCCTTGAACACCGGTTGTGCCTTGAACACCTGTCTGACCTTGGACACCAGTCTGACCTTGAACACCGGTCGTACCTTGATTTCCTTGCACACCAGTTGTGCCCTGAACCCCTGTTACACCTTGTACTCCAGTTGCACCTTGAACACCGGTTGTGCCTTGAACACCTGTCTGACCTTGGACACCAGTCTGACCTTGAACACCGGTAGCTCCTTGGACGCCAGTAGTCCCCTGAACTCCGGTTACGCCTTGAACTCCGGTTGCACCCTGAACTCCTGTAGTTCCCTGTACACCTGTCGTGCCCTGTACACCTTGGACACCAGTTTCACCCTGAACACCTGTGGTGCCTTGAATACCTGTTCTACCTTGGACACCGGTTGTACCTTGGACTCCTGTCGTGCCCTGTACACCTGTGGCTCCTTGAACTCCGGTGAAACCTTGAACTCCCGTAGCTCCTTGGACGCCCGTGGTTCCCTGAACACCGGTAGCTCCTTGAACACCTGTGACACCTTGGACACCGGTCGTACCTTGGACACCTGTTGTGCCTTGGACTCCAGTCTGACCTTGGACTCCTGTGGTTCCTTGGACACCTGTGACACCTTGGACACCAGTCGATCCTTGAACTCCAGTGGTACCTTGGACTCCAGTGGTACCTTGGACACCTGTGACACCTTGCACCCCTGTGTTGCCTTGAACACCTGTCGTGCCCTGAACCCCTGTTACACCTTGGACTCCAGTAGCTCCTTGGACTCCAGTAGCTCCTTGGACTCCAGTGGCACCTTGAACACCAGTAGCTCCTTGGACGCCAGTAGCTCCTTGGACGCCAGTAGCTCCTTGGACACCTGTGGCTCCTTGGATTCCCGTCGCTCCTTGGACTCCCGTAGTTCCCTCAACACCTGTCGCACCTTGGACTCCAGTAGATCCCTGCACACCTGTAAAGCCTTGGATACCGGTTTCACCTTGCACTCCAGTAGTGCCTTGCAAACCTGTGGTTCCTTGGAACCCTGTCGCACCTTGAACACCTGTCTGACCTTGAACACCGGTAGTACCTTGAATACCTGTAGTACCTTGAATACCTTGAACACCAGTAGATCCTTGGACACCAGTGTTGCCTTGAACACCTGTGGTGCCCTGAATTCCTTGGACACCAGTGACACCTTGGACTCCTTGTACACCAGTAGCACCTTGCACTCCGGTTGCACCTTGAACTCCTGTCGCACCTTGAACACCTGTGGTTCCTTGTAATCCTGTTGCGCCTTGTACACCAGTTGCACCTTGAACGCCTGTCGCACCTTGGACTCCAGTGTCACCTTGAACACCAGTTTCACCTTGGACCCCAGTTGATCCCTGCACTCCTGTGGATCCTTGGACTCCTTGGACACCTGTCTGTCCTTGGACTCCCGTAGTGCCTTGGACTCCTGTGGAGCCTTGAACACCTGTCGTGCCTTGTACTCCGGTTGCACCTTGAACACCTGTAACACCTTGAACACCAGTCTGACCCTGAACACCGGTCGCGCCTTGAACACCGGTTGCACCTTGAACACCGGTTGCACCTTGGACTCCTGTCGTGCCTTGGACACCTGTGGTTCCCTGTACACCTGTCGTGCCCTGTACACCTGTGGTTCCTTGAACACCTGTAGTTCCTTGGACACCAGTCGATCCTTGGACACCAGTTGTTCCTTGGACTCCGGTTACACCTTGAACCCCTGTAGATCCTTGGACACCAGTCGATCCTTGGACACCCGTTTGACCTTGGACTCCTTGGACACCAGTTGTTCCTTGGACACCAGTTACACCTTGTACACCTGTAACGCCCTGTACTCCTGTGTTTCCTTGAACTCCGGTTGCACCTTGGACTCCAGTATTTCCTTGAACTCCAGTCGCGCCCTGAATACCTGTATTGCCTTGGACTCCGGTTGTGCCCTGAACTCCAGTTACACCTTGGACTCCAGTAGATCCTTGAACACCAGTAGTGCCCTGAACTCCAGTGCTACCTTGAACACCGGTAGCTCCTTGAACTCCGGTAGTGCCTTGAACTCCGGTAGTGCCTTGAACTCCGGTAGTGCCTTGAACACCAGTTTGACCTTGTACACCTGTATTTCCCTGAACACCGGTTACACCTTGGACTCCGGTTACACCTTGGACTCCTTGGACACCAGTTACACCTTGAACCCCAGTATTTCCTTGAACTCCAGTATTTCCTTGAACTCCAGTCGAACCTTGAACCCCAGTAAATCCTTGGACACCCGTTGTACCTTGGACTCCTGTGGAGCCTTGTACTCCGGTCGTGCCCTGAATACCTGTTTGACCTTGAACACCGGTTACACCTTGGACTCCTGTAGTTCCCTGAACCCCAGTTTGACCTTGAACTCCGGTTACACCTTGGACTCCTGTAGTTCCCTGAACCCCAGTTTGACCTTGAACTCCGGTTACACCTTGGACTCCTGTGGTTCCCTGAACTCCGGTTGCACCTTGAACTCCAGTGGCTCCCTGAACACCAGTCGTACCTTGGACTCCGGTTGCACCTTGGACTCCTGTGGTTCCCTGAACTCCAGTAGTTCCTTGGACTCCGGTTACACCTTGGACTCCGGTTACACCTTGGACTCCTGTCGTGCCTTGGACTCCGGTTGCACCTTGAACGCCTGTGGTACCTTGAACACCTGTGGTTCCTTGGAGCCCTGTGGATCCTTGAACACCTGTAGATCCTTGGACACCCGTTTGACCTTGGACTCCTGTTACACCTTGAACACCTTGGACTCCTGTTACACCTTGGACTCCCGTTGAGCCTTGTACTCCAGTTGAACCTTGAACACCGGTTGCACCTCGGATACCTGTAACACCTTGAACACCGGTTGCACCTTGGATACCTGTAACACCTTGAACACCTGTAACACCTTGGACTCCAGTTTCACCTTGAACACCTGTGGTTCCTTGGACACCGGTTCTACCTTGTACACCAGTTGTGCCCTGAACTCCTGTCACCCCTTGGACTCCAGTTTCACCCTGTACACCTGTGGTTCCTTGAACACCTGTAGTTCCTTGGACCCCAGTCGATCCTTGGACTCCTTGGACCCCAGTAGTACCTTGCACACCCGTTGCACCCTGAACACCTGTAGTTCCTTGAACACCTGTAGTTCCTTGAACACCAGTTGAGCCTTGGACTCCCGTAGTTCCCTGAACACCTGTCGTGCCTTGAACACCTGTTACACCTTGAACACCGGTTTGACCTTGTACTCCAGTGGCACCTTGGACACCTGTAACACCTTGTACTCCGGTTACACCCTGAACACCTGTCGTGCCTTGGACTCCGGTTGCACCTTGAACACCTGTAACACCTTGAACACCTGTCGTGCCTTGAACACCGGTTGTACCCTGAACACCTGTCGTGCCTTGGACTCCTGTCGTACCTTGAACACCAGTGGCTCCTTGAACTCCGGTAGTTCCCTGAACACCTGTCGTACCTTGGACTCCAGTAGAGCCTTGGACACCTGTGGTTCCCTGAACACCTGTGGTTCCTTGAACACCAGTTGAGCCTTGGACTCCCGTAGTTCCTTGAACACCCGTTGCACCTTGGACTCCTGTATTTCCTTGAACACCCTGAAGACCCGTTGTGCCTTGAATTCCTGTCATTCCCTGAACACCGGTTGCACCTTGGACACCTGTAGTCCCTTGAACTCCAGTGGCTCCTTGAACTCCGGTTACACCTTGAACACCTGTGGTTCCTTGGACACCTGTGGTTCCTTGTAACCCTGTGATGCCTTGAACTCCCGTGGAGCCTTGGACTCCGGTAGATCCTTGAACACCCGTGAAGCCTTGGACTCCAGTAGATCCTTGAACTCCCGTGGATCCTTGGATGCCAGTCGTACCTTGGACTCCGGTTACACCTTGGACTCCAGTGGCTCCTTGAACTCCTGTCGTGCCTTGGACTCCGGTCTGACCCTGGACTCCGGTTGCACCTTGAACACCAGTTGAGCCTTGCACTCCTGTGGTTCCCTGAACACCTGTGACTCCTTGGACACCCGTGGATCCTTGAACTCCTGTCTGCCCTTGTACTCCCGTGGATCCTTGGACACCAGTGGATCCTTGCACTCCAGTAGTTCCTTGGACACCAGTGGATCCTTGCACTCCAGTAGTGCCTTGGACACCAGTGGATCCTTGCACTCCAGTAGTTCCTTGGACTCCTGTGGCTCCTTGGACTCCTGTGGCTCCTTGGACTCCTGTGGCTCCTTGGACACCCGTGGCTCCTTGGACTCCTGTGGCTCCTTGGACTCCTGTGGCTCCTTGGACTCCTGTAGCCCCATCAACACCAAACACACCCGTAGCCCCTTGGACTCCGGTTGCACCTTGAACACCTGTAGTCCCTTGAACCCCAGTAACACCCATGTCACCAGCGGGTGCAAAAGAAACTACAACTTGCTGTCCGTTGACGAAATTGTTGGATGCATCAACGTAGTTTACGGTGATAATTCTCCAGTTAGAACCTCCAAACCCTGTACCATTTGTTACATTCGTAACTTTGAATTTAGCATAAACAGTCTGGTCGCTTCCTAAGTGGAAAATCAAATAGCCCTTAGTAGGATTCGTTGATTGTTTCCAAGAATCTAACCAACCTGAAACAGATGGATCGAGAGAGTCTAAGTTATTGAAAACATCGATATAGATGAATCCAGGATTCATCGAGCTGACTGTACCAGATGAAAATCTAAAGTATGACCCACCTGGACGCGAGGCTGATGTACTGTCGGAGAAGTAATAATATTCACTATAACCGCTTATAGGACCTTGGCTTCCAGTGACACCTTGGACACCTGTAGCTCCTTGGATGCCTGTGGTACCTTGGACTCCAGTAGTACCATCGATTCCGCGAACACCAGTTAAACCCTGAACTCCTGTTTGACCTTGAACACCGGTTTCACCTTGGACTCCAGTTACACCTTGAATTCCCTGAACACCTGTCGTGCCTTGGACACCAGTGGCACCTTGGATGCCAGTTTCACCTTGGATCCCCGTGGTGCCTTGAACTCCTGTCTCACCTTGCACACCAGTGCTTCCCTGAACTCCTGTGGTGCCTTGGACGCCCGTAGCACCCTGTACACCTGTAGCACCCTGTACACCCGTAGCTCCCTGAACACCTGTGGCTCCTTGGACTCCAGTAGCTCCTTGGACGCCCGTAGCTCCCTGAACACCTGTGGCTCCTTGGACGCCCGTAGCTCCTTGGACGCCCGTAGCTCCTTGGACGCCCGTAGCTCCTTGGACGCCCGTAGCTCCTTGGATGCCTGTAGCTCCTTGGACTCCTGTTGTGCCTTGAATTCCGGTTTGACCTTGGACTCCCGTAGCCCCTTGGACACCAGTCTGACCTTGGACTCCTGTGGCTCCTTGGACTCCGGTTACGCCTTGCACCCCTGTCTCACCTTGAACACCAGTAGCACCTTGAACTCCGGTTGTGCCTTGAACTCCAGTGTTGCCTTGGACTCCTGTCGTGCCTTGAACTCCGGTTGTGCCTTGAACTCCAGTGTTGCCTTGGACTCCTGTCGTGCCTTGAACTCCAGTGGAACCTTGGACTCCCGTAGCTCCTTGAACACCAGTGGAACCTTGGACTCCCGTAGCTCCTTGAACACCAGTGGAACCTTGAACCCCCGTAGCTCCCTGAACACCTGTTGTGCCTTGGACACCTGTGGTGCCTTGGACTCCAGTAGCTCCTTGGACACCTGCCGTGCCCTGAACCCCTGTTACACCTTGTACTCCAGTAGCTCCTTGGACTCCAGTAGCTCCTTGGACTCCTTGGACTCCTGTCGCTCCTTGGACTCCTGTCGTGCCTTGGACTCCAGTAGCTCCTTGGACACCTGTTACACCTTGGACTCCAGTAGCACCTTGCACACCCGTTGCACCCTGAACACCGGTTGTACCCTGAACTCCTGTCGTGCCTTGGACTCCCGTGGTTCCTTGGACTCCAGTCGTCCCTTGTACACCGGTTTGACCTTGAATACCCGTAGATCCTTGGACACCTGTGGCTCCTTGGACTCCTGTCGCTCCTTGGACTCCTGTTGTGCCTTGGACTCCAGTAGCTCCTTGGACACCTGTTACACCTTGGACTCCAGTCGTACCCTGAACTCCAGTAAATCCTTGGATCCCTGTTTGACCTTGGACTCCAGTAGTTCCTTGGACTCCCGTTGTTCCCTGAATACCTGTGTTACCTTGGACTCCCGTCGTGCCTTGAATCCCGGTGGAGCCTTCAACTCCTGTCGTACCTTGGACACCGGTTACACCCTGAACCCCAGTCGCTCCTTGAACACCGGTTGTGCCTTGCACTCCCGTTGCACCCTGAACCCCAGTTGCTCCCTGAACACCGGTTGAGCCTTGCACTCCCGTTGCACCTTGAACTCCTGTCGTACCTTGGATACCGGTGACCCCTTGGACTCCGGTTAGACCTTGAACACCGGTGGTTCCTTGAACTCCAGTAGCTCCTTGAACTCCAGTATTTCCTTGGACACCGGTGACCCCTTGGACTCCGGTTAGACCTTGAACACCGGTGGTTCCTTGAACTCCTTGGACTCCGGTAGCTCCTTGAACTCCAGTATTTCCTTGGACACCTGTGGTGCCTTGGACTCCGGTAGCTCCTTGAACTCCAGTATTTCCTTGGACACCGGTGGTTCCTTGAACTCCAGTGGCTCCTTGGACACCTGTGGTGCCTTGGACTCCAGTTACACCTTGAACTCCCGTAGTTCCTTGAACTCCAGTAGCTCCTTGAACTCCAGTTGTACCTTGGACACCAGTAGCTCCTTGGACACCTGTTACGCCTTGGACTCCGGTTGCACCTTGAACCCCAGTGGTTCCCTGAACGCCTGTTGTGCCTTGGACTCCGGTAGCTCCTTGGATTCCGGTAGCTCCTTGGACTCCGGTAGCTCCTTGAACTCCAGTATTTCCTTGGACACCTGTGGTGCCTTGGACTCCCGTGGAGCCTTGGACACCTGTCGTGCCCTGAACACCCGTAACACCTTGAACTCCAGTATTTCCTTGGACACCGGTGGTTCCTTGAACTCCCGTGGAGCCTTGGACACCTGTCGTGCCCTGAACACCCGTAACACCTTGAACTCCAGTATTTCCTTGAACACCGGTCATTCCTTGGATACCCGTTGTTCCTTGGACACCTGTCGTGCCCTGAACACCCGTAACACCTTGAACTCCAGTATTTCCTTGAACACCGGTCATTCCTTGGATACCCGTTGTTCCTTGAACACCTGTCTGTCCTTGAAGACCTGTCTGACCTTGAACTCCCGTGGTTCCTTGAACTCCGGTTACACCTTGGACTCCGATTACGCCCTGAACTCCGGTTACACCCTGAACTCCGGTCGTGCCTTGAACTCCTTGGACACCTGTCGCACCTTGGACACCAGTAGCACCTTGAACACCAGTAGTGCCCTGAACTCCAGTGCTACCTTGAACACCGGTAGCTCCTTGAACACCGGTAGCTCCTTGAACTCCGGTAGTGCCTTGAATACCAGTCGTGCCTTGAATACCAGTCGTGCCTTGAATACCGGTTTCACCTTGGACACCAGTTGCACCTTGGACACCAGTTGTACCTTGGACACCGGTTACCCCTTGAATCCCCTGTACACCTGTGGATCCTTGCACACCGGTTGAGCCTTGAACACCTGTCGTACCCTGGACACCAGTGGTTCCTTGAACTCCAGTGAACCCTTGAATACCTGTTACACCTTGGACTCCGGTTTCACCTTGTACACCTGTGGCTCCTTGAACTCCCGTGGAACCTTGAACTCCCGTAGCTCCTTGAACTCCTGTGGTTCCTTGAACTCCTGTGGTTCCTTGAACTCCCGTGGTTCCCTGAACACCAGTTACTCCTTGGACACCAGTTGCACCTTGGACACCAGTAGCACCTTGGACACCAGTTGCACCTTGGACACCTGTTTCACCCTGAATACCAGTCTGACCTTGCACACCTGTGGTGCCTTGGACTCCGGTAGTGCCTTGAACACCTGTGGTTCCTTGGACCCCTGTGGATCCCTGAACACCTGTGGTTCCTTGGACTCCAGTGGCACCCTGTACACCTGTAGATCCTTGAACTCCAGTGGAACCTTGAACTCCCGTAGCTCCTTGAACTCCAGTGGAACCTTGAACTCCCGTAGCTCCTTGAACACCCGTTGCACCTTGCACTCCAGTAGACCCTTGAACTCCGGTTGTGCCTTGCACTCCTGTTTCACCTTGGACTCCTTGAACACCAGTAGCTCCTTGAACTCCTGTAGTTCCCTGAACACCAGTTTGACCTTGGACTCCGGTTTCACCTTGAACTCCTTGAACACCAGTTGTACCTTGCACTCCAGTCTGACCTTGGACACCTGTCGTGCCTTGAACTCCTTGAACACCAGTTGTGCCTTGGACTCCGGTTGCCCCTTGAACCCCTGTAAATCCTTGAACACCTGTTAAACCCTGAACTCCTTGAACACCTGTTAAACCCTGTACACCGGTTGTACCATCTACACCAAAAACACCGGTTGCACCCTGAACACCGGTTGTTCCAAAATCGCCTGCCGGTGCAAATGAGACGATCAATTCCTGATTATTTTGGAAAAGGTTTGATGCATCAACATAATTAACGGTAACGATTCTCCAGTTCGTTCCACCTAGACCTGTTCCATTTTCAACATTCAGAATTCTAAATTTTGCATAAATAGTCTGATTGTCACCTAGGTGGAAAATCAAATAACCTTTAGTAGGATTTGTTGATTGTTTCCAAGAGTCCAACCAACGATATACGGACTCATCGAGATTCGATGCAGTAAAGGCATCGATATAAACAAATCCTGGTGTCATCGTAGCCGGATTTGCCGCTGAAAATCTTACGAATGATGCACCAGGTCTTGATGCTGTGGTGCTAGTTGAAAATTTGTAATATTCACTATTTCCGCTGATAGGTCCTCGGTTACCTGTAGGTCCTTGCAAACCTGTGGCACCTTGGATTCCTGTTGTACCTTGAACTCCAGTCAAACCCTGAATTCCGGTGATCCCCTGAACACCAGTTTCACCTTGGACACCTGTGGCACCTTGAATTCCAGTGTCACCCTGAACTCCAGTTAAACCCTGAACTCCTTGGACACCTGTAGCTCCTTGGATTCCAGTTTCTCCTGTGCCTTGAATACCTGTGGCTCCTTGAACACCCGTGCCACCACCAGGGATACCCGTAGCACCTTGGATTCCAGTTTCACCCTGTACCCCCTGTACCCCCGTGGTTCCTTGGACTCCTGTTGTGCCTTGGACTCCTGTCGTGCCTTGGACTCCTGTCGTGCCTTGGACTCCAGTAGTTCCCTGAACACCTGTCGTGCCTTGGACGCCAGTGGCACCTTGAATACCTGTTAAGCCAACTGGACCTTGAATACCGATTTGACCTGTCGCACCTTGAACGCCAGTAGACCCTTGCACTCCCGTGGTGCCTTGAACGCCTGTTACACCTTGAACCCCTGTAGATCCTTGGACACCAGTAGATCCTTGAACACCAGTAGATCCTTGGACACCTGTAGCACCTTGAACACCAGTCTCACCTTGGACACCAGTATTACCTTGAATACCTGTGGAGCCTTGGACTCCAGTTTCACCTTGGATACCAGTCTCACCTTGCACCCCTGTGGAGCCTTGAACACCGGTTTCACCTTGGACTCCAGTGTTGCCTTGGACTCCTGTCGTGCCTTGAACTCCAGTGGAACCTTGGACTCCCGTAGCTCCTTGAACACCAGTGGAACCTTGGACTCCCGTAGCTCCTTGAACACCAGTGGAACCTTGAACCCCCGTAGCTCCCTGAACACCTGTGGTTCCTTGGACTCCAGTAGCTCCTTGGACTCCAGTAGCTCCTTGGACTCCAGTAGCTCCTTGAACTCCAGTAGCTCCTTGAACTCCCGTAGCACCCTGAACACCTGTTGCACCCTGCACACCTGTCGTGCCTTGGACACCTGTGGTGCCTTGGACTCCAGTAGCTCCTTGGACACCTGTCGTGCCCTGAACCCCTGTTACACCTTGTACTCCCGTTGCACCCTGAACACCTGTCGTGCCTTGTACACCTGTGGTTCCTTGGACTCCAGTAGCTCCTTGGACTCCAGTCGTCCCTTGTACACCGGTTTGACCTTGAATACCCGTAGATCCTTGGACACCCGTGGCTCCTTGGACTCCTGTCGCTCCTTGGACTCCTGTCGTGCCTTGGACTCCAGTAGCTCCTTGGACACCTGTTACACCTTGGACTCCAGTAGCACCTTGCACACCCGTTGCACCCTGAACACCGGTTGTACCCTGAACTCCTGTCGTGCCTTGGACTCCCGTGGTTCCTTGGACTCCTGTCGTTCCTTGGACCCCTGTGGATCCCTGAACCCCCGTGCTTCCTTGAACCCCAGTAGATCCCTGAACACCTGTCGCGCCTTGAACACCAGTGAAGCCTTGGACTCCTGTGGTGCCTTGAACTCCTGTAACACCTTGCACTCCTGTCGTGCCTTGCACACCGGTTGCACCTTGAACTCCTGTCGAACCTTGGACACCGGTTGCACCTTGGACTCCTGTCGTGCCTTGGACTCCGGTTGCACCTTGAACGCCTGTGGTACCTTGAACACCTGTCTGACCTTGGACTCCAGTAGTACCTTGGACTCCTGTTGCCCCTTGGACACCAGTATCTCCTTGCACACCCCGAACACCGGTCTGACCTTGGACTCCAGTAGCACCTTGGACACCAGTTGAGCCTTGAACTCCAGTTAAACCAACCGGACCTTGAATACCTATTTGACCAGTAGCACCTTGGACACCAGTTGCACCTTGAATACCGGTTGTGCCTTGCACTCCTGTGGTGCCTTGTACTCCCGTTGTTCCCTGAATACCCGTTGCACCTTGCACTCCAGTAGACCCTTGAACTCCGGTTGTGCCTTGCACTCCTGTTTCACCTTGCACACCTGTCGTGCCTTGTACTCCCGTTGTTCCCTGAATACCCGTTGCACCTTGCACTCCAGTAGACCCTTGAACTCCGGTTGTGCCTTGCACTCCTGTTTCACCTTGCACACCTGTCGTGCCTTGGACACCCGTTGCACCTTGCACTCCAGTAGACCCTTGAACACCCGTAGTGCCTTGGACTCCGGTAGCTCCTTGGACTCCAGTTGCACCTTGAACACCAGTCGTACCTTGGACTCCTGTGGTGCCTTGAACACCAGTTACTCCCTGAACTCCCGTAGCTCCCTGAACACCTGTCGTACCTTGGACTCCTGTAGCACCCTGAACACCTGTCGCGCCTTGAACACCAGTGAAGCCTTGGACTCCTGTGGTGCCTTGAACACCTGTAGTGCCTTGAACACCAGTTTCACCTTGGACACCTGTTGTGCCTTGAACACCTGTAGTGCCTTGAACCCCAGTTTGACCTTGAACTCCGGTGGAGCCTTGCACACCTGTCGTGCCTTGAACACCGGTTGTACCCTGAACACCGGTTGTACCCTGAACTCCTGTTACACCTTGTACACCAGTCGAACCCTGGACTCCTGTGGATCCTTGGACTCCAGTGTTACCTTGAACACCAGTAGCTCCTTGGACTCCGGTTACACCTTGGACTCCCGTAGTGCCTTGGACACCCGTTGCACCTTGGACTCCGGTATTTCCTTGAACACCTGTGAATCCTTGCACACCAGTTAAACCAACAGGACCTTGAGTACCTATCTGACCGGTGACTCCTTGAACTCCTGTAGATCCTTGGACTCCGGTAGTACCCTGAACACCCTGAACACCGGTTGCACCTTGGACTCCCGTTGTGCCCTGTACTCCAGTAGCTCCTTGAACACCTGTGGTGCCTTGAATTCCGGTGGCACCCTGAACTCCGGTTACGCCTTGGACACCCGTCTCACCTTGAACTCCGGTGGTGCCTTGGACACCCGTGGTTCCTTGGACACCAGTTACACCTTGGACTCCAGTTTGTCCTTGAACACCCGTAGCACCCTCAACTCCGGTTGCACCTTGGACTCCAGTGGCACCCTGTACACCGGTGGTGCCTTGGACTCCAGTAGTTCCTTGGACTCCCGTTGTTCCCTGAATACCTGTGTTACCTTGGACTCCCGTCGTGCCTTGAATCCCGGTGGAGCCTTCAACTCCTGTCGCTCCTTGGACACCTGTTGTGCCTTGGACTCCAGTTGTGCCTTGTACCCCAGTTTGACCTTGAACACCAGTTGAGCCTTGGACACCTGTAGTTCCCTGAACACCTGTCGCGCCTTGGACTCCTGTATTTCCTTGAACACCTGTAGAACCTTGAACACCAGTCTGACCTTGGACACCTGTAGCTCCTTGAACACCAGTGGTTCCCTGAACACCGGTAGTTCCCTGAACACCAGTCTGACCTTGAACACCAGTAGTTCCATGAACACCAGTAGTTCCCTGAACACCAGTTACTCCTTGAAATCCAGTCTGACCTTGAACACCAGTAGCACCTTGCACTCCTGTCGTGCCTTGGACTCCAGTTACGCCTTGGACTCCTGTCGTGCCTTGGACTCCCGTGGTGCCTTGCACTCCTGTCGTGCCTTGGACTCCAGTTACGCCTTGGACTCCTGTCGTGCCTTGGACTCCTGTCTGACCTTGGACACCAGTTACACCTTGTACACCGGTTACACCCTGTACTCCTGTGTTTCCTTGAACCCCAGTAGATCCCTGAACACCTGTCGCGCCTTGAACACCAGTGGCTCCCTGAATTCCCGTAGAGCCTTGAACTCCAGTTTCTCCTTGAATTCCTTGAACTCCGGTAGATCCTTGGACTCCTGTCTGACCCTGAATACCTGCCACACCCTGAACACCAGTAGCACCTTGATCACCTGCTGGAGCAAAGGTTACAATCAACTGTTGACCATCTACGAACAAATCGGATGCATCGACATATTCAACCGTAACAAGACGCCAGTTTTCCCCACCGAAGCCGCTTCCATTTTCAACGCTAATAACTTTGAATTTTACGTAAACACTTTGATCATCACCTAGGTGGAAAATCAAATAACCCTTGGTGGAATTAGTTGCACTATCCCAACTATCGATCCACGCCGCGACCGAAGGATCAAGAGATCCTTGGTTCGTAAAGGCATCGATATAAACGTAGCCTGGAGTCATCGAACTTGGGTCATCCGATGAAAATTTCACATAAGTTCCACCAGGACGTGTTGCACTCGTATCTGAAGAGAATATGTAATATTCACTATACCCGCTGATAGGTCCTCGGTTACCGGTGACACCTTGGACACCGGTTGCACCTTGAATACCGGTCATTCCTTGAACACCGGTCATTCCTTGAACACCCTGAACACCGGTCGTACCTTGGACACCGGTTGCACCTTGCACTCCAGTCTCACCTTGTACACCGGTATCACCTTGTACACCTTGAACACCGGTCGTACCTTGGACACCGGTTGCACCTTGCACTCCAGTCTCACCTTGGACACCAGTGGTTCCTTGAACACCAGTAGCTCCCTGGACTCCTGTGGCTCCATCTACACCTGTAGCCCCTTGAACTCCCGTAGTTCCTTGGACTCCTGTAGCCCCCTGAACACCTGTCGTGCCTTGGACTCCTGTGGCACCCTGAACACCAGTGGCTCCTTGGACTCCCGTGGTTCCTTGGACACCTGTCGTTCCTTGGACACCTGTGGCACCATCTACACCAAAAACACCGGTTGCACCTTGAACTCCTGTAGCACCTTGCACACCCGTTGCACCCTGAACACCGGTTGTACCCTGAACTCCTGTCGTGCCTTGGACTCCCGTGGTTCCTTGGACACCTGTCGTTCCTTGGACCCCTGTGGATCCCTGAACCCCCGTGCTTCCTTGAACCCCAGTAGATCCCTGAACACCTGTGGTGCCTTGAACACCAGTTTCACCTTGGACACCGGTTGCACCTTGGACTCCTGTCGTGCCTTGAACACCTGTCTGACCTTGGACTCCAGTGGCTCCCTGAACTCCTGTTTCACCTTGAACACCTGTTTCACCTTGAACACCAGTTCTACCTTGGATGCCTGTCTGACCTTGGACACCTGTCGTGCCTTGCACACCGGTTGCACCTTGGACTCCTGTCGTGCCTTGCACACCGGTTGCACCTTGGACTCCTGTCGTGCCTTGCACACCGGTTGCACCTTGAACTCCTGTCGAACCTTGCACACCGGTCTGACCTTGGACTCCAGTGGAGCCTTGAACACCAGTCTGACCTTGGACTCCTGTGGTGCCTTGAACACCAGTCTGACCTTGGACTCCAGTGGCTCCTTGGACACCTGTCTGTCCTTGGACTCCAGTGGCTCCTTGCACTCCCGTTGAACCTTGCACTCCCGTTGAACCTTGGACTCCTGTGGAACCTTGCACTCCCGTTGAACCTTGGACTCCCGTAGCCCCTTGGACTCCCGTTGAACCTTGGACTCCCGTAGCCCCTTGGACTCCTGTGGAACCTTGCACTCCCGTTGAACCTTGGACTCCTTGGACTCCAGTAGATCCTTGGACTCCCGTTTGACCTTGAACACCGGTCTGACCTTGGACTCCAGTAGCACCTTGGACACCAGTTGAGCCTTGAACTCCGGTTAAACCAACCGGACCTTGAATACCTATTTGACCAGTAGCACCTTGGACACCAGTAGCACCTTGGACACCAGTAGTGCCCTGTACCCCTTGGACTCCTGTGGAACCTTGGACTCCTGTTGTGCCTTGGACTCCTGTGGCTCCCTGAACGCCTGTCGAACCTTGGACTCCGGTGGCTCCTTGGACTCCGGTGGCTCCTTGGACTCCTGTAGTCCCTTGAACTCCAGTAGCACCTTGAACACCAGTTGATCCTTGAACTCCAGTAGCACCTTGAACACCAGTTGATCCTTGAACACCAGTTGATCCTTGGACTCCCGTGGTGCCTTGAACACCGGTAGCTCCTTGGACCCCTGTAGTGCCTTGAACACCAGTTGATCCTTGGACCCCTGTAGTGCCTTGAACACCTGTAGCTCCTTGGACCCCTGTAGTGCCCTGTACACCTGTGGCACCTTGGACTCCTGTTTCACCTTGGACTCCTGTAGTTCCTTGAACTCCAGTCGATCCTTGGACACCGGTTCTACCTTGTACACCTGTAGCACCTTGGACACCCGTAGCGCCTTGGACTCCTGTCTGACCTTGGACACCAGTTACACCTTGGACACCTGTGGTTCCTTGGACACCTGTAGTGCCTTGCACTCCTGTGGTTCCTTGGACTCCAGTGGTGCCTTGAACGCCCGTGGTACCTTGGACTCCTTGAACCCCAGTGGCTCCTTGGACACCTGTTACACCTTGCACTCCCGTTGTGCCTTGGACTCCTGTTGCACCTTGAACGCCCGTGGTGCCTTGAACACCTGTATTTCCTTGAACACCTGTATTTCCTTGGACTCCTGTCGTGCCTTGGACTCCTGTCGTGCCTTGGACTCCTGTCGTGCCTTGCACTCCTGTCGTGCCTTGGACTCCAGTTACGCCTTGGACTCCTGTCTGACCTTGGACACCAGTTACACCTTGTACACCGGTTACACCCTGTACTCCTGTGTTTCCTTGAACCCCAGTAGATCCCTGAACACCTGTCGCGCCTTGAACACCAGTGAAGCCTTGGACTCCTGTAGCACCCTGAACTCCGGTTGTTCCTTGAACACCAGTCTGACCTTGGACACCTGTGTTACCTTGGACTCCAGTGGTGCCTTGAACACCAGTAGTTCCATGAACCCCAGTGGTGCCTTGAACACCGGTCTGACCTTGGACACCAGTAGCACCTTGGACACCAGTTGAGCCTTGAACTCCGGTTAAACCAACCGGACCTTGAATACCTATTTGACCAGTAGCACCTTGGACACCAGTAGCACCTTGGACACCAGTAGTGCCCTGTACACCTGTCGTGCCTTGGACTCCTGTCGTGCCTTGGACTCCTGTGGAACCTTGGACACCAGTTACACCTTGGACTCCTGTGGATCCCTGAACACCAGTGGCTCCTTGGACTCCTGTCGTGCCTTGGACTCCTGTGGAACCTTGGACACCAGTTACACCTTGGACTCCTGTGGATCCCTGAACACCAGTGGCTCCTTGGACACCAGTTGAGCCTTGAACACCAGTAGTTCCCTGAACCCCTGTCGCTCCCTGGACACCTGTGGCTCCTTGGACTCCAGTTGTTCCCTGAACTCCGGTAGTTCCTTGGACTCCCGTAGCTCCTTGGACTCCGGTTGTGCCTTGCACTCCTGTGGTTCCCTGCACCCCGGTTCTGCCTTGAACTCCAGTTTCACCTTGAACACCTGTCTGACCCTGTACTCCTGTGGCTCCCTGAACGCCTGTCGAACCTTGGACTCCGGTGGCTCCTTGGACTCCGGTGGCTCCTTGGACTCCTGTAGTCCCTTGAACTCCAGTAGCACCTTGAACACCAGTTGATCCTTGAACTCCAGTAGCACCTTGAACACCAGTTGATCCTTGAACACCAGTTGATCCTTGGACTCCCGTGGTGCCTTGAACACCTGTTACACCTTGCACTCCCGTAGCACCTTGAACGCCCGTGGTGCCTTGAACACCTGTATTTCCTTGGACTCCTGTATTTCCTTGGACTCCTGTCGCGCCTTGGACTCCTGTCGCGCCTTGGACTCCTGTCGCGCCTTGAACCCCAGTGCTTCCTTGCACTCCCGTCTGACCCTGAACCCCAGTGCTTCCTTGCACTCCTGTAGCTCCTTGGACTCCTGTAGCTCCTTGGACTCCTGTGGCTCCTTGGACACCTGTCTGTCCTTGGACTCCCGTAGTGCCTTGGACACCTGTAGTGCCTTGCACTCCTGTGGTTCCTTGGACTCCAGTGGTGCCTTGAACGCCCGTGGTACCTTGGACTCCCGTAGTTCCCTGAACACCTGTCGTGCCTTGGACTCCTGTGGCACCCTGAACACCAGTGGCTCCTTGGACTCCCGTAGTTCCCTGAACACCTGTCGTGCCTTGGACTCCTGTAGAACCTTGTACACCAGTCGCACCTTGGACACCTGTAGCGCCTTGAACTCCTGTCGTGCCTTGGACTCCTGTAGAACCTTGTACACCTGTAGCGCCTTGGACACCAGTAGCACCTTGTACACCAGTCACACCGTACTGACCAGTTTGACCTTGAGCACCTTGAAGACCATCAGATCCGGTTACACCTTGAACACCAGTTTCACCTTGAACACCTGTTACACCTTGAACACCAGTTAAACCGACAATACCTGTGATACCTTGAACACCTGTTTGTCCGTAGATACCTGTAATACCTTGAACACCTGTTTCACCAATAGCACCTTGCAAACCGGTTTCACCCGCAACACCGGTTTGACCTTGGACACCTGTAAATCCTGAAGGACCTTGTACACCTTGTACACCTGTTGATCCTTGAACACCCGTGCGACCTTGAATACCCGTTGATCCTTGAACACCACCAACACCAGTAGCACCTTGAACACCAGTGAAACCTGGACCTTGCAGACCTGTAGCACCCTGAACACCAGTGTTTCCGAGGGGACCTTGAACACCTGTCTGCCCAGCAACACCTTGAACACCTGTCTGCCCAGCGACCCCTGTGGCACCTTGGACACCAGTTTCACCTTGGACACCTGTAGATCCTTGAACTCCCTGAACTCCGGTAGCTCCTTGGACACCAGTGTCGCCTTGAACTCCGGTTGCACCCTGAACGCCGGTGGTTCCTTGAACACCTTGAACACCTGTGGTTCCTTGAACCCCAGTTCTTCCTTGGACACCTGTTACACCCTGAACTCCAGTTTGACCTTGAACACCTTGAACACCGGTACCACCTTGAAGACCTTGAGATCCTTGGATACCTTGCAATCCTTGGATACCGGTGTTGCCTTGAACACCTTGGACTCCCGTGGTTCCCTGAACACCTGTGCTACCTTGAACACCCGTGGTTCCTGAAATACCTGTACTACCTTGAACACCAGTGAAACCTGGACCTTGCAGACCTGTAGCACCTTGTGAGCCGATACCTGTCGTACCTTGCACACCAGTTACACCTTGCAGACCTCTAATACCCGTGGTGCCTTGTTGTGATTGAATCGTCGCAAACGAAGGCTTCCACTGTGAATCAGAAATGTCGAAGTAGTAAAACGCGTTAATGTTTTTAACGTAGCGTACTTCGTTTTCTTGAGGTGAGACAACGCTAGATAAATCAGCGATGTTGTTTACAGCATAGGTGATTGCATAGGCTAATTGTTGGTAAAACGGAGTGCTCATTTATCCAGTCCTTTTGGAGCGTTGTGTTCTATGCTTTGTTCATTCTCAAATGGGAAAAGTATCATTTAATTATCGCTCAAAATTCCGCCGAAAACAAATTGCAAGTTTATCTATTCTAGGGAAATATAAAACAGACTAAACTTTCGAAATGAATTTGAAAAGGAAAAGTCTGTGAATACTCTTAGTCTTTGTATGATTGTCAAAAATGAAGAATCTACGATCGAAAGATGCTTAAATTCAACGCAAGATGTTTGCGATGAAATCATCATAGTAGATACGGGAAGTACCGACCGCACCAAAGAAATATTAAAGTCTTTTCCAAAAGTGAAAATTTTCGATTTCACATGGGTAGAGGACTTCGCTGCGGCGCGTAACGAAAGTTTCCGACACGCAACGAGCGACTTAATGTTCTGGTTGGATGCGGATGATGTACTCAAAGAAAAAGACGTCCAAATTCTTCGCAAATACAAAAGCACCCCCTTGAATCAATTAGCTGACTGCTACGTTGGTAAATATCAATATAGCCATGATAGTTATGACAATGTTCTAACAACGCTGATGCGAGAAAGAATCTTTAAAAGAAGCCCTTTAATTAAATGGAAATACAAAATTCACGAGTGTATCCCCCTCAACTGCTTCCGAAAAGTAGAAAATACAGATTTTGAAGTACACCACTACAAGACTGCCCCTCAAATTCAAAGATCTGAGGGTAGGAATTTAAGAATACTAAAAGCGTGCGTAGATGATCCATCCGAGCGGTGCCCGCGCTATGAATTTTATTATGCCAAAGAATTAGCTATCGTTAGAAAGTATGATGAAGCCGTAACATGGTTTAAGGAATACTTAAAGCACTGGGATTTTTTCGAAGATGCCCATTACGCTTATTATAAATTAGCTGAAATCGCTCTTGAGAAAAGAGATTTCGATGAAGCAGTCAATCAATGCATGGATGCTTTAAAATTAGACATGCGGAAAGCCGACCTGTATTGCTTGCTAGGTTTGATTTTCATAAATCGTGAGCGTTGGGACTTGGCGAAATTCTGGTACGAGGCTGCTCTAAATATGCCAAGACCCGATGACTCATACGGATTCTTCGATATGGACAGACACACCTTCTCACCAAACTTTCAGCTTTCTTATGTTTTTTATAAACTTGGAGATTTCGATTCTGCTTTAAAACATATCAACAGGTGTTTGCAATTTAGACCTAAAGACCATCAAGCTCTCGTGAACAAGGCTTTTATAGAAAAAGAACAAAAACTAAAAATAAGAAAGAATCACCACAACCTAGCTATTTATATCCCCTTCTCATTTGATGAGAACAACCCAAACATTAGAATTCGCAAACTGAATTTAGTTGAAGAACTCAAAAACAAAAATCTGGATGCAGATATCATTCAAGATTTTCCAAGTTTGATGAACTATGACAGAATCATCGCGCATAGCCCCTTGAACCCCAAAGAGATGAGACTACTACAAAGAAGCGGGAAAGTGGTGTGCTTAGATATAGCTGAAGGGGTATTCTCGAATTCATTTGATGAACAAATAAGCAAATATGATATAGTTTTATGCTCCTCTAGTAAAATCAAAGAATATTGCTTAAACTTGAACATGAATTCAGTTCATCTTCCTGATAGTCATGAGGCTTCAATATGATTTCCGTTGTTTGGTGCGGAATGGGTGGCGGATCCTACGCCGCAAAACAATTGCGCCCAATGATCGAATCTCTTGGTATGAAATTGACAATCATATCGGAATGGGCAGATGCGGATGTGCCCTGGAAAATAGATACATGGCAAGAAGAAGTTAAGAAGCATGACATCGTTATCTGCCCTACGGATCAAAACAAATTTCCATTCAAAGGGAATAACAAAGTCACCCATTTTATGGCTTTGGGTATGCCTGTCATCGCTTCACCTCTTCAGTCCTATAGAGAAATAATCGAACATGGCGTGTCGGGCTTCATCGCAGACAATTTCTCAGATTGGAAAAAGCATCTTAAAACTTTACGGGACAACCACGATTTAAGAAAAACGATCGGTGAAACAGCGCGAAGTAAAGTGACAAAAGAATATTCGATCCAATCCACCGCTGATAAAGTTCTTTCTTTATTTGAAAATCAGTCTAAAACTATTGATATCATCATCCCGAATTACAATAACACCCGCTATCTTCTCACGACACTCGAAAGCCTAAAACGCAACACTGTCGGTTTGTACAAGGTAGCCATCGTTGATTCATCTTCAGATGACATCTCACCGATAGAGAATTTCGTAGAGAAAAACTCAAATAATTTTTCCCTTTGGCGATTACCTGTACGTTCGTGCTTTTCAAAAGCCGTGAATTTAGGAATGTCTCGTACAGGTTCAAAATGGGTTATGGTGGGAAATAACGACTTGCTTTTTACCAAAGGATGGGATGCCCCACTTCGAGAATTTTTAGAAAAAAATCCAAATGCTATGGTTCAACCTCTTTCGAATTGTGACAAAGGTTGGTTACATAACTATGAATTGAAAACAAAAAGCGGTCTCTCTTTGGAAGCTGGTATCCACAAGCTCGATACCGTGGACATCTTTGATATTGAACAAAGCACTCTAACTCGAAATGAAATCATCGAACGTGAAAAACTAGCATTTTATAGTGTTATTTTTGATCGTCGGTTATTAAGTCTAATCGGTGACCTTGATGAAGAGTTTCTGAATGGTGGCGAAGATTTCGATTTTTGCTACCGAGCTCGGAAAGCGGGGTGGTCATTTTTTTCAATTCATAACTCTTTTGTTTTTCATTTTGGAGGAAAAACCCGAAAAGTCTCTGAAGATGAAAATTATGAGAGACACCATGAAGAAGATAGGTACAATAATTCGAGACTAAATCGAAAACTTTCAAAATCCGTTGTTGCATTTTATTTAGGCGCTGGTTGGGAAAAATGGGATGAAACAAATCTCATTTCTGGTGGTATTGGGGGAAGCGAAACAGCAGCGATCTGGATGGCAAGAGAATTGTCTAAGTTCGGCTATCAGGTAAAAGTTTTTGCTGATCCTGCACATGAACATCAGGACTCTAGTGGATTGGATGTTGAGTATATCCACTACAGTAAATTTAAAAGGTACGCTGAAAAAACTTTCATCGACTTTTTAGTTTGCTCAAGAACAGTGGAACCTTTGCACGGGTTGATCCATGCTTATAGAAAATACGTGTGGATTCATGATGTGTTTATCGGTTCCAACCGAAACATGGATGTATGTCTCGATGATGTGACTAAATACCTCGTGTTGTCCGAATGGCACCGTGATTTTGTTTCTGAACATCACAGTATTCCCAAAAACAAAATCTTCATGACGACAAACGGCATAGATCCGAATAGATACGCTGAAGTCAACAACATCAAGAAGGTTCAAGGTCAAATCTTTTATTCTTCATCCCCAGATAGAGGTCTGGATACGCTCTTGTATCTAGGTGAATATCTAAAAGATCGTGTACCTAATTTCAAAATCAAAGTCGCTTATGGCTTCAATAACTGGGAAAAAGCAGTTCTATTTAGAAATAATCCTAGAGAAGTTGAAGAAATGAGAAAGCTGAAAGAGGCTTTAAAGCGACCTTTCGTGGATTTCTTGGGACGTATTGACCAGAATCAACTTGCAAAAGTTCAGATGGAATCATCGGCTTGGATGTACCCTAGCCGGTTCACTGAAACGAATTGCATCACAGCTATCGAGGCAGGTTGGTCTAAAAACGCGATTTTAGCGACACATCTTGCGGGTGTAACCACTACCGTAAAAGATGGAGGGACTCTTATCCACGGAGATGCATACACGAAAGAATATCGAGAGAAATTCTTAAATGAAGCGGTAAAATTACTGAACGATCAAGAATACCTGATCGAGCAACAAGAACGAGCCTACGCCCGTATGCAAAGGTTTACTTGGGCTAACGTCGCAAAACAATGGCATGAAATGTTCCAACAAGATGTTTACAAGGAAATTCAATGGTCACCTTAAATGACTTGAAAGAAGCACCAGAATATTTATCTCTGAAGGAAAAGGTAAAATCTTGCGGGTGTGATGATCCTGATGTGTTTGGTGATAGCTGTTATGGTGGATATTTACTTCAACAAAACGCTGAAGAGTTTGCCGCTCTTATTTATTTTTTGAAGAAACAGGGTCCATTCAACAATTACGTTGAAATCGGATCCGCATCAGGTGGAAATCTCCGCTTTATTTTTGAAAATGTGGGATTCTATAGAGCGTTTTCTTTCGATGATCTTATGCACCCACACGCTGTACACCAGCCTGGAAATTCTTGGCGTTTCGGTGAACGCTTAACCCGTTACATCGGGGATTCTCATCATATAGAAGCCGAAAAAATGTTATCAAGATGGTTAAATAAACAAGTCATCGACTGCGTTTTCATCGATGGAGACCACTCGCTTTCAGGAGTTTTACAGGACTATGACATGGTAAAGCCCCACCTAACGGCAAGGTCTTTACTGATTTTTCACGACACGCATTCAATACCAGATATTGGAATAGCTACGAAACATTTAATTGAGGGTAATGAAATTAAACCATTGGCTCATTTCGTAGCAGAACTTAATCGTTGTGGAATTCTTGTAGCTCAATTTTCAGGCAAGTAACAAACCACACTTTTAGGTAGTTTCAAATCCTTCACCAAATCAGGTGAAATTTCACATTTCTCTTCCTTGCCGTAGTGAGGCTCTTTTTCAAGTAAATCGAACCATTCTTTGATGCTTTTCAATTTACCTGAGCCAGGACCAGCTTTCTCGCCAAGAGCCCATTTGAGCAAAACCACACCCGCTTCAGCGTAGGGGTTTGTATAGGCTCCACCGAACGCCTCCAGAAAAATGTAAGGGTTTTTGGATGCTAAATTTTTCCAAAAAGATTTTGATGAAGTCCCCGCTTCAGATTTAGATTTGAAAACTATAAAAGTTTTTCCTTCATCGCTTATTAACATGTGACCTGATTCAAATGGTTTATGCTCTTTAATCTGATAGTCTTTTTCAGCAACACGAATAGTTTTCATTTTTACCTCACTGAGTTACTTTTGATCCTTTTGTCATCAAAAAACGGTCGAGTTCTTCTTCTTCACTAATTTGGTCTAAAAATTCTCGCGTAACAAGAGGTAGATTAGTTTTGATAATCTCAGCTAATTGAATAGGTTCAATGTTACCTTTCAAGCAGTATAACATCGTCTGTAAAACTGTCTCATTGATATTTTTCAAAAGAGCATCATCTTTTAGAACACCACGCGCTGTCGCAATTAAGGATACATACAAAAAATGAACTCTTGCTAAAGAAATCAACAAAGTGTTTTGAGGATCAGCCTCATCATCGATCAAAATATTAGCATACTCCGAAGATTTCGTGATAGCTTCTAAAACAGCCTCACCTATTTTTTCACCGATTTCTTCGGCTTCCTCTTTTGGTTCTCGCATTTTTACCCTTTCAGAGACTTTCTATCAAAGCTGCCCATTTTTGTGCAATTTGAAATGAAGTGAACTCTTTTGATTTCTCATACCCTAAACTTAGAATCTTTAGTCTACCAGCTTCAGAAAGAGATGATATTCTAATCAAATTCGAAGTGATAGATTCAAAATTATGGTAGATAAATCCGTTCAAACCGTGGGTAATGGCGTTTCTATAGGATGGAATCGGAGCGGCGAGAGGTATTAACCCGTTCGCCCAGGATGTAATCACTTTGATCAAACTTTTATTGACACCTGTGTTGAAATCATGGGCACACAAAGCCACATGAGCTTCCTGATATGGATTCAACCACCAATAAGGATTACCACCATAATCATCAGAATCCCTGAAATAATCCCGACCATCGTTAGGGTATCCGATAACTTTTAAATGCCAGCCCGCATTTTCAATATGAGGTCGATACATTTCAGCTAAACTGGGGTTACCACCTGAATATACGACTGTATTTAAATTATGTTTTTTCGGTCGAGGCATCGAGAAAAAAACATCATCAGCGGGGTCATCGATATGATAGCAGTGACCCATCTTGTTGAGAGTCTCCGTTGTATACGCAAGATTGGCGCTGACACATACGACGCCATCAACGGATGAGAAAATTTCTTTCTGTAAAGGAAAGCCAAAAATCGACTCCATGTGATGGAATAAAGTTTTTGTACCTTTAGCTTTCAAATATTCAATAGCTGAAAAAGTTTGTTCATCAACTGAACAAAAAATAGCAGCATCATAGTTGTCGAGATGAAGCGAGTTAGGGTGTACTATTCGACTGTCCCAACCCATCAGATTAAATTGGGTGTGAATCAAATTTTTGATGCGTAGATTTGGATCCTTGAGATTAAAATAAGGTGCATCAAAAACCCAAGCTACTTTTTTGAAACTCATAGCAAACCTAGTCTCTTTCGTTCTTGAGTCCAAAAGTCAGGTTTTACAACGCGAATTTTATAACGAATTTCATCGACTACATTCCAATAGGCTAATCTTGTTTTTTGTTGGACTTCAGGGGACTCCTGATAGAGATATTCATATTCAGGAAAATAACCGAACTGAATTTCTTCAACTTCCAACGTGCATTTCAACCAAAATTCAGAAATGCTTCCCTTACGAACAAGAGTATTTCCACAAGGCTTGTGAGTTGGGCTGAAGAAAGAAAAAGTGAATTCGTTGAATCTATTATTCGTATGGAAAGGATTCGCTACGGTGTGATGTGTATGCGCATACGGAACTTTGATATTCCAGATGATGTCTGGTTTAGACACACGCCACATCTCTTCTAAACAATGAACAAACCCTTTGACAGGATCGAGATGCTCCAAACAGTGAGATGAGTACAGCTCATCTACTGAATCATCCTCGAAAGGCAGAGGCTCTGTATTCAAGTCTACAACTCGGTGCACGCATGGATGCTCGAAACAATCAATATTGATATAACCCGCAAGAGGAATCGGACCACCACCAAGTTCAATTTTTACCATTGTATTACTCCTAAACCACGTCCTAGTTTGAATTCGTAGTAATGTTTGCCTTTTTTATATTTTTCAAAGACTTCTTTTTTATCCGATTGAGTCCCACTGATAAATAAGTAACCACCCTCTTTTAGACTTGCCAAAGCCTCTGCGTACTTCAAATCAGTCAAAAGGCTGTCGGAAAAATGTAACCAATCGACTGAATTAGGTTTCAAACTTTCCCAACGGGTTTCTGATGAAAAATTTGAATAGGTAGTATTCGTCGATGATAAAACTCCAACGGATCTAGCAATAGTATTCAGACCGCTTTGCAAGATAGCTTCACAAACTGTGAAATACAGAGTGCCCCTTTGGGTTCCGACCTCTAAAAACGATCCTTCTTTATTCTTCAGAAGCACTGAAAAAATCTGATAGAAAGGCTCGACGAGAGAAGAGAATTCGCAGCCTTTTAACCAGTTTAAGTCCGGTGTTTTTACGCAGCGACTTTCTTTCAAAACTGTTTCAAGATCAGATCCTTCACCCATCCTCAAACTTTCCAATTTGCGCGTGAGATTGTCAGCTTTAGTAGCTTTGGTGAACGAGCTAGGGTTATCTTGATTCGGATGTATATTCTCCATTTGAGGAGTCCATTTCATCCAAATTTTATCATACCAGACGCTCTTGATGTCTTCGGCATGACTGAACGTCGTGATTTTTCGCAACATCTTCTCATCACTTCGAACATAAGAAAAATGATGGCAGATTAGCTCATCAGGGTAAAAAGTATGCCACGTATGACCGTGCTCTACGATTACAGCACGAGCTTTTGAAAAGCGCACAGACCCATCAGTTTTCGTAAAAGAGGGTAAAGCCTCGACGAGATTAGCGACTGCCCATGAGCGAGTTTTCCAATAAACTTGATGCGGTGATAGGTACACTGAATGTATGTCGTTTTTGATTCTCTGAATTTGTATATGCAAATCACTGTGGTTGTACATCTCATCATCATCAACGATGAAACACCAACCAATACCTTTTTCTCTCAAATAGTGAAGACCAAAATTTCTTTGATCCTCTTCTGTCTTCCACGAACTGGAAACAATTTCTATTTTTTTGAGAGGATCGTAGATATTCAAAATAGTTTGATAGGTACTCAACAAACCTGCATCGTTTACTGAACCATTCCAAGGATGGAAATTCAGTAAAAAAACAATCTTATCTACGCAATAGTAACACCGTCTTACAGACTCGGCAAGATACCCTGAATCTTCGTACACGACGTAAACAGCAGCGACCTTCATTGAATCTCCTATAATTTCTCATTATGGTAGACAAAATTCGAGTGGTCAAGAAGATAGAAATTTCGGCGGAAAAGATTAAAAAGGTCAGGGCTCAGAAACGGCTCACTGTCTTTTGGCAGATAATTTTTGAAAATTTCAAGGGTAAAAAATTCAAAATAAATGTCTCAAAAATACGAGTGGGTAGTGACCTAGCAAAATTACTGAACAAAAACCCATGGGCTTGGTTCGATGTAGGACCTTGTATCAACAAAAACATACCTCAAAAAAAAGATGTGTTTATTGTTGAGATTTGCGCGGGTTGGAACCTGATTCGAAGAAAAACAGCGGAGGAAAGGGTTAAAGAAATGCTTACAGGTCAAACGTGATGCACGCGGTCGTAGTCGCTGAAAAGATAGAAAATCTGGATGAATACTTATCAAGCCTCGATTTAGAATCTTGTGATCTGTATGTGCAAGAATGGTCGAAAAAAAGTATTATTTTAGAATGCCTTCAAATCATCAAGAATAATTTCAAAAATGATGTATATTTAATCACAAAAAACATCCCTATCCCCGATTGGGCTTTTGAATTAGGTGCCACTGTATCTGTCTTATGGGATGATCAAAATCCCTCAGATTTAGCTGTTTGTAGTGGTGAGATAGAGATTGACTTATTTTCTAGCAAAAATCTGCATGTTTTAGATAACTTAAAAAATATCAAACACTTTTTATCCTTTGAAGACATCAAAGTTAATAAAAAGTGCCTAAAAAAGAATAAAAGAGAAATAGCCGTTATACAGAACGCTGACTCAATAAATACAAATGACCCTCATGGTTATTTGCAATAGAAGCCATTAAATCGTTGCACCCGAGAGAACAATCTTTCGCTTCAACTTCAAGAAAATCTATAAGGTCTTGTTCAAGAAGAATCGCTTCATTTACGAACTCAACATTCTCTTTACACTCATACCGCAGTTTTTTTGCTTCTTCTGTAACTTTTTCCAAAACAGCGGGCAGATTAACAACTGCTCTGTTTTTAGTCAAAGCAATAGCTTTTTCTGCAACCCCATCGATTTCCGCATTCACGGAGTTATAAAGTCTCTCGAACAGCAAGTGATCTTGATAGAACAAAGAGCCTTTCACAGTCCAATGCGCGGTTTGATAATACAAAGCAAGAAGGCGAAGTTTCACAAGTAATTCAAACATAATTAACAATCCTAACAATATCGTTTTAGAGTTTTTATAAAAAGATACATTTGTTTATATCCGCACACCTATAGTAGACAAAAAAAGAATAAAAAAGTCAGAACTGTAAAAGGCTTGAGTTTTTTGGCAGTGGAAGGGTGTTGACTTTATTCATTTCTCCGATAACCTACCCTAGACAGGGCGGGTAAATGATAATTTTTAAAGACAATCAAGTAGATTTCCCTCTATATGTGATAAAAGATTTTCTGCCTGATCCATATTCACACAGACAAGTTTTACTGAACGCAGAAATCTCTAATGTAAAAGGTTTCTTCACAGGTGATAACTTAATAGTAAGTGAAGACTTTTTACAAAGCACCTACAAATCGGTGCTTGAAACAGCTTTTTATATTTTGAATGATTATGTATGGGTTCCATTTTTAAGCACGGTAGACCAAAATACTGACTTTGAATGGCAAGCTATTCAATTTCGCAGACAAGAAGATGAAAATCATAAGTCTATTTTAGCAGCTCATCACGACAGACTTGAGATTTTTGATTTTGACTCAGTAGGTCGACCGATTTTTGCACCATACACATTTTGGAGTTTCATATTTAGCACAACCCCAGAGGAAAAATCAGCAAAACTTTGCTTTTCTGAAAATAGAAAAGGAGAAAGATTCAGTAAAATTGAGCCTTATAAGAAACATTGCCAACAGGAAATGACAAATTTTGATGAGTGGAAAACCTATAAAGAAGTGGATTATGAATATAATTCAGCAATAATGTTTCCTGCTCATTTTTGGCATAGCGTAGTGAATATAAAATGTTCGAAAGAAAACCCAAGAACTATTTTTGCTAGTTGGTTCTACTCAGGGTATAACCATAAGTATAATCACTCAGGAATTTCTCAACTAACTTAATCTTTACCTTACCAGATCGTTAAAAATACTCTCGGTGCAATTTGATCAAAAACATTTTTTAGCAATCCACACAGTGTTGAAATTTTTTCAAAGTTTTCATGAATAGGTACATCTGTTTTACAGGATTAGTACCCTCAATCAAAGAAACTTCAGGAGCCATAAATTTATCCCAAATTCTTCTATCACTTGTCATGTTTTGATAAATAGCCCAGTCAAACCCTGTCCATTGATAATAAATTTGTTCATCCGCAGCATAAACAAACCAAGGACTTACATCTAGCCTCCATCGCACCCAAACAAGACTAACAGGATCGTACCTTGCTACATGATTTTCACTATTCGCCCAGTCACCCTCACCATCTGGAGGTAGAATAAAAATTCTGCTCTTATCTAAATCCGAAAGTGGATTTGGAGGATATTTTTTTAAATTCCTTACAGAGTCAACTTCTGGACATAAAGGGCTGCCGTCGATAACCACACTTGTCGTGCCTATAAGACTGTTCTTCGAATCATCCTCAAAGATGTCAATCGATGCAACACACCTACGCTGCCATTTTTCATACGCAAAGTGAGAAATTGTAACAAAAGTTTCAGGTAGAATAAAATTTTTCAACGACACGAAATGCACCTCAATTAAATATTTTATATCTGAAAACTAAAAATCCATCGGAACCATCGGCACCTGAAGCACCTACGTTTGCTGAAGTTACAGGGGAATCAGAGCCGACGACACCGCTGGATCCGCGCCCTTGCCCTCCAGCACCTACGCCTGAGTCTTCGGGTGCAGGTGACACCTCAACGGTTCTTACTCTATGAAAACCCGCATTGCCGGTTACGTAATAATTTGAACCCTTCCCTCCTGCACTATAACCACTCCCCGCCCCAGAGCCCCCAGTTGCGGTTGAAGTTCCTATAGGAAGGGCTTCACTTCTTAACCCAGAGATACTTGGGAACAGAGATGGGATATAATTTGATGCTGTTGCTGAACCGTTACCTCCCGTGCTTCCTGCTCCAGATAAGGTACCTCCACTACCTCCGCCACCTCCAGCATAGGCTTGGTAAACAGAAAAGGTCAAACCTGAGTGAGCGTTCTCGGACCAATCGTTAGCGCCAAAACCAGGAGAACCTCCTGAAAATTGGTATGGAGTGGACGCACCACCTCTCCCACCGCTGCCGCCGTTACCATTAGAGCCTCCACCGCTACCGCCGCCACCACCTGCCAAGCCGCTGCCACCATCACCACCAGATTCACCATCTATATTGCTACTTCTTGATCTGGAGACACCGCCTCCACCACCACCATAGCCTGCACCCCCAGTAGCACCCTGTGTACTGCTCGCACCTACTCCACCATCACCACCCTTCCCACCAGAACCGTAGGTGCCTGCGAGGTACCCTGTGATTACTATCCCAAGATTCGTAACCTCCCCTATCCCGCCAGAGCCACCAACTACACCACCGGTGCCCCCCAGACCACCAGTGCCAGTGCCCCCAGTTTTTCCACTAGGCTGAACTGTTGACCCTGAATTTCCGTCATTAGGGGTTCCCGTCGGCAAGGCACCTTGATTCACGGTGCCACTAAAACCACCTGATCCACCTGAATAAGATGCAACCTTCGCACCATTATTGTCTAATAAATATGTTTCACCGCCTGAAGTTGGCGGGTTGAAATTTTCTAGAGCATTCCCTATTGTGCCTTTGGGGCTGCCTCTTGCACCTTTACCACCAATAACTATTTGAAACTGTCCGTTTTGGTAAGCGCCTGAGAAAACAGTAGGGTTACTCAAACTGGAATAATCGGACAAATTACCTAGACCGCGACTTCCTGCGTAACCTGATGCGCCCCCCTGACCTCCATAAGAGGACTTACCTCCAGCACCCCCTGTCGCAGCACCACCATTACCACCTGCGCTACCATCGCTTCCCGTTCCTGCCGCTGATGCATCTGGATGTTTCGGACCAAAAGACCCATATAAACCAGCAGAACCGCCGCCGCCACCACCGATACCCCAAACCTTGATATCGTGCCCCGCAAGATTTGCAGGAAAGATGAAACTCGTTGATGAAGCGAACCGCTGTTCAACTTCAACTGTCTTCTGAGTTACCAAAGCACCCATGATGGTTCCAACAAACATATTAAACTATCCCATGAATAGGTCCGATGATTGCGATACTTTGACTACCTACGTTCAAGTCTTGTCCAATACAGAAAACAGTGAATAGAGATGTAGTTGAGGTCATCTGCCCGTTCTGACCAGCTCCGTATTTGATTGGAATAGATGTAACCCCTGCATCACTAAAAGATGTAATGGTAATAACATCAGAAGATGCGCCAAAAACGAGAATCGAAATTGACTGACCATCACGAATATTATGCACTGCTATAGTGCGACTACCAGAACGAGCATCTCGAAAAGATGCGCCGAGAGAGGCATCAACAACACCTGTGGTTGTTATCGTTGATCCCAAATCAATATGCCTGTATTTTACCGCTAAGTTTCTAATCATATCCGAGGTCACCGAGTTATCATTAAGATAACCTGTCGGTAATCGATCAGTAGGAGTCTTTCTTTTTATTGATGCTAAAGATGAAAGTTTTTTAATGATAGGCATTTAATTAGACCCCTCTTCCGTATCTTCATCTCCAAGAAGCTCCGCTTTCAGTGCATCAATTTCTTCCTGAGAAATTTCGCGCTGACCCTCATCAAGGAGGGTGTCGATATTATCTAAAAGACTCATCAACTCCACAGGACTGATCGTTGCAGCTTCTTGTATACAAACCATAATGAGTTTTAATTCATCTTGATTAAGCACACACCTGTCGGTTAAGGCTTTCACATTCTGTATGAACTTCTCAGCAACCATTAAGACCTCAATATAAACTGATTAACTTTTTTTCTTCGCAGCGAAACGAGGATTACCACCATCTTGCTCTGGTGCAGCTTGTTTTTTCAAACCGATATCTTGTAAATGTTTGATGAAAAGGTCTTCGATGTTTGTTCCATCAGCAATCTTGGTCGCGACAGATTGATGCAAATTACGAAGCATTTCATTGTACGTTGAATCTTTCGGTGTGAAAAGGTCATCCTTGAGTTCTTTGAACGCAGCCTTGTCATCGATATTGAATAGATCGAGAATATAAGAAACTGGAACGGCACCTTTTTGATACAAATCAAGAAGCTGCCCAAACACTTCCCCGTTGTCTTTCAGTGCTAGACGACTGAAATTCAACTTTGGATAGAGTAGTTTTTTGTTTCCAAAAACATCGATCTCATAAAAACCTTTGCGTTTAGCGACAGGAGCGAAAATATACTCTTCTACAAAATCAGAAATTATTTCACGTAACTGTAGAAACTCTGTGTTGATAATTTCAAGATTCAGACGATTTCCTGCGTAGGTACCTTCCCCGCGCAGAATTTCGCTCGTGAAACCCAAAGCAACCATCATCCGCTTTTCGGTTTCTTCGTACTCCGATGTCAAGTCAAGCAAACGATCGCTTGAACCGAATTCTTGCCAGTTAATTTCATAGTTAGCGATGATGGAGTAATCAGGGTCTTGCAAAGCTAAGTCCACTTGGGCTCTCAACTCTTCAACGTGCATTTGGGAAAGATTTTCACCCCAGACCACTCGAATAGGTGTCATGTGACGTGATGCGATGCTGGTCTGCGCTTGACGTAATTTTTCTCGATAAACCAGAGTGCCTAAAATAGGGTCTAACAACGACTGACCGATATCATCGTAGTAACTACCACCCCGTTTTAAAACATGGATAAAAGAACCCGTATGCGGATCAGTGTCGAGTAGAATTTTACCATCCTTCATTGATTCAATGATCGCATCTGGAATATCTGAATCGACTTCCTCAGTCGCGCCCACAGTGTGCTCATGATTTTTTGCATGAGCTGGAGGTATGACCTTCACATCAACCTTATCTGAAAACGGATAGGTAGTGACCTCGACAGAATCCGGAGGTAGGATGATAATTCGACTCCAACCACCATATTGCTTATTTCTATCGTATCTATCAACTGACAAAGGTTTGTCCTTAGAGAGCTGTTTTTTCTGCTCTGAAAGGGCTTCTTCGATTTCTTTGTCTAATTCTTTTATACTATCTTCGATTTCGGAATCTTCTATGAAAGGGTACGCAACCCCATGAAGATAGTATTCATAAACGATTTGACAAAGGCGTTCAAATAACCTCACTTTTTTGCACATTTTTTCAAAAAAGTTAAGAATAAATTGACACTGTTCAACATCACGACCATCCGGAGCGGAAAGACGCGTTTTAGATAAAGGGATAGAAACTTTTAACTCTAAAGCCCTAGAAATAAATTCATCAGAAGATGCCAAATAACGATAAACAGCTCTTTTTTCTTTGAGGTTCTGCGGCTTTTCAAGAAAGTCGGTGCCTAGCTGAAAAGAAAAAATATTATTAGCACCAGATGACATGACATCAGCAGCAACGCGTTTGTTCATGTTCTGCGATGCGGTAGCATATTTCACATATCGTTTAGAACGAGATGGGTGCGGGTTCTTATCGGTTTGAATCACACTTCTTTTTTTACGTTCCGCCATTATTCCACCCCATCCTCTTCAGGTTTTAATTGGAGGATTTTATTTCTAACATTCTTATCAATCTTATTAGATGATTGATTACTTGAATTTTCCATTTTTAATTCAGGGAATCTTACATTTGCAAGATGTTTAAGCACAACTTGTAAAGATGATATTTTTCTGTTCAAGCGAATCAATTCATTTTCGGCTGAACGAATCAGACTTTGATCTTGAAAATTATCAGCGTACTGGTCACGATAAAACTTCTGAATATCAGAAACTTTTGCTGTCAGCTCATGCAAATCGCGCTCAATACGAGATGCATTTTCACAAACTTGCTTATGGTGATTTTTCGCTGAGGTTTGGTTAGACAACCTTTTCATTTATACCTCTTATTGTAAAACACCGAATAAGGGCTTGAATTTTTACGCCGCAAATTTCTTTTAGGATCGATATAACTCGTACCAAATGTTTGTTTACGGATTGTCTGAGATGCATTCGCTGAATCATACACGGCTGTCGAAGAAATATCCATAGACCCTTTCTGAACAGCCCATTGCGTAGCACACCACAACGCACGAACGAAACTATCAGATCGGTCATCGTGTTTACCCTCGATTTCAGGTGCAGCTACTAGAGTTATGTATTTTGATATGTACTCACTCTGAAGGTCAAGCACCTCAGAGATAAATTCACCGTTTTTATCTGATGTAGCCCCTTCATCAAATAACCTTAATTTACCATCGATAACCTGTAACATGAAGTTGTTGTAAAGCTCTGAATTGATCCGACGGTCAAAATACATCATTTCGAATTGATTTAGACCTTTTTTATCAAGAGCCTGTTTTAAGGGCACCCCGTTATACTGGTCAAAAAGACCTTTTTGTATTGAAAACTCTCGACAGATGGATTCGATACGCTCGGAAATCATATCAAAATCAAGAAATTCCATGCCCGCGTAAGAACCTTTTCCTGCTTGCATGACTTCTTGATAATCCATTTCATATTTTGGAACGATCACTTCATCTATAAGATTACCATTTAAATCAAAGACAGGCTCCTTGAAATGCTCGATATGTACCACTGAAAAAGCGGTCATGTCTTTTTTCAAACCGATGTCGACACCCATAAAGTGCAAGGTTCTTGGAGTACCCCGCATCTTAGGTTTCAAATCAGGCTCCACGCACCGCAAAAGTTGCTCCCTTGGCATCCAAGATTTCACGGTGTCTGAAAATTTAGCACCGATTTCACACCAATAGACATCAGGGTTTCTGCGGTACCGCTCTCTTAATTCTGATGAATCGATGTCGGGGTACATCTCCCAAGTAGGGACTTGAAACATGAGAATTTTTTCTGAACCAAAAGACTGGTTGTATAGCTCCCAGAGTTTCCCTTGTTTATTGAGAGGGGATGAAAGATTTAAAATCTTAGCATCTTTACCAAATGAAAGCGTCGATGGTGTCACGGCATCGTAGATCACTGTATCAGATGTATTCGCTGAACTATCCACGAAGTGCGCTTGCTCATCCATGATTACCACCATGTTTGACATACCGCGCAAACCACGAGCAGAACACGGAGCGGCTTGAATGATTATTGAAGATGATTTGCTGTTTTGAGATTCAAGGTCTCTCAAGGTGCGCAAAGTCATGTATTGAAGAGTTGGAGGATTTTTGTACCGAGTAAAATAAGCACTGTGATCGATGTAGGCTGCGATATCGTTAAAAAGAAGTTGAGCTTGGTCTGTCGAGGTCGCTACGGTACTGATGTAAATTTCAGCATCATCAGTGATTCCATAGTGTTTTTGCGGGTGAGGCTTTTTGATTAACTTGTATGCTTCATAGGCAGAAACGATTGCACCAAGTTTGCTCTTTCCCGATCGTCTCCCACACACCAAAACTAATTCGTTTCTTCCAACAGAAAATACTTGTTCTCGAAGATTTGTACGACCTTCATTCCACAAATAGGAAAGGTATCCCTTCTCTGTAAAACGATACATCTCCTGTTCATTCAAATGATCTCGCACGATGATTATTTTTTCTTTATCATCGAGAGGTATGTTATCAAAGCATTTCAGAATTATCTTTTGAACAGGACGCAGGCAGGTGTTACCTGTCGTTTTATTCATGTTCAAACCCCAAGGTGCTTCACAAAAAGTGATGATATCTACAGGTGGGGTATCCTGAGTGTTTTCTTTGCTAACTTGACCTACGATCTCTGAGAGATTCATTAGTCCGCCTCAATTTTATCAGCGATTTCCGTGGCTCTATCTTCGAAATTTACCAAATTTTTCTGTAATTTCATGAAAAAAAGTTCTTTTTGCTCGTCACTCACACCTTCAACCTGAGCCAAAGAATCTCGGACAAGACCGATTAGAAACTTAAAAACAGCTTGCATTTTTTTACCCTTGAGGTTCAAAACCTCATTCTGAGCAAGCTCGCGTTTAGTGACAATAAGATCCGCAATACTTTTTAAAACTATTGATCTCTGTTTTGCAATTTTTACAGTGTCAGCGGTTTTACCCTCATTGAAGGTTCTATCGAATTTCATACTCGCTGTTTCTTCAGCTATTTCTTCAATAAGTTTGTCAAGAAGTTCAAAAGAATTGGAACCTCTTCTGACAATCTTCAAAAGATTGTCATCAGCAATATAGTCTCTCTTTTGTTGTCGAATTTCATCAACAATTTCTGGAGGGGGAGCCGGTACGATCTCTTGAGGTTGAGAATTTAACTGAGTTTGAGATGATTTGAATTTACTTGGAACAGATTCGATTTTTATCGAAGTGGCTAAACCTTGATTGACAGTTTGCTGCCGCTTCAATTCTTGCTGAATAATTTCTTCAGCCCGAGATTTTAAATCAGCGATATCTTCACCTGACTCAATCTCGAACTCAGGATAATTTGGATCAATTTCAGGTTTTTTATTATCGGGCATAAAAATTCCTTTTAAAATGCCCGATCAGGTTCAGATGTATTTAGAAATACTATCGTCTAGCCCACTTTCCTCAAGCTCAACTTCAAGATTTTTGTCTACGGTTACCGCGACCTTATTATTGGTCACTTTAATTTCTGAAACCGTAGATGTGGAAGCCGATTTATTCGCATACACCGTGAAAGACCGATCAAGCCTTGTGCAAAGCACACCTTTATTATAGGGGCAGGATGAACATTCTTTTTTTGCTGCAATCTTCGCGTGTGTATTGATTTTATGGGGAGACTGGCACGGAGTATCAAACAAAGTTGCCTGAACAACAGATGTTGTTTCAAAATACGATTTAACAATCTGAGAGATTGTGGTGGAACTCACCCTCTCGTTATGCTTCAGGATAGAAGTCAAAGGGTGACCCATGCGTAATTGAGTTTCTATCTGATCTTTATTACGAACAGACTCCGATGCTAATTTAGGGTCAAAACCATCTAGGTCGAAATCAGATTCCATTTCAAATTTATTTTCATGCAGAGCTTTTTTACTTTGATTAACATCAAGAAAAGCCTTTTTGGTTACCCCGACAGGATTCGAAGATAATTCTTTAGAGTCGTATTTTTTACCAGCTCTTTTTAGGTTTTTTTCCCATTCCGATACAGGAATTTGTGATAAATTTGAAATTATTTTTTTACCCAAAGTTTTTTCATCGATCGGAGTATATTTTTTTCGAGAATCAGCAAGAACATATTTAACATTAGGGTTATGTTTAGCAAAAAACTTTCGTGCATCTTCGATGTTTGTAAAAGGTTCCATCTCTACAAACACGCGACCGATACTTCCGACAAGATCTGCATATTTTCTAATTACACTGCTATAACTTTCAATCGATGACCCGTAACGCGATGTGACGTACTCTTTGAAAAGAGAGGGCTCCATCCCCGCGCTAAGTCTTTTCGAAAGATCAGCAGCGATATCTCGCGCTTCTTTCGAAACAGTAGATTCAGATGTTTTACTCTTTAAAACCACTCTCTTGGATTCATCATGGTAAACTACAGAGTTGGCTTGAGCTTTTTTGGATGAAACTGACAAAAATGCGTTTTGTAATTCAACCTTCGATGAAATCTCATACCCTGATGCAATTTTTCCTGAGGAAACAAGGTGTTGCTTGTAATGAGTTAAAGTTTTTTGATCAAAATTTACTTCAGATACGAGAGCCTTTTTATAAAGGCGACAGAACCCACCTTGATTCTGAGAACAACCTCCACAAGACGCCATCTTTTTAGCGAATGTCGCAACACGGTTGTTTCTGAGTAACTTAGAACCATCTTCGCATGAAGAAAAAGCGGCTGGATCAATGTAAACATTTCCCAACAACCCTTCCTCAGAAGATAATTTCTTTATCTCCCTTTCAGCCACAGCACGAATCTCAGGTGAAACATTTGCGAAGACTGTACGCTCAATATGTTCCATCGAACGACCTAACATCAGTTCACGCTTGGCGTTAGCGATGATCGAAGTTACCTCTTCAAAGTTAGCTTTTCTTTTTTTCGGTGGTTCAAAGGAGAACGCATCTGCGAGAGCATCAAGCTGTTCATGAGATTGATTTTTTGAGAAAGGGGCGTTTTGTTTATCGTTAGCCTCAAGCCACTCGTGGTCTACCAAAAAGGAATCGATATTTTTATTGGACATGATTATTAGATAACCTCATTTTTGAACAGTCTGCTGATGACTATGTTACCATCTTCATCAGTTTCCATAGCCCACAAGTCACGCTCACTCTTATGAATGAGAACATTCTCACTGATCTTAGTAAAATTATGTAAATCAGCGACTTTTATTTTAGTTCTTTCACCTGATGCATTTTTCAAATAAACATCAACAGAGTCATCGGTTCCCCAAATGAAGTTATCAAAAAAACTCATGCGTAATCTCTCCTTTGTAGGACCATCTGTTGGATTCAATAAAGACCCGTTAGCCCATTCCGGATTTTCCGCATCCGGTTCAACTGGAACACTAAATGGTTCCTTTATAGATGCAGGTAAATCAGTAGAATCTCCCGATAGGGATTCCAAGCTACTCGGCATAAAACCGAAACTTTCGAAACTAGGGTGCTGAGTTGTCTCGGCATCTTGATAATAGAACAAATTTCTATGCGGGTAAGCAACCTCAGCAAAACGCAAAGCTACCTTATCAGCAATATCCGAGAAATAAATTTCATTCGGGAACGGTCTCATCGAATCTGAAAATTGACGAGACCATTCTTTTAGCGCGTGCCACATTAAATGTTTTTGTTTTATATCATCAGTACGGTCGTACAGTTTCCGAACGAAAGAGGGGTGTAGTTGCCTATACGGATTATCTACACGCTCTCCTGGAAGTTGGGAACGTGTATTTTCTTTAGATAAATCAACAGGTGCCTTGTTTGGGCACGATGGATCTGTATCCGATTTTTTACGCATCAGAGACTCCTCAAATACACTCATTATTTATTTTTTATTGGAGTTAGGAATTCTGATGTCAACGTAATCTCTATTCTTATGTTCCCATTTCGGTAGAGATATCTCATGCAATATATTAAAATTATTAGAAATTTTTGTGAAAGCATCAAAATATCTATCAAGATCAGAATTTAATTTACATTTATCTTCTAAAATTTTCAGACATTTCATAAAACGGTGACGCACACGAGATTGGGTCATTCCGACGATACCTGCAACCTGTGACTGACAAGTCGTCCGATATAATTCCCACATAATAACAAGATCAACTTCCTCTTCAATCACTCCAGTGAGTTCCTCAAACATTTCGTTTCGAGTGAATTTTGGAATAGAAATCAAAAATTTAAGTCGTTCTCTTGCCCGAGCAATACGATGCGATACTCCACCCTGAGACAAATTGAGAATTTTAGCGATCTCTTTTTGGTCTTTTTTAAGAATGTGGTACATCAAGATTAGATCAGCCTCTTTTTTTGGCAACATAGCCAAATAAGGCTTCAAATCATCGAGAGAGTATTTCGAAGGTCCGAAAAAAGGGATTCGGTCTTCCGTTGAAAATCGCGACTCTAACTCAGTAGAGTCGATGCTTTGAACAAAGATAGAACCCCCCATCACATCACCTCAAAAAAACGTCACAACGTCACTCTCATCGTCCTCCACTACGGTGACTGATAGGAATGAAGCAGATACGGTAATATTTCTGGACTTTAAGCTAGTAACATCGATTATGCACAAATTATCTTTTTTTACTACCTTAACGACCTTGCCTATTAAATTTTTGTAGAGACCATCAAGAATTCTTACCGTATCACCTACTTTTACAAGGCTCGCATCTTTTGCAATTTTATTAAATTGGTCAAAAAGATTCTTGATCTGATCTTCAGGTACAATCTGAACGGCTTGCGTTGAAGGGTCACAAACGACACCCTCAAAAAACTTACTGTCCTTTAATTTATAGTAGGGTAAACCAACTCTATGTTTAATAAAAAAATAACCGCTTAACAAAACGATATTCCGCTCAAAGAATTCTTCATCTTGGTAATGAATAGGAATAAAAACATCTACATCGGATTTACCTAAATTTTTAATCACAAGCTCTTTGAGCATACCGATGTTACGTTCAGTTTCACCCCTTTGGGTGAGTTCCAAAGCAACCCAGCCTTCTTTGTAAACTTCAGGGGATCTTACTTTCTTGACCTTTTTGCTATGAGGGTTTTTTCTCACAGCTTTTAGTGGCTTTTTTGTTGCTTTAAATTTTTCGGATGTTTTATTCGCCATATAGCCTAATTATAGGCGAATAGAAATTTAACGATTTTTATCCTTGAGATATCGTTCAGCGGTGTCAAAAGACACAGGCTCCGAAAGAGGGTCGGAAGACTTCTGTTTCTTAGGCTTTACATTATTTTCTGTCGGTGCATCTTTCTTCTTTCGAAGCAATTTATAGTTGTCATGATTTCTCAAATCTATGTTTGATTCGTGTTTAACTTGTACATCATCCGAACCTTCGTAATGGAAACCTGATTTAGTCACTTTTTCTTTTGGTGGAGGTCTAATTTCAGGTGAAGAGTCGTTAATCGATGATCCGTTTAATACAATAGACTCAATCGTAGGCACTTCAATTTTGTCAAAAAGCGCATCTTCTGATATGTGAAAAGTTTCATGATGAATCTTTACCGGATTTATTTCAAAAGACAAACCGTTCACTAAACGAGATGCTTCAAGAATAAGATGTTTTAAGTAAATACCATCGACAGGTTTTTCAATTCGAAGCAAAAGATGGGAGATTGCCAAAAAATCTTTCCCAGAATGAGCCACTCTCTCCATATCTTCTGAAAATATAAAAGACTCTGAGTTTCTAGCTTTAATTCGGATAGCTTCTAAATCCAACAAAGTATTTAAAACTTTGTCGAATAACGATGTGCTATCCATTTTTGAAACCAAACCATCCAAAATGCTAATCACCTTTGCAGGTTCATTTAAAGAGTCGATCAAAGTCAAAATATCTTTAACTTCAGATAGATGGAAATAAATTTCGACATCTTCTTTATTGATATTTCTATTGAAGCTAAGGAATTCCATCACGTTCAAAGCATCGCGAATATGAGGAGCGGTAATCTGCGCTATCAAATGTAACGCATCCTCATCAGCGGTTAGATTTTCTGTCTCAGCTATCTTCTTTAAATGGTTTTTCAACTGATCAGCTCTGACGGGTGTACTGTGGATTCTCCAACACCGACTTCGCACCGTTTCAAGCATTTTTTCAGGCTCGTTGGTGCAAAAAATAAAAACGTGGTGAGCTACACCCTCTTCAAGAATTTTCAATAAAGCGTTGTAGCCTTGTTTTGTGATATTATGAGCTTCATCAATGTTAGTTACTTTGTAACGTGAGCCTACAGCTTGATAACTCACCTGCTCGCGAAGAGTTCGTATAGAATCAACATCGCCATTACTAGCTGCATCAATTTCTTGATAGTTGATGTTCTGGTCTTTTTCAAAATCAACGCAAGATGAGCATACCCCACAAGGCTCTTGATCTTGTGTCCTATTTTTACAAAGCATCGCTTTAGCAAAAACACGGCTCGCTGAGGTCTTCCCTGAACCAAAAGAACCAGTGAAAATCAAAGGTACAACGGCACCCCTTTTTAGAATTTCTTTCAAAATGACTATGTTTGATTCTTGCCCAATCAAGTCTTTGAATGTACGGGGGCGGTATTTCTTCGAAAACATTATGCTCCAAACACTGTCGTCACAAAGTGTAGGTTATCTTTCTTGTAAACGAAAATCTTACCCTCAGTTTTAAATTCCACAGAGTCTTCGGTGTCAAGAGAACCGAGGAGTTCAAGAATGAATTTAAAATTCAAAGAGATGTTAAAATTTTCAGGTGATTCACTTTTAACACTGACTCTGCTCCGACCCGTTTGTTCATTGTAGGCTGTGATTTCCGTTGAATCCGTAAAAATCGAAAACTTCGCCACCGAGTTTTGTTTGTCCGTTGATTTGATCATCTTCAGGGCTCTCAAAAGCTCAGCCCTCGGAAAATTGACTGATCTTGTCGCAGAGGCAGAAAACGCTGAATCAGGATTCATAAACGGGATATCTGAAAGAGGGGTTCTTACCTCATAATTTTCGAAGCAAGCGATCAAGGTGTTTTTCTCAATCGAAAAACCTAGCATCTTCTCAGAAGCCATCATTTTTGCCAAAAAGCAAGGCACAACAATTTTTTTACTGATTTTATCTACGCTTTCAAATCCCAACTCAATTTTTGAAGCTCGGTTAGGCTGGATGGCTTTAAAAGTAATCAACTTTTTTTCAGGATCGGATGATGAAAGATCAACCGACAAGCCTAACATTTTCGGTTTACTAGGGTCATCACTCATCGTGTGCAAAATCTTCGGTATTTCTTTTGATGAATTAAAAAGAAACTTGATTTGAGGTGTGGTGGGAGAAATTACATCGATGTCGATGTCCGATGTTTTGATTTCTAACTGAACCTTATTCGATGATACCTTTAGAAGGTTATCTTCCAAACACATAGAAACTTCACCATTCAGATAATCAAGCGCCCCTAACAATTTTTCAGCCACTATTGTTACAGAACCTTCTTTATCCACTTGGAAATCGGAGTCTTCTTGTTTGGTATATGTCCAACGGTAATCTGTTTCTCCGTTCGTCGTGACTAAAGAAATAGAATTTTTAGTCGCAGCCAATTTAATGACTTTACCGTACTCAGATTTCTCGATGAGACCTTTAGAAACTTTTGCGAGTCCATCTTTGATGATTTCAAACAATACAGTGAAATTCATACTTCGACCTCCGATTTAATCTTTTCCTTGGCATCTTCATGAGCTTGTTCCCAAAAGTCACTTTCTTTTTTAGTGCCTCGGATTTCGCTGAATTCATCCACCAATTTTTTAACTTTGGTGACTATTTCTTGTAAAGAATTGTACCGTTCAAACAACGCTGATTCTACATCCTCGTGTACGATCTCAGGTTTAAATTTGACTTGCTTCAGAGACCAATTTCCACGTGAGAGGGAAACATCCGTTTTTTTTTCATTATCCCTAATCGAAAAATAAAGAGCATCTACCACACGGTCTTTATAACTTGAGAACCATGCTTCGGTTGGAAGCTCTTGGTCACTTTTAATCGTGATCGTAGAAACACCATCATAAAATTTTGCACTTTGAGCGACCCAGCCGCGCTCAGGCTCGGAAACAGACTTGTTCAAAATCCAAGTCAATAACGCGTTTTGATAATTCTCCTTAGTACCTTTTGTCGCAGTTTCGATAGCCTCAGGTGACCAAACAGATAGCTCCGGCTCAGAAATTGACCTCACGCACTCACAAAAGTGATAAATAAACCCATCAACCTCATGAGCGTTAGTGGCTCCAAGAAACACAAGACCTTCTTGGAAATTGAATAGAACCTCGGATACTTTTTCGATGGGTTGAGATTCAGCGTACATGCGCGAAAGAACTTCTTCTTTCGCGTACCTTTTTTCATCTTTCGTAAGTCTCTTCTTCTTTTTTCCGCTCTCTTGATTCGAAACCATTTGACGTAATTCAGATTTATACAACTTCCTGAAGAGACCTTTAGAAATCTTCTTTTTGTCATGCCTCAAACCAAAACCTAAAACACCGTTGCTATACGCAACCGAGAAATCGAAGGGATCGTTTATTTTACAGAAGCCAAAAGCCTCCATATCACCTGATCCTTTGATGTCCTTGATTCTGCCTTTGGATAAGGCGTTTTCAATCTCGACGGGCTTACATTTTTTTAAACCTTCTACTGAAATTACAGTAAAATTTGCTGCTTTTTTAATCAAACCCATCAGAAAATCCCCTTAAAACCAGAGTCATAGCGTTGTGATAAAGTCCGGATAAATCGTTCTCGCCCAACCTTTTTCAATAAGTCGTTGGCATCTTTTACCCCATCAGAAAAAACGATAGCTTCCATCGAACCTATGTTCATTCCCTTGGATCGCAATTCGGCGGACATTTTATCTTGCATTATCATCCCCCACTTGTCTTTGTCTAGGCAGAACCATACAGTTTTTGCATACCTTTTAAGAAACCGTATGTGACCGGATGAAAGTTTGTTGCCCATCAAACTCAAGACATTAGGCTTGAAAAGAGAAAAAGAAACAGCATCGAAGGTACCCTCAACGAGAAAGACCTCTTCTGTTTCCCAGATTGATTCGAGCGAGCACCTATTCAACCCAAAAAATTGATATCTAGCGTCAGGCATAAACCACTTGTGGTGCCTTTTTTGTTGAAGACTGCGCAATTCAAAACCAACGGGTTGTAGCAAGTCATCAAATATCGGAAGCAAGATAGCTGTTTCAATCGACCTAGGGATCCCAAAGTCGTTACAATCCTTAAAATTCTTTTTATAGAGCCCGATTTGAAACGGGTCGCTGTCCGCTACTGTCAATCCTCGCGATGATATGTAATCGCGAAACAGAGCATCATTTTTATTAGAGTGCTTTTCTAAAAATTTATTGAGAGTCACAGAACCATTATTGACTCATGTAGGGCATCATGGCAACCCCCAACCGCACTAATTCTGTATTTAGTCGATGAGTGATTTCACGGATGACAACATTTTCATCAACGGCATCTCCGCACAGGATTTTTGCGGAGATACTATCCACAACGTCCGAAACTATTTCAGGAAACACATCTTTTTTGAAGCGATCGGCAACATCCGTGCCTTTTTTTGGATTCTTCGGATAAGATCTTATGATATGATTCTCTAATCTGAGAAAACCAGACAGCTTGAGAAGACAAGTTTCAACTCTTTTTTCATTCCAACCCGACATCTTCATATAATAGCAACGTGTTGGTTTATACTTGTAAAAATAAAGATTGTAAAAAGTACCTGATTAACGGTGATGCACTTTGCAAAGTGATTTCCGAAAAAGGAGAGGCGTCTCTTGACTTAGAGACAGGTCTCTACACATCCAACGAAAATGAACCTATTTCAGGTCAGGTGCGATGTTTTCACTGTAACAAGCACGCCTTGAAAAAAGAAATGTTGTCGCTCGACTGTGAAAAAAGCGAATTGCTGAGGGATCTAGATAACATAGAATCAGAAATTGATAATTTGATGAAGATCATGGGGGGTGCATGAACCCCTTCGAAATTCTAGGTTTATCCGATGATGTGACACTGGAGCAAATAAAAAAACGCTACAGACAACTGAGTCTGGAACATCACCCCGACAGAGGGGGTGACATCGAAAAATTCAGATCAATCACGGATGCTTACTCTTTAATCAACAGTGAGCAAAACTTAAAAAATTACCGTTCTCGAAAAAATTCTATTTTTTCTTGGGACTCCGATCTTGAATCCTTTTTCGGTGACATGTTCAACGCAAAAAAACCACCTGCTCGCCGCACGATTTACACAGATGTTTACATTTCTTTCGAAGAATCTTTCACAGGATGCACCAAACATGTTTTTTATCAGGAAGTTAAAACTTGTCGAGCTTGCGGGGGTGTAGGGGCATCATCTTTTGATCCTCAAGGAAACGTAGTAAAAACATGCAACGATTGTTTAGGAGCCGGGTTTACTAACCAAACTCATCAAGCAGAGTTAAATATACCGCGCAGTGTCGCGGATGGTCATCAACTTGTAGCCGCTGATGATGTTGTAGCCACAATCCACATCGTTCCTCACGGGGACATGACCCGAAAAGGATTGGATGTGCTATCGATGCTAAAGGTTTCTTTAAGAGATGTATTTAATGGAAGCAGGCTGCACCTTCAAACTTTGCATGGTGAAGTCGCATTTGACTTGCCACGGTGTCTCCAACCTGACAAGATAATCAGATTAAAGAAAAAGGGATTTTTTGATGTGCGTCGGAACACCTACGGTGACCATTTGTTGACTATAAAACTTGTTATCCCTGAGTTTTCTGATGAAAATTGTGAAAAGATTGTGAGGTGCTTGGATGAAATCCAAACGAGAGAATCAAAAACTAGCTGAAGAGCCTCTTTTCGTACAGTTCCTCAATTCTAAAATCGACTACAACGCAGTGGATTCTTTTTTACTGCGGCTTGAATCAATATTCCCAGAACACGAAGACAAGAAGATTGTCAAGGAGCATCGTGAATCTTTGAAGGATCATCATTTGGAAGGTTACAAACTTGTCCAAACAAAATTCAAGGATCACATCGATTACATTCTCTCGTACAAAAACTTCGATTCAGGATTCTCATCATGGGCTAACTTTTATCTGTCTAGCTTGCGAGAAAACAAAAGCGAGGATAAAAAAGGTAACTTAGAACGCAGGGTAAGAATTGGAGACAAGAACGGTGATTGGTTTTCAGGCATCTTGCTCTACAACTTTAGTCTTTTTTGCCGTTACTATGGAACAGATTTGATTCGCAGATGTGACTCGAAAGTGTATTTCGTTACTCGTTCGAAATGGGATAAATATTGTTCAGATGAATGCAAAAAAGCGAAGTCATGTAAATACTCAACATCTTCTGTTAAGGTAGAAACATGAAAGAACTGATGATCTATCTAAAAACAACAGAAACCTGCCAATTAAATTGTAACCACTGTTTTACTAGCGGCTCAAAGGGTCGAAAGATATTCTTCGATCCAGACAAGGTGATATCTTTTTTACAAAGATTAAACAAAACTTTCCCGTGCATTGAAAACGGAGGTACGATATCTTTTCACGGAGGTGAGCCTCTAATCGCACCTTTGGAAGATATCAAAAAAGTTTATCGAACTTGTAAAGATTTATGGAACGATCCAAAAAAACCACAATCCAAAGTCGCTTGGACTTTTCAGTCTAACCTTGTTTTTCCTTTGACGGATGAAAAGATAGAACTTATCGATGAAGTTACAGAGAAAAGACAATTTGGAACATCATGGGATTCAAAGATCCGTTTCCCAACGCTGAAAGCAGAACAGTTATGGGAAAAAAATGTTCGCACCCTTGTGGACAGAGGTTACCCTGTCACGGTGATGGTTTCTTTATCAAAACATGCGCTTGAAAAAGAACCAAAAGAAATCATACAAAAAATGATAGACCTAGGTATCAAATTTATAGCTTTTGAAAGAATAACAAACAACGGCAATGCAAAAATAAATGATGGATTGACCCCATCGAACAGAGATTTAGATGCCTACATGTTAAAAATGTGGGAACAAACACTCAAGTACAACTACCAAGAAAAAATCCACAACATTCTTTTAGATGGTGTGGTCACATCTTTTTTAAACTCCGCTCACACAGGAGAAAGATGTCGAAACTGTGAGCAAAAAATATTTACCTTGAACGCTGATGGAACAATATCAGGATGTCCAAATTCAGCGGTAGAAAAGCCCTACGCTCAAATCGACTGGAAGATTTACGACATAATCTTTAGCAAAGGTCGGATGAAAGAAATCGCATGTGAAGCTGTGAGAAACCCGTTGTGCGCAACGTGCGAAGTAAGGGACATCTGTAACGGGGATTGTCATCAGCTCGCGTGGGAAGGTGATATTTGTGCAGCACCTAAAAGTCTGATGAAAAAAATAAAAACAAATTTACATTCAAACGATTATTATCATCAGTACGATGATTTGCAGAGATTTAAGGAGGCATCTTTATGAGCGAAGTAATTACAAAAAGAGTGAAAGCTCCTCTGAGTGTTGATGAAATGAAGGATGCTTTTCTTAATAAAGCCGACAGAGACGCAGGTAAAATCAAATATATCGTTGATTACGTAAACAGCACTATCAAAGGTGATATTCTCCTTCAATATCTATCAAACCTCGAAATTCAAGCGGATTTTGATTTTACAGGAACATCTAAGCAAGAGAGATTCGACTTTCTTTTGACTTACTTCAAGATGAAAACAATCATCAAGAATAAAGATCTTAATTATGCTGCGAGTGCAGTCGTACTTCGAAGTAAAGATTTTTCAGGTGAATTCCTGAAGCAAGACTTTCTGACCAATGAAGAGGTCGATGAATTTTATACTTTGCACAAAAATTTAGTGGATAAATGGTCTTTGATTGTTGATTCAAGTCTATTGCTATTGATTAGAGTTTCATCACCTCAAACAAGTTTGGATGCATACGAAGATATTTTGGATCCAAATTACTGCGGTGTTAATTTTGTCAATCTTTACAATATTTCAGGTTTCTTCAATATTTTTACATCACGCCCTGCAATAAGTGAATTGAAATGGTTCACACACCAGTTCGAAAATTTTGCTTTTAATAATCAACTCCTATTCAAAATAATCAGCGATTCTGATGAGAGTTTCTTATCATCTTTTAATATGATGCGAGCGACTTTAAATGAGACTTTCTCAAAAGAATTTTTAGACCAACTAGATCAAGAATTTGATAAATTAGGAAAAGAAAATGCTATTACCTAAAAAACAATATGACGATCGCCTTAAAATATGCGCATCTTGCCCAAATTACATAAAAGTGCTTGGCATTGGTAGGTGTAAAATTTGCGGTTGCATTATGGCTGTTAAGGCTAAAATATCAGCTACAAAATGCCCTATCGAAAAATGGGACAAAAAGGGAGAGATGTAATGGCTACAGTAGGTGCAACCATCACAAGAACTACAATGAAAGATGATGGTAATTCTATACCGAATGATCGCAACCCTCGCGCAGTGTGGTTTAGAGAGTCGAATGGAGTTCCTGTCGCTAACCCCCAAGGTGCTTGGAACTATTTCACGCCTGCGACCAACACAGAAAGATGCGCAGTTTATTTAGGTTATAAAGTAGCTACTTATAGCGAGGCTAACTACGGAGCCGCACAATCCCTCATTACAGCATCCACGATTGTAACAAATTTCAGAGAATTAGCTAAAAGATGCACACGGTTTCAATATTTACAACATGGCGCTCAAACCAGGTCTTGTACGACTCGTTTTGACATAAATTTCGGTAACCGTATCATAGCTAGAGATGTAGAAAATGCTAGTTTGAATTCCCAGATAGATACAATCACAGGTCCGGCGACCGGATCTATTATTTCAGCATCAGCCTTGAATGCTTTTGTGACAAACTTGAATAACAAAGCAGCGGAATCTCTAAATATACAAAATTACTGTGACCACACTTTTTGCCACTGCTCATGTCACTCTAGTTGTCACGCTAGTCGAGCTCGACGATAGGAATTTGTGATGAGAAAACCTTCAATTCCCACAATAAAAGATGGGTCGAACAACTATTCGGATTTTCTCGAAGCAAAATATCAGAGTCCAGTTGATGAAAACTATATCAAAAATCTTTTGAAAAAAAAGATCCCTGATGAAGCTGAAATTGAAGTCAGTCTTTTTCAGATCTGTGGTTTGAAGTGCGCTTTTTGTTGGCAAGACCACGATGATGCAACGGGTTTAAACTCTATTGTTGATAAATTTGATCCCATCTCCGCATTCGTTCAAAAAAACCCATCGAAAAAATTCAATGTCCCTTTGATGGGCGGTGAATTGTTCGAAGATTCCAGAACATCTCAGCATTATGAAGACTACTTTACGCTCATAACAAGGGTAGATGATTTTGCTAGATCTATTGGCAAAAGAATGAAATGGATTCTGGTATCCAACTTATCTTTCAAAAACGCACAACCGGTTTTAGATTTCACAAATCGCTTAACAGAAGCAAAAAGTGATTGGTGCCTCAGTAGTTCTTTAGACTTCCACGGTAGACCCGTCGCACATTCGATCGAGACTCTCTGGCATAAAAACATCATGCTATTCGAAAATAAAATAGCAACAATCAACATGGTTCTAACAGGACCAACCATCCGACGCTTTTTAAATCATGAAACTGATAGATCCTATTTTGATCATCTTTATAATTCAGGTTTTCCTCTATCTTTCGACTACTACACACCGGAATCAAATGCAGCGTTGTTGATCCCATCAGATGAAGAATTACTAAATTTCTTCATCGAAATAGCGGAAAAATACCCGAAAATGGAACCGATGAGTGACTGGTTGAATAATGAACATAACACCATGAGTTGCCTGAGTCTTAACAAACTCACTATTTTACCTAACAATCGCATGGTTACTTGTCGACAGTTGGCTTACAAGCCTGAAGATTTCCAAAATAAAATCCACTACGAAAGTAACGCCAACATAATCGAATCTTTCATCACAAAAAAAGAATGCTTATCCTGCCCTTACTTCAGTAGATGCGGGTTTTCTTGTTTTGTTTTAGATGACCATGTATATTTTTCCAGAAAACAAAAACTCAAAGAGTGCCTTTACAAAATGATGTTCAGACATATAGAGGCGAAAAATGGATTTAATAATCAAACCAACTGAGGTTTGCAATTTCGCTTGCACTTTTTGCAGCTCGACAAAAATAGCAGATCGTAAAAATCAAGTTTTAGACTTAAATCTCATTTTTGATTTTCTCAAGAGATTCCCTCAAACCAACACAATCATCGTGAACGGAGGGGATCCCTTAGTTATAAATCCAAGTTATTATTGGAAAATAATCGAATACCTTGACCAAAACGACCTTCCTGCAATTATTAGTTTTACGACAAACCTTTGGGATTTTTACAAAAAACCTGAAAAATGGCTAGATTTGTTTAGAAACTACAGACGGCTACAAGTCGCCACATCATTCAATTACGGTGATACCCGAAGAATTTCAAAAAACAGGGTTTTCACAGAAGATGATTTTTGGAAAATTAGTGACTTGATGAAAGAACTCGTTGGGTATCGACCTGGTTTCATTTCAGTCATCACTGAAGAAAACGAGGATACAGCGATTGATAATGTTCGACTCGCCAAAAAAATGGGTGTTGAGTGTAAACTAAATTACGCTATGGCTTCAGGTGCCCAAAACAAGCCTTTTTTACTTTCCAAAATTTATAAAATTTACCTTCAAATTTACAGGCAAGGTTTAGCACCTTGGGAATTCAATACCAAACAAATGACTGCACGTTTGAAAGATGTCCCAACTGTATGCCCACTAAATAGAAATTGCGATTCAGGGATTCGATGCCTTCAACCGAACGGAGCGTACCATTCTTGCGGAGCGTTCGGAGATGACAATTTCGAAGACAACAAAAAATACGAGATCGATTTCAAGAAAGAAGTTTATGAAAAGCAATTTTTCTTACCGTTGAAACAGGACTATACGATTCAAAGAATGAAAGACGAATGCCTCACTTGCCCCATGTTTAAGATATGTAACGGTTGCCATAAGACAATCAAGGACTACAAAAATCTAAATCTCGTGGAAGAGCATTGCTCTTTGATGAAAGAAATAGCACCTGAGATTATAGAAACTAAACTTTTTGCACCAGATATTGTTAAACAAATAGCTGAATTACCATTATGAACATATCATTAAACCCTAGCTACCTTTGTAATTTGCGATGTGAATTCTGCTATCTAGGTGAAAAATTAGGTGACCCTAAGCGCATCGACCTTCAGGTGTTGGATCAGAGACTCGCGGCTGTTAACGAAATTTCAAAAATCGAACAAATTGACCTGTACGGTGGTGAAATTCTTATACTACCCGATGATTACTTGAGACAGCTTATGAATGTGATAAAAAATCACTATCAAGGGTCAATAAATTTAATAACAAATCTTACAAAAATGAAAAGATGGTTTATCGAGAGAGATGATATTGAATTATCAGTTTCTTTTGATTTCGAAGCTAGATCCGCTTTTCAAAATACTTTAAATAATTTGATGACACTCAAAAAGCCTGTGTCGATATTGATGCTCGCATCACCTAAATTGATGAGTTTAGATTTTGAAGAAATGCTAAATATTCTAAATCGAATACCTTGCATCCAATCCGTAGAGATAAAGCCTTACTCATCGAATCAATACAACCAACTCGAAACAAAATTCTCTGAATACGAAAGTTTTGTAAAGAAATTTGTTGTTGCTTTCGAAACAGAGAAACTCAAGCCTTTCTTAACGAACGTGCAGTATATCCAAGATTCCATCAGCCTTGAAAGAAATGCTTTTTCCGACAATCATATCTACATAACACCATCTGGAAAATTCGGTGTATTAGAATTCGATGATAAAGACCATGAATTTTTCTTAGAATTAGATTCTCTCGATGACTATTACGCTTGGGCAACAAAAGAAAAAATGAAAATCAAAAACAATTATTTTTGTTCTGAATGCAAATGGCAAGGGCATTGCCTTACAGAGCACTACAGAGAAGTCAAAGATATTACCCATTCATGCAATGGATTCAAACACCTGTTGGAGTGGTATGAAAATGCGGGAACATAAAATTAGACAAGCGTTGTATCACAAAATAGCAAATCTCGATGACATACTCGATGATGTAGAAAAGCTAGAGCCTGTCGTATATCGAGAGAATGAGTCCGACAGAGATACAGCCCTCACCATCATCAGATATTTCCGTGAGGAAATCAGAGAACTTATCTACCCAGCTAAACCGTTCGTAGTGGCTCTCGTTTACGCGTGTCTTTTAGAAAGACACTTTTGTGAGCCTTTTTATGAATCGATATCCGACCCTGATTTGCTACATGGAAATGATAAATGGTTCAAACCGTATTGTGATGAAACCAAAGACATTTACGACCATGCAATTTTTCATCTAGGGGCTGAATTGGATTTCATCGTTAGTGATGAATTACAATACATACCTTCACAAATCAGGTCGACTATTGAATATTTCAAAAAAGAATTTTTAATTGAAACTAACTACTTACCTGTGCTGCCGAATCCACCTTCACCTCTGTCCGACTCATCTAATTCAGACACAACGGTGAAATCTAAATCATAGTCTTTGACAAGTTTGATCTGACCAATTCTTTCACCGATATAAAATGGTTGCGCATCTTCTCTCACACGGCGAAATCTGTATTCAATTTCACCCCGATATGAATGGTCGATTACACCCACTGAATTTGCAAGAATCCAGCCAGTTTTTGAAATAGATGAGCGAGGGAAAGCCAGAAAGCTATAACCCTCAGGTGGTTGAACAGCGATTCCTGTTTTGACTCTTAAAAATTCAGGAGTCTCTTCTACGATATCTGCAAAAACATCCCACGCAGCATCATCGCTATGAGCACGTTTAGGAGGCAGAGAACTACCCCGAAGCAATTTTACTTTGACTTGAAATTTTGAAGACATCTGTAACCCCCTCTGATGTGCTAGAATAACTTATGCTAAACGATTTTTTCCGTAAAGGCTTTTACACAAATTGTTTAGAAAAAACACATTGTGATGAAATGCTACACATAGTCCAGTCCATAAATTTTATAGAAAGCCTAGATTACAGAGATGTTGGTTACAAACCACCTCTTATTGCTGAATGGGATGATATCGATGATCCCATCGTGTCTGCTCATAACTGCCAAGAAAACTTGAAAAAGTATTGGTTAAAATTCAAAGAATACCTAAAACCTTTAGAAAATATAGCGGGTAGATTCGACTCCGGTTCTGTAATTGTCAATAACTTCCCAAAAGGTCACGGTATGAATTGGCATTCAGACACGGTTGACACAGCGTTTGTGCAAATGCTCATATATTTGTCAAAAGATTATTTTGACAAAGATGATGGGGGTTATTTGCAAATAGGTGATAGTTTTATCCTACCTAATCATGCTACGATGGTCATTATGAACAATATCTCACCTACAATGTTACATAGGGTAGAGCCGCTCATCACAGAAAAAGAGCGATTGACCGTTGTCTTTCGATACGGGTACATGAACAACACCCTTACAAAAAAAAGGCTTCTCACCATGAAAGGTGAAATCCGTGATTGAATTGGATCTCACAAGTTACTTTCACAAAGGCTACACCGTTACCGATTTAGGATCGGATGTCGATGGAATCCTAGCTGATATGAGAAATCAAAATTGGGTTGAAAAAGATGACCTTTTGAAACCGGATTGGGACAATCATTCACATCTCAATAAAGCTACTGATTATCTTTATGATGCTGTCAGAGATTTCTCTCAGTCCGGCTATTATTCGTGGTTCACGAAAATTTACGGTGGATTTACGCAGCGAACCATCATGGCGAGAAAATGGACAGGTCAAAGCACGAACTGGTTCAACGAATCTCGTCTAGGGGCATTCAACGCAAATATTCTCTTTCTCGGTAAAGGTGACCCGACCGTAAGCCTTCAAATCGGACAAGCCGATTGTGATGAAAATGGTCGAATCGAAGGTGTGATTGAGAATGTTTCAACAATTCACCCTAAACACGGAACACTGGTTACCTTGTACAACATAAACCCTTGCGTTGTTCGAAGATTTTTGAACGAAGAAAACACAGGGGAATGGTATACTCTGCATTTCTATCTTGGATTTATTGAAAACACTCTGTTGAGAGAGGTTTCAGGTGTTCCACTTATTTAAAAATACCTATCTCGACATTCAGGGTACATCCAATCCGACCGGTTTTAAGGCACTCTCAACTGATAATTTCACGATCAAAGATGTAGCTGCTTTAAAAAGTAACGAAAAAATAATTTATTCTGTACCGAAATTTACTTTCACAAAAATTGTGATCGAATACATTAAAGAATTGTTCCCTAGTGCATACCCACCGTTGATCATGGAAATTTACGGGATTGTTATGGCGAGAATGACCTATCAGCTCGCCTACCTCACGGATAATCAAACAAGAAACACTTATATTGATTGTAATCTTCCATCGGATTCAATAAAAGTTCTGTTGGAAATAACAAAATATAAAGGTTTATTTGAAGGTGATTTCAAAAGACATGTTGGTATAGAATGGTTACTTTGTGATTATTTCAATGATGGGATTTATTCAGATGAATTTCAAAAAAGATTTCGAGAACTTTTGGTAAAAAATATTGTTTACTCGGTTCAAGAGATAAAACATGAAATGTTGTATAAAGTTTTTAATCTTCCGAAAATGTACTTGAACTATAACAACGTAGAAGAATTGTTTTCAAAAGATATCGGAGTCCAATTCTTATTCGACCCTAGCCTAAACAACGCGACTCACCTTATGACTCGATATAAGATCGAAGACATAGCGGATTTGTTTCATACATTTACCAAAATGTATAACAAGGGGTACGACAAAGCCAAATACCAAGAAATGACTCTTTTAAGTCTTTTCCTACTCAAAGCGATCTCTTGTTTAAAATCAGGGAATTGCGATGCGATGATGAAAGAAGAAATACAAAGAGATTTCTCTATTATTTTTGGACATCATCGATTCATGAGAAAAATCAATTGTCTTTTGATAGATTGGATTTACCAACAAAAAAGGCAAAAAAATAAAGAACTTGAAGTATTAATTCTTTAACTTTAATAATTTCGCAGGCACACCCACATAAACACCTGCTTGTGATAAGTCGGAAACGACTGCGCTTTGTGCACCTGTCGATACATCATCCGCGATCACGATTTCCTCGCGGATCGCCGTCCCTGTACCTAAAGTCACATTCTTGCCAACAATTACATTACCTGAAACATGAGTGCCAGGATTAACGGTAACAAAATCACGCAAAACAGAATCATGCCCTACAGTGCAACTGATGTTTAAAACAACGTAGTCACCTATCGAGACATTTGTCGTTACGATGCAATTTGGAGCAATTATACCACCCACACCCAAAATAGCATCCTGAACTAAAGATTTGGGGTGGACATAGGTAGGTGCCGGTTTCAAACCAACTGAAAGAGCCTTTTCCACCATAACTCTTTTAGCGTTAGGACTTCCTATTCCGATGATAAATAAATGCACACCGTATTCAGTAAAATCCCAATTTTTAACCACAGGATAAACTCTATTATTGAGTTTTAGTTCAGAGGTATCTGTAACATCATCTACAAAAATAAAGTCGGTGTATTGACCTTGTAAATGCCAATACACCTCTCGCGCTAAACCACCTGCACCTAGTATTACAATCTTGCTCATGAGACTAAGCTACCACGAGAATAAACCACTGTCTATCAGGCGTACCTTGCGGTGTTCGCAAGTTGAGCAACATCTGAAAAGAGGGCATAACGAGCGAAATTCAAACTATAAAGAGAAAAATTGTCAAACCAGACCGTACCGGGATTCACATCCACAGCAATAACAGCGCGAACGAATCTAGCGTTTGCGGGGAATTGGTTGACGCTTCCCCCTTCATTACGGCAAAGATTTTGCGAATAACCATCAGCAAAAGTTGTCGCCGTAAAAGTAGTGCTGTTTAGCAACCAATATTCCTGATTCGCCGCAGGAGTGATATAATTCAAATCCTTATCATAAAAACGGCACCCTACACGAATGGTGCCTGTGCCACCGTTCACGCGAGTTTGAACTACACCACCAATCCCTTGAGTGGGGGATGCTGGGAAATGAGACCTAGCGTGAACATTCGAAAGAGAACCATCGCTAACATTTAAGGTATCTACTGTCGCTTCCCAAATGCCTGTGCCAGTAATCGAATACGTTCCAAAACCCATTGCAGAAGTAGATGAACTATCAAATGAAAGAGTTCCTGAACCTGAAACTCTTCTCCAAAAATTCACGCACGCTTGCTTGTTCGCCCAATTTATTGGAGTGAGCGTAAAAGGGGTATTTGTTACGACTTGAGTGAAATTTAAATAAATAGTTGTTGTAGAAATCGCATGACCTACTGTGACAACATAACCGTTCAAAGGACGCACGTTTGTAATCGCACCGGCTGTCGTGCTTAAAAAATAATTTTGACCTGCGTTCAAACCAGTCGTAGGAGCAAGACCTGAGAAATAAACATCCCCTGTGCTACCTGAAACATTCTGAATCATACCGAGAGCGAATTGGTTTACACTCGTAGCACCTACAGGAACGTATGCACCTGCTCCAGACAAAGCAGTGGGATCCCATCTTACGATTTGTCCATTGGAACAACCCGATTGAGATTGAGAACGACGAATATCAGGATTTGCTTCTTCAGTACGAAGATTTACAAGAAGGGTCGTCTCGTTCAAAGCAACACCAACGGTAATTACCAATCCATGCTCAGGTCTTGTTGATGTGATAGATCCAGCGGAAGACTGACTGAGATAATAAATAGTTCCCGCTACAAGTCCGGAATACCCCGTAATTCGACCATCTTGTACGATCAAATCACCCGTACCACCATTTACGTTGACAACAACACCTGCGGCTTGCGCGTTCGTGAAATTGTTAGCTTGCGCAGGTACATAGGCAGAACCATTAAATCGAACAACTTGCCCGCTAGTCACACCAGAAATGGGTACATCCAACAAGTACGCTGTATTTACGCGCTCGTCATCACCTCTAACCCAGTATATTGTACTTCTCGGAATCCGTGGCATAAAAACCTCAATTATTAGGCATTTATCAAATTGTATTGCAGGTCACAGAAACGGATCCCAAAAGAGGTAACCCTGTCATATAATCTTTGTGCCCCGCTGGACCGTTATTCACAACACCCCCTTGAGCCAAACTTCCAATTTTAACCAAAGGAGCATTCAACTCAATTTGTAATGCTTTCAAACTCAATCTTAATGCAGATAAGTTCATTACCCCAGCGAGAGTCGAAATCGTTACATTTCCAACCAAAGTTTTCAAATCTATGTTCCCTACACCCACCTGAACTTTGAAATTACCCACACCAATTTTAGTTTCTCGCTTACCGAGAAGAATATCTTCGGTGATGGTACCTGCTAACATTTTCGTTTTTTTACTACCTAAGAGCATTTCTAGTTCTTTATTACCTAATAGAATTCTCTCGAAATCAGCAGTCGTACTACCTTTCGTTACGTTCGGGCTTGCAATCACCACCCTCCTACCAAAACCGATGTTGGTCTGTTGGTCGAGAGTGATGTTTTCACGCAACCCACCACCGTAATTGTTGCTTTTATCTTCAACAAAGTTGTCTACTTTTTTACCCAAGACACGATGCTCTAGTTTACCATTTACTTGAACAATTTCATCGCCTCGTATTTCAGTATACCGACTACCCTCGATGACCATATCTACGTTGCCCGCTAAACGTATTCTAGCTGCATTTCTTTGTGTATCTGTACCTGCAACCTCAAGATTCAAACCTTTTTCTAACAACAAGTCGAGAGATCTACTGCGGGTACTTTCCGCACCGAAACGCATCCGTACACCACCCTCGGTATCCAACAACAGGCTCCGACCATCTGATGATTGTTTTCCGATAACCATCTTCAGTGAACCGAGTAAACCTATGTTCGCTGATCTTCCTGAGCCCATAGGATAGATCGCGGAAGACCTGTCTAATGAAAACTCTAGTACGCCCTCTTTGTTAAACGACAAACTTGTTTTTGTGTTCGGTAGTTTTACTTGAAAAGCAGTTGCTTGTTTTTCATCACCGTTGATACCGTTTGAAGTTTCGACAGGTATATCATCGGTGATTATGTCTTTTCTATTGTCAGAAGAAAACACAACGGATCTTAAAATTTTTCCGTATTTGTATTTCCCTTCTTTGGAAATGGGATCGTTCCCTACCAAAGTACCGAGAGAAAAAGATACTAAAGGTTTTTTTACAATTCCATCTTTGTCGGATCCTGAACCTGAAATCAAAGGATCTTGGTTTGAATAAACAGATTCTTCAGGCGCACCTACGCTATCATCAGCGGTTTCTAATAAATCAAGTCTAAACTCAGTGAATGATTTTACTCCCGCAGCTCCGTATGGAGACTCACCATAAGGAAAGTTGAGATGCTTCGGTGAATTTGTAACTCTGAAAAACTTTCTTCCATCTGCAAGATATCGAACAGCAGGGTTAAATTGATTTGAGAACTCAGGATGATCGATCAACTCATTTCTATGGATTAAACCAAAATTTAAGCGCCCTGCTTTTGAATTCAAAGTTTGATTTACAGCAAGAAACGACATCACGTTTGAAAAACTGTCGAGATTTATTTCATTAAAACTAGAATCTTGGAGGAAAATAGACCTGTCTATGCGAACATCAGAACCATGTTTAGATGAAATCAGAAACTCACCTGGATATAGCTTCCACTGCTTTAATCGTGAAAGAAGCCGCAAATTATCAGCATCCGAGATATTCGTGCTGCGTAACCTAAAAGGGTCAAAAAGATAAGAAAAATAAGGAGAAACGGGCAGGAATCCCTCAACAATCGGCAGACCCTCACCAACCGTATTATGCATGTAAGAAACAATCGCGATTGAACCTTCAGTAGGCATACCTCCCATAAAGGAACCTACAAAAGAATTCATGTTCGAGAAAGGCACGGCTGTGCTGAAAGCATCCGCATCCAAAAAACGAATATCAACGGTCATCCTAAAATAGTCTACCCGAATGACCTCAGCGTATCTTTTTCTTTGTGAATCTACTTTATTTTTGAAATTGGAATAAGGTTTTCTATCAAACTTAGACATCAATTTTTACCTTTTCCAGAAGTATTGTTCTTCGCAGATGAGGGGGATGCGTTAGCTATTGTACCTGATTTGTCTCTACTAGATTTATTTTTAGTCTTCGTTGGAGATGGTACATCTTTTCTTTCCGCAGTCGGAGTCATGTTAGAGAGTTTTCTTGTAATTGTTAATCTTTGATTTGATGTATCTAAATTCAAAGAAGTTTTCTTAGGCTGAATCTGACCTTTTGAATCTAGTAGAAGATTTGATCCATAAGATATAACACCAACTAAATCATAACCATCGGTGTCAGTGATGGGTTGAACCCCTGAGTTGAAAAAATCTCCATCAGAAGTTCTAGCTTTAGTCACTTGTCTTCTTTGGTTCATTTTCGTGCCTGTGCCCTTGATTTTATTGGCACTTTCTAAGGACTGCTTTTCGTTTGATAACTCATCATAATCTAGCTTATTTAACTGCGCTTGATTTGATGTCGTGCTCGGTCTCATGACCATGTTAGGACCGTACGGGCTTTTATATCGGAACGCTTCTAATGTAAGAGTCGTTCTCGCTGAACTACCGAAAGATAAGCTATGGCTAATTCCAGTGACATACGCGAAACAATTTTTCTCTTCGAAATAAATAGGGTAACCCAATTTTATCTCTGGAGTCAGAGGAATAGTAATTGAACCTGTCATTCTTCTTGCATTGTGTCTATCCATTTCGTTCTGAGCGTATATTGCAAGAAGTTTTGATTGGTCAGACTCTTTAAATGAACCCACCATCTGTAAATCAGTTGTTTGCGCTCGAATACCGTATTTTTCAGCTAGTCGAGCATCAAAAGCGACACCGACATGTTGAATCTCTCCCGCTGTAGAAAATTCTTGCGTCAAAGATCCACGTACCGAAAAAAGCGTGAAAACATCATCCGATTCATCAATAGAGAAATCAAATATATCTTCATCTTTAATAACAAAAGGTCTATATGCTCGAACATCGATGTTGAAAAAAGGAGGCTTAAATACTATTTGACCATCGAGAGACATATAAAATTCATAGCCGATGTAATCTTTACAGGTTGTCGCGATGTCAAATAATGAACTGAAAGATGAATTATCGACGGTATCAATATCAGCTATTTGACCATAAGGTGCAGCATTATCGATGAGTTGCTGCATCATCCTATCCAACCCAGAGTTATCAAAAGATGTTGATACTGATGCATCGACCGCATCATCGACATCTCTTAAACTCTGTGAAATAGATGATGCACCTTCAGTGCCTAGAACAACTGATTGAGACTTACTGTCTTTTCTGCTTTCAAGCTGAATGTTTGCCGATCGAAACTCAGATGCGTTTACTTTATCCTGAGGGTCTAAACGATTTTTTTGTTTGTTTAATTGTTCACCTCGGCTACCCTTATAACCAAAAATGATCAAATCAATAAAATTCGTATCATTGTTTTGGTCTAACCCAAACCTCTTAGTCCAATAATCAGCCAAAATATCATTCTGAAGATTTACCAAATCTTTTTTTGAAATTGGTTCATAGGTAGTAGACCTAAGAGCGCCGGTAAAAGATATTGTATTGAATGTTTCTGGGACGAAAGCTGCATTTATTGGAGTACCATCAGGAGATTTTCTTTGACCCCCGAACGCAAAATTGACTATCTCTTTGATAATTTCTTTTGGATTTTTTTTCTTAAAAACACCCACATACGGAACTGATGCAGCCCCCGTGTTTTCCATAGCCAAAACACTAGGACGTAAATTCATTTTTGTTATCTGCATCCAATAAAGCATATCAACACACTGAATTGAAAGAGTGTGTGTTTCACCTGAATAACTTTCATTGACAGACCTAACTATACCATGAAACTGCTGATAAGGTGGGGGTAATTCAAGAACACCAGAAGAATTGACCGTGTGGAATCGACCTTTTAAGAAAATCTTAACTTCCATCATAGGTTTTATGATCGTTTGACCATCGGAAAAATACTTTGAATACTCGCTTCTAGGCACTGATATTTCAAAAGACGCTGATGCAGGTGGAGCATCCACGTTTCCATTGATAGATAAGTTTGTTATATCATCGTTGAAATTTACACGCTCACCTTTTGAAGACTCAATATAACTTAACTGATTGATTAAAATGAAACCATCTGGCGCATATCTTTGCACTATCTTATGGGTATAAGTTTGCTTCAGATGTTTCATCCGTTTGACCTGCTCTTCTGTTTAGAGACAAAATCCAAAATGTAGCTCATCTTTGCGTTTTCATTTGAAGGAAGATTCGCGTAAAACTGTTCGGCTTCTTCAGCATCACGAAAATCCACCTTGAGACTCGCTCTTGCGTTATTAGAACCACCAGCTTGATATATAAAAGGTTTGGTTGAATCTCTTTTGCCTAAAGCTGAAACTAGAGTAGGAAACAGAGTCTCTTTTGGATTCTCGAAAACAGTTTTATTAGGTTCAGTGAATAGTGCATTTTGACTCGATTTTGGAGATTCCCCTGAAGCTCTGAGAGCGGCTTCTATCGCACTAAACTCATCGGCAACGTAATTTGATTGATCTGTCAAATTATTCGCTGATATTCCTGTATCTACTTCACGATGATTACTCGATGACACACCCATTAAATCAAAAAGACTTACAATCGAGCTACAGTTAAAAGTAAAGCTGTAGTTCAATGTAAAAGGATTTTCAGCATCTTCTGTTATTTCAAAAGATTCAAAATTACCGATGAAAATATCCTCAGCGTAAATTATGATTATATGACCTACATCAAGTATTCTGTTTCTACTTGAGGGAACCACATCTTCACCGTAAGATGTACCTACAACACATCCGTTGTTTTTGTATATTTGGACAAGGTTCATGAAGTTTGTGTATGATGCGGCTTGCCATCGTTCTAATCGAGTCAAACCTGTCTCAGCAGTGTAAAAACCGCTAATAACACCGCTCGCTGAAATCTGCTCAAGGTCATCGCCCCAACGCTCGGTCTTTATACCATTTCTCGTCCAAATGTTTTGCTGAACTTTTGATACGCTTCGTGACCAAGAAGAGGGGTTAACGAAAAGCATCAAATCTTGTGGAGGTGTTTTTTTAGCTGTTGCTGGGAGCGCGACCTTAAAAACCATAGGGAAAATAGGTGCTTTTGATGCAAATACAGGGGTGAGTGATTTTGCTTTTCTGTCAGCCTGCCAAACATCTAAGGTGTCTAGCTGTGTAAAAATAGCATCATTAGAAAGAACTACAGGGATAGAATCTGTATTTCCATCGAAATTAGGATCGTAGGTTTTAGGTGGTTTGTTTCTTGGGTCTAAGTTATTTTTGTATTGGTTTATCAAATCACCATAATTACTTACAGTATCATTCGTGTAAATATCAGAAGCAAAACTTTTTGCTTCACCGATTACATCCGAATTGAATTTACTTAACGACCCTTTTCGGTCATCTAAATATTTTTGAAGTTTGTTCGTTGAAGATTGAAGGTCACTCGCTGAACTGACTAAAGATTGACTGATTTTACTCATACCTCAACCGTCGTCCTATGAACTTCGAAGTTAAAATTAAAGTTATAATTAAAAGGTTTTTCAGCTACTTCTTCCCAACTGAAATTTACAAATTGTCCAGTGAAAACATATTTATCCCAACTTATGCTTATAAAACCTTGAGAAATAACGATACCTTTGTCGTTGTAGACACAGGCGTTGTTTCTATAAAGAGACAGTATCTCTTGAAAATTTATCATCGCAAGAGTTTTGCTTCTTTGAGATATGTTGACTCCATTTATTAAACTGAAAAAACCTCCAGTAGATGCATTTACCTGTAAAGTATCCAACTCATCTCCAAAATGCTCTTCTACAAAACCACCTCTAGTCCTAGAACGGGTGATGTTTTTTCTGTACGAAAAAGTCAAAGATGTAGGGCTAATATGAAGTTCTATCGTCGGTACGATAACTTCTTTACGGTCTAAAGGATTTATTACACCAGTCATGCTGATCCGCATGGTAATCAATTTTGTTTGTGATGAAGGTCTCGCTGGTGTTCTTACCCTCATAATTTCTTACCTTGCTCATAAATGACTTTCTTAACTATGAGCTCAAGCGGTTGATTGTTCGGAAGTTGTAAAACGGCACTCATATTTATTGTGGGTGAGGAAGTATTTTGAGCTGAGGGTTGATTGTCGGTAGCGGTCACTTTAGGTAATGTCGGTGCTCCACCTGCCATCGGTGAAGCAACGGGTGTCTGAGCACCCGCATTTGCTGTAGCGACCGGAGTAATTGTTTTATTTTTTGCTGTAACTTTTGCTCTTTTAGATGTTAATGTAGAACCTGTAATCTGAGCCATGTTTTTAGTCAGATTAGAGTATTGTTTCTCAGTGACAGCGCCGCTTAAATAATCTGATGCTCCTTTGGCTTCGGGATTCATCTGGGCTATTTCTTTTTTGAGCTCCTCTTGGGCAATCAAAGGTCCTTCATCCTTAAACCAATTCGCTGGGTTCACCGTGTTAACTAGCTTCTTACCAATTTCAACGAGAACATTGTAAGCCTTCTGCATCAAGTCAGCGATTTTATACAGAATCGAATTACCGATGTCGGACATACCGCTCAATTTAGTAATTGTATTCGATGCTATTTCTTCTGCTTCTCTGCGGGCTTGTTCGGCTCCAACACGTTGCTGCAATTCTTTTCTGCTGTTTTGCAGAAGTTCAGCGAAATTCTGGTTGGTGCTCTCCATCATCGTGGATGTAGCTTCGAGAAAATCTCTGACATCGTTATCAGACATTCCTGTTTTTGCAGCAAGTAATTTTATCTTTTCAGCATCATTTCTCGCTGTACGCATATCTTTGAAAGTTTTGATGCCTTCTTTTTCTAGTACAGCACCGATCATCCCAAAGGAACCGAGAGCATCTTGAACAGCCGCACCTGCGTTCAAGCCGCCTTTCTTAACAACCTGTAGACTTTCCAGACGCCTTTGATCCTGATACCTCTCAGCTTCTGTGCCATAATTTCCCGCAGCTAATCTTTTTTGTATAATATCTTGCTCAATAGCAGCTTGTTTTTTTAACTCTGGACCGTACAAAGCCATCGCTTTGATACCTTCATCGACAGTCTTAGGTCCGAAATTAGCTAAAGCACTCGTCATCTTGTTCAACTGCTTGGTGGTTAAAGCACCACCTTGAGACATTTTTCTCAACGCACCTGAAAAATCTTTAGTTTGATCCATGAAAATATTGAATTGAGCAGAGACGGATTGAATAGTCGACAAAAATTGCGTTGTAGTCATACCTGACATTTTTATGTCTTTATTCAAAGTCGCAAAAACATCTTTGATGGTTTCAGACCCAGCCCCAAACGCTTGGAAATATTCTGCGACCATCGAACCAGCTTCGCTCATTTCAATACCGAAATTCCTGCTTGCCACTGCGGTGGTATCGATGATGCTTTGTAAACCATCAAACCCATTAGAAAGGGTTTTTAAACTTACCCCTCCGCTCATCAAAGCATTTGTGGATTCGATGATTTGGTCGCTTGTTAAGCGGAGTGTGCCTGACCCAAGAGAGCTTTCTCTCGTAGCCATGTTAACAATAGCATTACCTATCTTTTGCATATCTCCTGATTTCATTCCGGCACTACCAAGATTCCGCGATAGTGCTTTGTTTACCTCTTTTTGACGCTCATCAGCTTCGATCGCCACCATGACAGCGGAAGCAAACCAACCTAGAAATCTCGTAGCGGTAGACACAGCAGCAGATAACTTACCGAAAATACTGGTCAATTTACCAGCAGCTTGAAGTATAGGCGAATTCGTGCTTGAAAGAGCTTTCCCTGCATCTTTCATAGCCCCACCGAATTTATTATTCGCTCCACGCAAGCCCTTTACCAACCCCTCGACAGCATCACGGCTGTACCCACCTTTGAGAGTATCTACTGTCTTTAGAATACCCCTGCCACCAGCGGAAACAGCTCGACCCGCTTGATTCGCGAAGCGAACCCCTTTTGTAGATGATGCAATATCCGAACTGTTTGCTCTTATCGCAGCGGTCTCTTTAGTCATTTCTTTTAGAGCTTTTAGATTTCCTCTGAGAGCTACGGCTTCTTTTTTTCTAAGAACAACTGTATCCTCAATTTTTTCTAGCTCTTTCTGCAAAAAATCTTCACGCTCTTGATCATCTGAAATCAAATCTGATTTTATTTTGACTTGTTGTCGTAAAGCATCACCGATAGCATCAGCGGCTATAACCAAATCACGAGTGCGTTTTATCTCGGATTCATTTTTTTGCAGTCTCTTATATTGCAATTTTAAGGCTGTTTTTTCACCATTGAGAGTATCATCCATCGCTGATTGAGTGGATTTCAAAGCATCTCGGTAACGGTTGGAATTTTTTCCGTACTCATCGCCGATTTTTTTAACGCTCCGAATCAAAGAATCAACTACTTTTTTAGTTTCGCGATTTCCAAGAATAGAAGTTTTGGTTAATTCTTCGGATGTTTTTATCACATTCCTTAAAGAACGTGTGGCATCCTGCTCTTTGACTTGAAGCTCAAGTTCTAAAATTTCCTGAGTTTTTCTTTTATTATCAGCCATTCAACCACCGATTCTTGGAGTTCAAATGATAAATAAATTAGCCTTTTATAATCAAATCATTTTTTGAGCCATTCGAGAGAATCCACTCTCAAAGGAGTATTTATATGCGGTTGCTTTCAGTTTTATCCATGATCCTAATTACAGGATGCGCTACACCACCGCTGTCTATGAAACCAGTTGATGCGCAAGTCCCTGAGTTGAAATTTTCTTATTACAAAAATGGTTTGTTCAAATCTGCATACGGGCATGCTGGAAATCATTTTAAAGAAGGTGAACCTAAGATTTTCAAAGTCAAAGTCAACAAATTTGGAGGTTCCTGTAAATTAAGGTACATCGATGGTAACGATGATGTTACTAAAGATTGCACAGGTATGTCTGAAGTTACTTTAGACATGGGTACCCATTACCAAGATCAACCTGAAGTGATTGGAATTTCTGTATCTCAAGAAAAATTAGGTATTCAACAAGGTTATTTCTACAGTTTGATGAGAAAAGAGCGTGAGGCTCTCCCCGTTGATTTTCGATGCCCGTACTCCGAGTCTTTAGGAGATTTAGCTGTTTGCACGAGACCATCTTCCTACGCGTTCAAAGTTAAAACAATCATAACAAATGACTTGCAAGGTGATTTGTTACAGACGTTCGTTTGTAACGATGGTTCTAAATTCGAATCAATCACTCCGATTACAGGTGTAGGAGAAAAAAGTCTCGAATTTACTGTTAAAAACCCAACCTTTTGCACGGTTGGTTTAGGACTGAGGCAAGGTAAAAAACCCGATGGTTCACACACCATTCTTCAAGCAAAATCTATTTTTGTAAGATTCTATGACCCTCTTTACATTCCTCTAGGAGTACCCAATCTAATCATGGATGGTGGGGTTAGAAAAGTATGCACAGGAGATACCTACGCAGCGTATACACTGTTCAACCAAGATGGTGCCTACGTGGAACCACAAACGTGTTTCAATGCACCGGGTTTTTTTGAATTTTTTGCGTGGGATTCGATAGGTAGATTTTCGTTTAAATCTAGTGATTCTTTTTCCTTATCTTTACAGAGACAAGAAGGCTGGGACTTTTACGAAAAAGCTAAACCTTGGATTAAAAAAAATATGCCTAAATGCAAAACAGATGAATGCACCAAAAAAGAATATGCTAAACTCATAAAAAATCCCAAAATGGTCACAGCTATCGAAAACTGGGATTCTTCAGTTCTCTATAAATAAGGATATCTTATGTCAGAAACTATGCTCGAAATTCTTCAGAGATATGCAGCTCAGTTGATAACTGTATTTGGTGGTATCAGCCCTGCACTCGGGGGTATCGCTACTTTAGTTATAGCGGCACTTATCGCATATTTCTCAGTGAAAGCCAAAAAAGAAAAGACTGAAGAGCAAAATAAAAAATCAGGTGAGACTATAGGGGATAGGACTGGTAAAGATCAAGATACTGTAGGGCAAGTTCAAGATAAACTCGATGACTTTTTAAAGTAGGATCGAATATTCGATCCTACTGTATTTCTACCTTCCGACCTATTTTTTTGAGTACCAAAGGAATAAAAATACTCAAAACACCATTCTCTAAAGTTGCTTTCAATTCATCTATCGAAAGTTTATTAGAGTCAAGATGATAGGTTTTAGTAAATTTAGTTTTTCTTAGACTTGGTTTGTTGTCTGATTTTCTTTCTGCTACAACAGTTAAAAAACTACCATTCACCTCAATATTGATATCATCTTTACGGAAGCCCGCCATTTCAATTAAAATATGGCAACCATCCACAGCTTCAAAAATTTCATCTTGAGAAACAGGTCTATCAAAATTAAATTTTACAGCATCGTAAAACATAAACTTCCCTCCCTGTTTTTTAACATGGGTCTGAAATTTAAATTGTCAAATTACTTCTATTAAAAAAACCGAAGATACAGTGAATACCTGATAGTCCTTGTTTACTTGTTTAACTACCTGAACGGTATCTGCTGCAAATTGAAAAGGTTTTTCTGAGAATTTAGTCCCGCTTACTTTCAGTTGTAAACCTTTATATTTAACTTCATCGATTGTAATCTCTTTTCCGCTTGTATCAACAAGGATACCAGAAACCTTAAACCCAACTGGGATTAAACCTTGCTTATTTGGATTTAACGATTTTAATTTTGTAACTAAAACTTCAGGCATTCCGACCTCGAAGATGTCTTACTATGTTGATGAGATTTGTTTGTAATTCTTCTTCTGTCGCAAAACCCCGTTGAACTAAAAGACCCTCTAACACAAGAATTGAACCCCGAATCACTTCAGATTCAGACATATTCATTTCTCTGATAGTTTCCTTCAAAATGTTTCTACGCTCTTCCCCTAGAATCACTTTGATGGTTTCTATACGTTCTTTTAGTTTGATTATTTTGACAGTATCATCACCTGATGGGTTGGTCTTTGATTCCAATTCCGTCAGTTCTTTTTTCGTTTCGGATAAAACCGTTTTGATTCGAGTTTCTGTTAGCACATAGTATTATATCACTCTTCTTCAAAAATCCGAGTGAACAATTCAGCGACAGGTCCTCTTTCTACTTTCAACAAATGAATGTGACCAGTGATGGGTGATTTTTTGAAGAAATCGTTTTCAATCACCCGTAATAAACCAGGCTGAAATCCTTTGGTTTTCACATCAACCTGATTGTAGTCACCTGTGATAATCAAACGGCAACCTTCACCAACACGCGTACCGAGAGTTTTCATAACGTGATCATCGATATTTTGAGCTTCATCAAGATAAACGATAGTGCGTTCACCAAAACTCACACCTCTCATGAGTTCGAGAGGCATAAATTCGATAACGCCTTTGGATTGCATGATCTCAAAATAACTTTTTCCTTTTTCTCCAGTCAATTTGTCAAAAAGATATTTGAAATTGATCAAGAAAGGTGAAAATTTTTGGTTTTCATCCCCAGGAACAGTGCCAAAATATTTTGAATTACCTACGATTTCCATCGGTTTTGATATAACAACCTTATCGACGTAGCCACCTGTAATAAGCTCTGTCAAATAAGCACCGATAATCAAGGATTTACCTGTACCTGCTTTCCCTGTTACAGTGACAACTTGAATACCTTCATCATTTAACAGATCAAACAACATGACCTGTTCTTTATTTTTAGGTCTGATGTCGAAAAAATTGGGATTTTGGTCTCTTAAAATTACGATACGGGAATTATCCGTTGAAACCTTAGCGAGGGCAGATGAATGAGAATCCGATTTTATAACTAAATATTGGTTTGGAAAAAATCCTTCTTTATCTTTTAAATCTACAAAACCATCCTGATACAATTTATCTAATTCAGGGAAATTCTCGACTACTCTAACTCCAGTATAGCGTTGACGCATTTAATCCCTTCCTGACCGAAGATTGTTGATAGCTTCGATCTTCCAAGAAGAGCTTTTCAAAGGTCAATTATTTTCCTAATATCTTTGAGCATGGAATCACGTGCTTCATTCAGAACACCTGAGCTTATATTCAGGGTGGTTGTAATCTGTTTTTTCGTTTTTCCATTCAGTAACATTTGAAGCACCTTGTAATTTATATCTGATTTGGTGTTCAAATAATATGTACCTCGGTCAAATTCAATAAACTCAGGATGCTGTTCACGCATCAAATGAATCATGTACCAAGCCAAATTTCTAGCAAAATTAAAACTCAAGTAGCTTTTTGTTATTGCGATGTAGTATTGATTATTTTTTCTACGTTCTTGATGAATAATTTCTTCGATGTACCCTTTTTCCAACAAAGAATTTATAACTTGATGGCTGAAGCCCTGAGATATCATCTCCATATAAGACGGCTTCTCTTGCTTCAAAAAATTGTAAAGATTTAATTCATCTTTTGTCAGACTTTTTGTTTCAATCGTGACTTTTCTTACACCAGCCACGTTTGCCCAATTCGTAGTTTCTGAGCAGATAGGCAATTTAGTTTGCCAATTTTTCCAAAAACTATTCCACACGATGTGTTTGATGTCTTCTTTTTTAGCGTGGTACGGATTTTCCATCGAAAAAGAAAAATGCTGAGAAACGTACCTCTCAACATCATCTATAGTCCGAGGTTCAGAAAGCAATACCCACGCTTGATGTTCAAGTGTACCTAACTTATGTGGGTTGCTAACTTTGAAAACAAATTTATCTTTAACAAGATCCCTGATTTTATCATCTAGTTGAACATCACAAAATGCATCAGTGGGTTTTTGATCATCAGAAGTGAAATCTTTGATTTCGATCAAACTAGCATCTGAGTCATCAAACATAGGTGTGTCGATACACATCGCGTAGGTCGTTGGATCTTTATCGTTCTTAACTTTTTTAGATTTCAGAAATTTGAACAGATATGTGTAGAGGTAAGTGGAGAATTTAGCTTTTGAAGGATCGTAGGTATCAAAAAATTTCTTTTCCAAAAGATGGGCGTAGACATCATTTTTGACTTCAGGTAGATCTTCGATGTTGATGTACTTACGAAAGGATTTACAGAGAATCCTTTCCAAATCTTTGTCGTATTTTTTAACAAACTCTTCCAAAGTTTTACACGGTTTTAACATCCTTGTCCCTCGCTAAAACCTCGACCTTGAGGTTTGATTTTGATGCCCTACTAAATTTTGCTATAGTTTGTAGTGTCTTGCAAGTATGTCAAAACGGATAGCATCAAGTTTTTTTCTAACGAGAGGTACACCATCAGGCTTGAGGATTACAGCCTCATTGTTTCCACCGGCAGATTCCTCTAAAATCATATTCAATAAAATAAGGTCTCGTTTAGTGATGACACGATTCAAAGTGTACGAATAGGGTTTCCAACTCAAAGGAATCTTGGACAACTCGGAGAGCAGTTCCTCGGAATTTAGACTTTGAATCCCTTTTTCCGTGTAAACTTTAGGAGGAGAAAGTTTTAAATAAGTTTCTATAGCTTGTTTAATTGCATCTTCGCCACTGATACCGCTTTCAGATGCTATTTTAAAAACATCGTAAGCCTTGGAAACACTAGCTTGCTCCGTGGTTACAAGCGGTGCAATATCATCAACTGAAACTTCAGAGATGGGGTCATCTTCAACGGGTTCAAATTTTTCAGTTTCGATGATTTTCGTATCTTCTTTTACCGATTCACTCTTTTGTTCATCTGATTTTGTCAGATTTTCAGGGTCTAACCCAAACTGACGCGCTTTCATTTTGCGCAAACTTGTATTTAATTTTGAAAGAAGATGCGGATTTTTTTCAAAAAACTCATAGTCAACATCCCAAGAGTCACCCACCTCACAGTCCATAGACAGCGGAACTTGCCACTTCAGAGTCGATTGAAGAACTCCGGAAAGGGACATGATGTTCATCAAATTTGGAAGATGCACATCTAGTTTACTTTCAAGAACTTCAAAGACTACTTCATCGTGTACCGTGAGCAAAAGGCGGACTTCATCGTTCACCTGATCGGCATACTCTTGAGTCTTAATCATGGCGAGTTTCATAATATCACCACCCGATCCTTGAATCGGAGTGTTCGTCGCTAATCTCTCTGCTTTAGCGATTTCAATTCTATTGTCTAGATCCTTGAAAAATCTCTCTACAGACCTGCGTCGACCAAAAGGGGTTTCACAATATTTATTCTTCTTAACTTCCTTTTTTACCTTGTCGATCCACTTTTGCAGGTTTTTTAACCCACCCATCATTTTTTGTTGGTATTCGCGTGCTTGATCACGCGAACACCCAACGGCACCTGCAATCGCTGAAGGTCCCCCGCCGTACAAGGTCTGGAAATTCAGGGATTTACTGATATCTCTTTGTTCAGGTTCAACTTTTTTGGTATTAAAAACCAGAGATGCTGTTTCAGTGTGAAGGTCTCCATCACCTTCATTGAATGATTTAATCCACACAGGTTCTTGGGATACGTTCGCAGCCACGCGCAATTCTTCACCTGAATAGTCTATCGCAACCATTTTATAACCAGATCGAGCTACGAAACATGACCTCAAAAAATAACCAGAACCATAGATGTCCATGATTTGTTCATCAGTCATCCCTTTAATTTTCTTTTTCTTGGCGGGTTTCGTCATCGCCTGAATATTAACACCAGCGAAACCCACATCAGGATCTCCACCAGAACAAGAAAATCTACCTGTTTCTGTACCTAGCTGTCTAAAATCAAATTTCGTACAACTGTCTTTATCAACATTTTTGATCAAGTTATCAACGTAGGTTCCAAGTGTTTTAACGATATCCCGTTGTTTTAAAATCAACGGAATTAAAGGACACCTGTCTTTAAACTTTGATAATGTTTTTTCGTCCGTGTGGATGGTCTCTCTACCATCTTCATCCACACCTTGCAGAGGAAGATGGTAATCTTCGATCAATATTTTTGCTACAGCTTTAGGGGAACTTAAATTTATAGGCTCACCAACTAAATCATTAGCCTCGGTTTCAACCTTTAAAAGAGCGTTAGCGAGAAAAGACCTTTTTTCCTGTAACAGCTCTGTGTTGACGGAAACTCTATTCTTAGCCATCTCACGCACAACACGGATAGTTCTGCGCTCCATCCAATAAATAACCGGCTGTTCTTGCTCGATGTATTTCAATCTCTCAAACACATGCCATGTGCACACGGCATCTGAACAGCCATAGTAAAGAGTATCTTTTTTATTGGGATCGAGAAGATAAAACTTGACCTCTGAACCGTGAAATAGGTCACGAATTTCTATCATCTCCATTCCAAGAAGATTCTTAGAAAGATCTTTTAAGCCGTGACCATGACTCGATGCATCCTTCAACTTCGAAAGAATAAAAGTATCGTGCCAAGGAATAGTTGGAGCATCAATTTTCTGACCAGTAGGAAAGGCTAAAGGTGATTTAGTTTCACCTATCTGGCGAATATTGAAACCCCAATTTTCAAGAATCGCATGGTCGTACCCGCAGTTATGATAAATCGTAACACAGCTATCAAGTATTTCTTGAATTCGGATTTTTACATCATCAAAATTTAAATTCCACGTATCGGAACGGATGAATTCACCTTCATCTTCCATGCCGTGGTTTACGGGCACATAATAACCTGCAACTCCATCGTAGGACAAACAAAACCCTGCGATGAAAGTCTGAGGTTTGCCATCGATGACTCGAACATCTAAACCAGATGTTTCCAAGTCGATGACACAACAGCCTGATTTTTTGCTACCCTCAACAATTTCATCAAGTACAGAGATATCCTTGACACACAAGAATTTCTTAGTGCGCATCCAAGGATACTTTTCCTCAAGAGGGCGATCCATCGTTTCCGAATCAAATAGTGAGTTCATCCAAACAAGATAAATTCAAAAGTTGGAAAAATCAAAGCGTTTCAAAACAACAAACCAAATCCGATTTTGTTTGATTTATGAGCATCGAGTGTTCAGACAGTCCTTGGTGAGCTACCCAAGTTGGGTTATCCCCTACGAGGTGCTTAATGTGAAAAGAAACAGCGAATTTCTTTCGAGCCTTAAATATCGGGTTAGGTATCTTGAAAGAATACCAACCATCAAGAAACTCGGAAAGATGGATATCGTACGTTCTCAGTAACTTACCACCAAAGTCGACATCAAAAATCGTCAAGGTAGCTAAACCAGCACCACCTTTTTTCACGCGCATTCGCCATTCTGAAAAGGTATCTTGCTCATGCTTGAAAAGTATTGTAAACTTATGATTTTCTTGCATTTTAACATCGGAAAAACCAACTGACTGGAAAGCTCCGAGAGATGATGACCTATGCAAAGAGTGCAGTATTTCAGCCGCTCTACCGTGACTATCATCCACCCATTCAAATAACTTTGAATATTTTGCAGACAAAATAGTTATCTTATCAACCGTAGTTTTCGCGAATAAATTTTTTTGACCTACAAGCAGAACCTTGTCGTATCGATAGGCATCAATAGCAGAAGGATTTATGAATTTCTCGACTTGTATTCGAGAAGAGAGTTGCTTCTCAATCTCGCTCTCTTGGTCATACGGATAAATGACTGCAACGAGTTTATTCATAAAGGGCTTTCAACCAAATATGTAAATTATTGTAATGAAGACGCTGAGATAAACAACGCAGCCTAGATCTTTCTAAGTCCCCAGAGATGTCCATACCCATCCTCAAGATGTCTAAGCGGGTCAAAGCATCTGAAATCGTGGAAAAGGGTAACATCCAAGGACTGAGGCAATGTAAAGATCTAAGGATTTCAGCGACACCATCGAAATCATGTACGAGAAAAGGCTGTTTTCTGATGATTGCATTTAAGAGTTGTTTTTTGCCAACATAGCCCGACTCCAGAATAATATGAATGCCTTGAGAGGGTGCTCGAATTTGCTCGACCGGAATCGATGGGTGAATAGCTTGTCTAACTTCGAGATAGGTCTCATCAAATACAGATAACATACCTATTTCATTGAATAAACTTTCCCACCTTCGAATCAATCGAGATGGGGCTTCACAGATTGCGCGATCTAATCTGTAATTCTCTTCAGCCTTTTGATAGTCAACCGTGATTGGGTAGCTAAAACCAACTAATTTCTCTTTCTCAGGTTCAAATTCTATGTGTTTAACCCCTTTGATTTCAAAACCAACGGTCGCATCGTAGGGGACGAAAGGCTGTCTAAACTCAGCATCAACATCATGTAAACTGTTGAGAAAAGACAAAAAACTCTTATTGAAATGTGGAGCAACCCCGAGTTTCATAGAATCGACCTCCATTTTTTTACAAAAGTTGAGAAAGGTCTTTTTTCCTCTACAGATCTTCTAGCTCTTTTCCCTAATCTTATTGAAACTTCTGGGTTTTTTATAAGAAACAAGAGATAATTTCGCACTTCCAAAAGATTCAGGGCACTGTAACCGGTGATTCCGTGAAGAATAAGGTCGCTATTCCAGATTCCATTCCCAACAACAGGCACACCGCAACTCATCGATGTCAGAGTTGACAGTGATGTAGGGTAACCATCCTGCAAATCTAAACAAGCGTTGTATTGAGAAATGGTATCTAGTCCAGAATACCAAAAATGGTAGGCTGTCTTGTTTTCATCAGCTTGAATGTTCGGAAGAACACTTCGAAACTGATTTAATGAATCTTGCCCGTAGAGGTCTACAGGTAGATCCAAAGAAACTAAAGCGGAATAATGATAGCCACTCCCATGTGGATCAGATGGAGGTGCAGGGTGAATAATCAGAGATCTGTTTATTTTATTTACGCTGAAAGGGAAATTTACTAATTCAAAAGAAGGCTCAATGACTACAGAATTTTCAAATCCCCACGCCTTTTGGCATGAGACCGATGGGACAACCACTAAGCGATCACCGATGATCGTTTTTATGTTGGTAAATAGTTCATCGTCGAGCGGTAAGTCTTTTTGAAAAAAACTTTGCACGTTGAATCGGTCTTTCCGAGGGGGAGCACCGTGACAAACAAAAATGATTTTTTTAAATTTAGACTTAGCCAAATTTAAAAACTCAGCAGACATTTTGTCTTTAGCTTCACGGCTCAAATGACCTAAGCCTAAACAATTATCATCAAAATGAAGAATGAGCGTTTCTTTACTCAATTCGCAGTCTTCGAAGTCTACGCTTCCTGCAAAATTATTAGGTCGCGCTTGATAGTCCCAATCTATCGATTTACAGAGAATCCAAAATTTGTCGATTTTATTTAATTCATATTGATATATCGGGTCGAATAGGTTTGTAAGCATGATTTATTTTAGATATTCGTGCAGATGATCTTGCCAAGGATACAATCTCACACCATTTTGGATACTTTTATCGACATTCAGGACGCTGTTCTTAGGTCTCTTCGCAGGACGCACGAAGTCTTCTGATGAACAAGGCACCACTTTAACAGGATGATTTTTTAAAATATCTTTAGCAAAGTCGTACCAAGAGCAAAAATTACTTGAAGCCACGTGCCATTTCCCTTCGGCACCTTGATCTAATAACCAAGAGACAGCTCGCGATACCATTTTCGTACTCGTAGGTCTTCCAAATTGGTCACTGACGACCTTAATCTCTTTATTATTCGCAGCAATATTTAACATCGTTTTAACAAAATTCGGACCATTGCGACCAAAAAGCCACTGTACTCGAATCAACAAAGATTTAGCTGAACAAGATTCAATAGCTGTTTCACCGAAAAGTTTACTTTTCCCGTAATTGTTAATCGGATTTCTTTCATCATCTTCTCGATAGAGTGATGTGGTATTTCCATCAAAAACATAATCTGTGGAAAAATGAACGATCTTTGAATTAACTTTTTCGCAGGCTGATGCGAGATGATAAACACCTAAACCATTAACATCATAACAAAGCGAGTTAATTTCACACTCATCAACTTTTGTAAAAGCGGCGCAATTCAAAACAATTTCAGGGCGAATGTTGAAAAGAGCGGATTCGACTTCTTTTTTATTTGTAATATCTAATTGTTTTTTTGAAAGGCTATAAGTTTGATATTTACCATTCAAAACAGGCAGCAAATCGAAAGCCAACATTCCATCTGCACCTGTGAGTAGTAGTTTAGGCTTACTCATTTCTGCCCCAAAAATTTTCGTAGGTTTTTTCTAACCAATTTCGATTATCTTTGTACCAATTCAAGGTTTTTGATAACGCTTCATCAAGATCTGTACGCGGTGCCCAACCCAATTTTTTTAATTTTGTGCAATCGACTGAATATCGAAAATCATGTCCTTTTCGGTCTTCGATAAAATTAAGATGCAAATACAAACCAGATAATCTCTGAACAGCGTGCAAAATATCTAAGTTGGATCTCTCGTTATCTGAGCCGATGTTATAGGTTTCGCCTATTTCACCTTTTTCAGACAATAAAATAATTGCATCAGCTAAATCTTCAACAAAAAGCCATTCGCGAACATTCAACCCATTTCCATAAACAGGGACAGGTTTGCTGTTCATCATCAAATAAAGTGCTCGGGGTAAAAGTTTTTCAGGGAGCTGCCTCGGACCAAAACAATTCGAAGGGCACACGTTAATTACAGGTAGCTTGTGCGTTTCCCTAAAAGCATTAGCGAACAATAATTGAGATGCTTTACTCGCTGAATACAAATTCCTAGGTGCGATCGGAGTAGTTTCTGTGAAACACCCATCATGAGTTGGGAGATGCCCAAAAATCTCATCGGTAGCAAAGTTGATGACCTTAGGTACTTCGGTCTCCCTACAAGCCTCAAATAGATAAGATGAACCTAAAACATTTGTTGTAATAAAATCTTCAAAATTAGATATGGATTTATCCACTGAAGACTCAGCCGCAATGTGTACGACTAATTCATAAGGACCGAAGTTTGAAAAAACGTGTTCAATGTTGTCTTTTCTTCTAAGGTCAGCCTTAAAAAATTTTACATCTAACCCAGAAATATGCTCTTTGAACCCGCTGTAAGATAGAGTATCAAAAACATGAACTTCATACCCTTGATCCAAAAATCTTCGCACCACGGTGGAACCAATAAATCCGCAACCACCTGTAATCAAAACTTTCATTCAATCACCATCCCACACACCATCAGGTCTAATTTGAGCTAAAGCTAGCAAACCGTAAAGGGACTGTTTTGCATTACCTTCTGTCGGTTTCCAATAATCGACATCAGTATCATCTTTTAGTTGGGCTATAGCTTTTTTTATAACAGGCAAGCTCTCTGCCCCAGTCATCCCATAAATTGCTCTTATCCCTTTTTCTCCAAAAATTTTGTAAAAAAATGGCGCATAATTATAAGTGATGTTGAGATGAAGCCTGTCATTATTGATAGCATAGGCGCCACCTCTAATTTGATGAGGACTCTCTGAATGTAAAACTTCTTTTGTCACAGGGTCTATGAGAGACAAGTCATAGCTCATAAATTACCTTTGCCATTTTCTGAGAGTTTTTGAGTAGTAGCTCATTTCATGTAGAACCTGATCTTTGTTATTTCCGCTTTCTACACAATTTTGCCACTTCTCTATTGAACTAAGAGGAATTGAAAGACCATTATCGATAGAAAACAACTTCAATCGAGGTGGAGGGTTGTTTTTGATAAAATTAGCCGCTTCTAACAACGATTCTGGAGAACCCATGTCCGTCCAATACCCATGAACAGTTGTAGATTCGAGGCGACCTTGCTCAAGATAGGCTTGAATAATATCTGTTACTTCTAGCTCACCTCGACCTGAAGGCTTGATCTTCTCAATAATATCAAAAACATCAGAGTCAAAAATATAAGCACCGACGACTGCGAGATTTGACTCAGGTTGTTTTGGTTTTTCGATGACTTTTAAAACTTTTCCAGATTCGTCCACAGTCGCAACTCCGAACGCTTTTGGGTCATCCACAGGTTTTAAAAGAATCTTTCCACCACCTCGATAGGTAGAGACGAACTCTGCTAAAGAATCTTCAAAAAAGTTGTCGGCAAGAATAACGCAAACAGGACTATTACCAACGAAAGGTCGGGCACAGCGTAAAGCATCTGCGATACCACCCTCACGATGTTGATACCCGAAATTGACGCTGTTCAATCCAAATTCTTTACCATTACCAATATACTCAATGACTTTCCCTGAATTTCTTGATCCTACAACGGCAACGACATCTTTGATCCCAGCTTCAACTAAATTAGATAGAGGATATTCAATCATGGCGCGATCAAAAACATAAATCATGTGTTTGTTTACAACACGGTGAGTGTAATACGACATTCGTGTACCTAATCCACCTGCGAGAATAACACCTTTCATTTTTGACCCCCTAAAATTTCGGTATAAGTCTGTTCCCAAAGTTTGTAGTTTTTACTGATATCGTAATCAGCTTCAGCGGTTCTTCTACCGTTTTCAGAGATCATATTGTGAAGCAAAGGATCTCGAATTAAATCTTGGATATATTGATACCATTCAACGGCGATACCTCTCGAATCTTTTTCATCTGAAGCCAAAAATCCGTTCACACCATGAGTGATGGTTTTTGTATAGTTCTCAATATTGGATGCTACACAGGCAGCACCAAAGGAAAAAGACTCGATTACCTTCAAATTACTTTTTGCATAATTGAACGGCAAATTGACGATAGGGCAGACAGAAATCGTCGGTCCTAAACGGATAAGATATTGCAGACAGGCATGAAAATAATGAACAGGTATAGGATCCAAAACATAAAGCTGATTTGGATAAGGCTTCATCATTTTGAGAAAGTCAGCGGTACAACAACCGACCTTAACGAAAGCCACATCAGGGTTTTTTTCAGCTAACTCGGCTAAAGTTTGATCGATAATCGCAAGGTCTTTACTATGCGTGGGAGACCCCCACCAAATCACTTTCGTTTTCCCTTTTAGTCGAGCGAACATGGATTCTTGTGAAAGCACCTGTTGATGAACAGAGCGTGAAATAGAATTAGGATCCTTGAAAACTAAGTATTGTAACCAGCGATTATCAGGTTGCCTCATAGCTTCAAGAGCTTTTAAGTCCATCGAATTCGGCAAAACATAAATGTTCTTATTGATACCTAAATGAACTTTTCTCAAATAATCAGTAGAAACTGTACAAGCATCAACTAGACCAATAAAGTTTAAAATCTTTTGTTTTTTATCTTTATAAAAATCATGTGCTGCGTTCCATTCAGGGATTTCAGTCATAAGGTCATCGCACTCGAAAAAAACAGGCTTACCTAGAGATTGAGCGAGCTGAACATAAGGAACAACGGCATCTTGATATTGCTTCTGTACAATAACCACATCAGCCCATCGGATTTCATCTTCATCGTAACGATGAGAAACCCTGACGAGGTGACCTGCTTTTGCTAGGTACTTAAATGGTAACTGGATACGAAAAAGACCGCACCCATCGAATCCTGAAATATAAGCAAGAATTTTCATAATCACCACTATAACATGAGTTTTTCTGGATTCAATCAGAACAGGACGCTTAACTTGTTGCCTCTTATATTTTCAACATAACCGCATCGGGAAATCAAAGTATAACGGGTCTTTTCGACCACCAAAGGACTTACTGAATGACAAAACGTAGGAACCACATTACAGATTGATACAAGCACTCCGTGTTCAGCTACAATCTCTTGCACTCTATCAATACTATCTTTGATTCCCCACCACGTTTTGTCTAGTTTCCACGAGCCACACAAAAGATTACCACCGTACTCAGAAATCCACTTTTCCGAAGTCAAAAATAAACAATTCGTGACGTGAAGACCCTCATGTACATCATTGTGAAAGGGAAGGTGTACACCTTGTTTATGCTGGTGAAGTAGCGTGGTACGCTGCGAAAAGTCACCGTATAACAAACGCCAATAATCAAAATAAGGCTGTGAAAGTATTGAATCCCATATAGAAGTAATCTCAGATGGGGGTTTGTTATCCGATGTTTTTTTGCTGAAAGCACTGTCCCAGTCAGGTATTTGAGGATTAGACTTCTTAGTCTTCGACTCTTCTCTGAAATTTTGGCTTTCTGCAATTTTTAGAAATTCATCTGCAAAAGACTTTTTTAAACGGGTTGCAGTCCAACCTTTTGAAAAGAAATGGTCTGCATCAAATAATTCGTCTTGCAACATCACTTAAACCGATCTTAGACCGCAGCGTTTTTACCATATCCATGTTTTCAGTCTCTTCTGCTTTGTCCAGAACGTAAAAAGATTTCGCGTATTTCTCTAAGCCAAGGTCTTTCTTTTTTTCAATCAACTGCTTTTCAGTAATTCGCAAAAGATCAGCCAAAGATAAATCACGAATAGAAGGGGTTTGCTGCGGTCGAGATTCTCGGCTTACAGGAGAATCTTCGACACCATCCCACTTAACACCAAATTGTTTTTCTAACAGATAACAAGAATCTCTGAAATTTACTTTTTTGTATTCTGAATAAAAACCAATGATATCGTAGGCAACCCCGCAAGCAAAACATTTAAACAATTCGTTGCGGTAAATGCGAGCAGATGGTTTTGAATCTTGCCCGTGAAAAGGGCACCTCATTTGAAAATCACCATCCGCGCTCGATGGTAATAAATTCAATAAAGATAAAACATCAGTCATGTGAACGTGATTTTTGATGTTCTTAACTCTATTTTTCAAGGATGTTATCCCTATTCTAAAGAATATTTAAAAACTTCAAAGAGATATCTCTTGCACTCCGGATGACAGAGGTATCTCATCTCCTTGATCACGATACATAATCTGACGACAAGCGAGTTTTGTATCACTAATGAAAGGTGAAAAAATCTCACCATGACGGTTTTTGATACAACCTATGTGAATCTGGTTATTCTGCCTTAAATCATGATTCAAATAGGTATACAAAACAGCATCAGCCGAGCGTTCAGCTTCATTGGCATAAGAAAGGTGATACGTTGAATAAATAGGTCTATCGGTTTGAGCAACATCAATCCGAGCAGAGTCCGATTCCGATTTTTTAACGGCTTCTTTTTTACCTTCGCGGTTGATCTGAAAAGGGCTTATGATCGCTATCCCTCTATTGTCATCGAAGGTTTGAGCCACTCTTTTTAGTTTTTTCATGATTGAGTTCAAGTTATGACTTTCACTCATACCAGGTTTCCAGTCATCAGCGAACATCAAGCCTGGGTAGTCGATAACCATCAAATCGATGGGATCTTTTCTATGAATAGCCATAGCTTTGGATGCCAATAAATTGGGTGTACAGTCCTGATTCGGTTCCCAGATATGAAGTTTTCCGTACAAATTATCCGGATCACGTCCCGATTCTAAGCCGCGAGAGGACCAATCGCGGAGAGCAAACTTGTAAAGAGCCTCTCTTTGACCCCAAAGCATAGCCGATTTAATTTGATCATAGACAACATCAACCTTCTTTTCACAATTCGCCTGAAGCTCAGGATTGTTCGCATGTAGGCAATAAAAAATATCCTGTACGTTTTCTTTACTCATTTCCAGAGAAACAAACATACAAGAATAACCAGATGTTACAGCGTGATAAACCCAATTCATAGCAAGGGTTGTTTTACATTCACCTACGGCACCAGCGATAACCACTAATTGTTTTCGGTGTATGCCTTTAAGAGCATTGTCGAGGGGGGATAGACCTGAAACAATCCCCCACTGAGCCATTTTATTTTTATTCGCTAACTCGTAGCGTTTAATAGCCGATTCGACGCCTTCAGTCATCTCAACGTGAGTTATCTCATCACTCTCTGTTTGAAAAAACTGATCTGTACTATGAAGCAAAAACTCGACTGCATCTTTGACACCTTTACGGGTTTTTTGACCTTTAGGTGCAACGTATTTGTCGTTTGCAATCTCAACAGCTTCTTGAATAGTTTTATTGAATATTCTTTGATGACATTCTTTTTGAACAACATCATGTAAATATCGAAAACCAGCGCCAATCTGAGCAGAATATTCATGGATGAGATTTAATTCATCCATCAATTCAATCGAAGTGCTCCCGCGAGTTTCGAAAGCTAAATTTAGAATTGAGAACGTCGGTAAATCGTTATTCTCTTGAACATAGTCAATTACAAATTTTAAAATCTGACCGTAATCTGGATTCAATACTTCTAATTTGGGAGTTGGGTATTCCAGAAGTTTTACATGATTTTCACCAAGATCTTCACGGTCATCTTTTTTGATGAGGCAGCGCAAGTATTTACGCGATGAATCACTGATGCTCATGTTCGCGCTCCACTTCTCAACTGCTTACCACCCACCTGTTTCGCATTTCGAGCAGGTTTCTGCTTATCTAGATTAGGTTCATCTTGTTTGTCTTCCGCAGGAACAATACAAGATACATCGCCAATCGTGATAGTTACAAAATTATCACTACCTATTTCTTTTATATTTTTGTCCCCGACGTTTGGATTTGTAACCCATCGAGTTGGATTCCAAAACCAAATGGGCAGCGATTTAGATTTTCTATGTAAAATCAATTCTTCGACGTGGGATTCATCGGCTATGTTCGAATAGCCTTTTTTAGACAAGTCAAAAACAAGAAGATGCTTATCATCGAACATTCCAAAATCAGAACGACCGCTTTTTTCATCGAATTTTTTAGACCTCAACATGAGAACATCAATAAATTGTATGTTAAATTTTCGGACTTTGTTCTTAAAAACCAAAAACTCAGTAAACGCCTGTAAATGCGACAGAAACAACGCGTATTCTGCCACAATAAAAGCATTCTTTATTTTCCCTTTTTTCAAATGACCAAATTCATAAACTGAAAATAGTTTAGAAAGTTCAGTTTCATCAGGTCTCTGAAAAATACAGGAGTTCATTTCAATCGTGAAATACTTTCTCAGATAGTATTCACGCTCTTCTTGGCAAGGTTGGTATTTCCCTTCGTAAGGATTACCGGAAACGTAGTCAAAATGCTCATACCTGTGTTTACCGCAATGTGGGCACAAAGACTGAGGTGATATAAGACTTTTCTCATCAGGAACGAAATCCGGATTGCTCTTGCGCTTTTCCGCAATCGCTCTCTCTTCATCTTTGGGTGTCCAAACGAAACCACGTTTCATAGTTTTTGCCTCGCAGCTTGAACCATCTCAGTAAACAAGCTGTCCGTAACATCGCCTTCAAAAGCTAGTTCACCTGTTTGAGTTTCCCCAAATACTGAAGCGACTAGCCCTTGCTTCTTTTTCAAAGTCTTCAAAACATATTCATCGATCGTTTTTCGATTGATCAAGTGTAAAACAAGAATGGATGTATGCCTAGAGCCGATACGTTGGGCTCGACCGACGAGCTGCAAGTAATCACCGTAAGACCACGGATTGTCGTAAAAAATGAAAGTTGAAGCGATCTGTAGATTTATCGACTCAGAACCAGCGCGGTTGATGAAAATAACATTTACACCGCTATTTTCATCTTGAAAAATCTCTTTGTTTTTATTTCTTTGTTCCGCGCTTTCATCCCCTGTGATACGAGTCATCTTCAATTTTTTCTTAGCGAACAACTCTTCAAAACGGTCAATCATTTTTTTGAAGTTCGTGAAAACAATAACTTTTTCATCTATTAAGTCTTCTTCCAAAAGTCGAAATATCTCTTCTTCTTTCGAACTATCACCTGATATGCCAACAAGATTGGGTGAATTAGATATTTGCTGACAATAAATCAAAGCAGCGACTTTCTCGACTTTCTTCTCTTCACCTGTATCTAGTACAAGTAGCCCCTCTAAAGCATCTTTGTAGGCTTTTACTTGACTTTCAGTCATGTCCAGAAGGACTTCTTTAGAAATCAGAACAGGTAATTCTTTTGCAACATCTTCTTTTTTTCTACCCAAAAAATAAGGGTCAATTACTTGCCTGAATTGCACAAGATTCTTGTACCCTACAACTTTGGGGATTTTTCTACGTACACCACCTATGACCATAGGGAGCAAAACGACTTTGCAGTAGTCATCCTTGAATTTTGTAGCATTACCGAAAAGTTGGGGGATGATTGCCTTATAAATTGCGTAGGCTTCTTCGAGACGATTTTTGATGATTGTTGCCGACAGTCCGTATGACCGCGAAGCCCTCTTACTCGTTTCAGCGACCGCTCTAAAAGTGAGCGTGTTTGTGCTCTTAAAATAGCTCGCTTCATCGAACACAACCATAAAATTACCAAGAGCAGCACTTAAATCATCAAACTCTTCAATCAGGGTGTTGTAATTTACAACAAACATATCGCAGTTTTTTTCAACCAAACGGTTAAGCTGAAACAGACGACTTGCTTTACCAGTTAAAGCGACGCATCTGAGATTACCATCGCTATCTTTACCTTTCTTGAAGAAAGGCACGTTCGCTGATGCAGAGAAGTCTTTACTGAGGGCTGTCAAAGAAAGGTCTACAAGAACCTTGATGGGCTTCCCACCCTTGTCTCGTTTTTCAACCCCACCTGTTTTTATTTTGCTCCATTCATCGGAGTCCGCAGAAATCTGGATTTCCCCTGATGCGATCACACCTGTATTTATATTTTGCAAGAATTTATCGCATTCGCTTGCCCACTGGTAGAGTGCGGATTTTGACGCCACAACAAGCAGCTTTAAATTTGGGTCTTTTTCTTTAAGGTAAGCGTAACCACTCAATATCTGTAAAGTTTTTCCAAGACCAGTTCCATCTCCGATCACCATACGAGGTAAGGAGAGAAGATGATAAACACCGATCGCTTGATAATTTCGCAGCTTCACTTCATCTTTAATGTAAATGCACGGCTTTAGCTGCAAGTTATCAGCTTGTCGAACCTGTTTAAGTCTGTCATAGTAATTCGGCGGAGGAATCATAAGTCATGAATAACGGAAGCGACAACAACTTACAAGAAGCTAATGTGGACAATCTTTACGATGGTAATGAAATCAGGGCTGTACAAAAAATAGCACAAGAATCCGTAAATAAAATTTCGGTAGATAAAAATCTGATTGGGGATAACCTTTACGAATTCTGGTTCTCCCCTGACTCTGAAAAAGATGTGCGTGAAATCTTAGCTGACTGTATCAGTAGAACAAAATGGGATTCGCTTCTTTCAAAATATAAAGATGGTTCGGTGAGTTCAGATGAGGTGATCGATGCCCTTTTGCTTTCACACCTGACCGTTTTAAATGAAGAGACTCAAAACCCGTTTGCGACCACAGAGGAAATCGTAGATCGGGCTTTAGAATCAAAAATCAAGGGCAAATTAGGCAGAAAATTGATCGCAAACACGATTGATACTCTAGCTGAGTCTAATCTGCTAAATGCGAATCCTGAGGCATTAAAGCTACTGGTAGACCAATCTCTGACAAAATCAGATGCACGTGTTGAAGAAAAACAGCTTTTAATTCCTGAGTTGAAAGAAGCGATGCCTGCTCTTGTGGACAACAGCTTCAATAAATACTTAAACAGTATTGCTGTGGCTGATGTTATCAGAGATATCACATCGGAAGAACTAATCAGCCGCCTTTCGGATCAAGACGATTCATACTTTTCACCCGTGCACCATCTAGTTTTTGATTTAGGCTGGGAAGCACCATCTCGACTCAAAGCGGATGAAAAATGCCTATCTTTGTACGTTGCTGAATTAGACAGAGCTTGGGTAGATGAATCAGCATCAAACATCAAAACTTCGGACAGAAGAATCACAAGATACCTTGTAAGAGATGTGAAGCGTGGTGATGTAGATGTGTTAGGGAAAATAACAGATGCTCTAAACGAGGCTTACAGAAATCGATTGCTTGAAAAATCAAATTTTACAAAAGTTCTGTGGGAAAGAGGGCTTTAAGTCGAGGATCCTTACGGATTCGATCTTGCACAGTAAGAAGAGTTTGATGAAGTTCGGGGTAATGAACCCGAACTTTTTCCATATAGGGATCCTGATGCTGCGATTGAATTTCACCTAACTTATTTTTTAAATCCTGAATTTCAGAATCAAGATCGCTCTGAACTTTCACTTTAGATGCTGTAGCTTTCTTGAGCCGCTTCTGATGATGTTTTATATTTTCCAGAATTTGATAAAATTCGTGGTAAGAATCATGAACTTTGATGATGAAACTTTGAATGTTAGCAATACTCAATCGAAGAGGGCTTGAAATTAGCTCACAGCAAGCTAACATTCATAATTCTCCTAACAATAGACCTTGCAATCTTTGCCCTGAAAACTCTTCTCAAATCATCAGAATCTAATTCAAGATTCAAAACGATTCTTCTAAGTTCAGCGGTATATTTTTCCAAAAACTTTTTGGCAGCGTAACTTTCAAGTTTTAAATTTGTTTTTAAATTTTCCATGATTTCCGATGATGAATCGGACTCTTTAATTATGTCAAATACTTTAACATAACGAGGATCTTCATTTTCTAGTTTTTCTAAAATTTGATTTTTCAAAAACTTATCATCAACGGTAACATCATCAACAACATCTTGAATATGATGAGAATCACTTACGGTAGAACTTTGCTCATCACCTTTATCAAAGTTTCCGAATGACTTTGCATGGTCGATAAACTTATCTTTGTTTTCTTTGATAAAATTCTTTGCTTTATTTACAACAGAAGTTGTCCAGAAACTAATAAATTCAGGTTCATCTTTACCTTTAAATTTATTAAAGATATTTGGACGAGGTTTATCACTAAGCATCTTGTCCAAATCGATGTCTTTTTTCATAGTTTTGAAAGGTTTTTTCTCACCTGTGAAACACATCTCGATGAATTTTGAATCAAAATCAAAATGATCTAAAATTTTTAGGATATTTTTATCTTGTTGAATTTTATCTAATGAAAAACCCTTAGATTTCATCTGAAGAACAATATTAGGAATCAGAGTCTCAGCAAGATATTTTCGATGATAATTTTCTAAAGGCTTGCCCGGTGATTTAACAATAAGTTGTTGAATCACACCTAGAACAAGGTCATCGATTGTCATACCACCTTTAAGGTTGGACAAATCAAATTTTTTCCTGATGGCACCAATCGCTAACTTGTATAGATCCGTAGAATCAGAAATCGGCAGCCCTAAACTTTGAGCTTCATTTTTCAAAGTTTCCGCGATTTTTTCCGCTTGAATTATGGCTGTCTTTTTCATAATTTTCCTAACAACCGACCTCTGATTTTGAAAACATCAAACGAATTGTCAGCGGAGAAGTTTGAATTAGTAACTTCAACACTTTGACCTTCGCAGAATTTTGTTTCCACTTTCAACAGATACTCACCTTTACGGAAATGACCTGTAGGATCTTCGATCACTTGCTCTAAGAAATATAAAACGGCTTGTTTTTTGGTCTCAGCGATGACATCAGCACCCACCGAATAATAGTTAGACCCTTTAAAGGTACCCCTATCATTATTTACGTTATCTTTAGAAATATAATTCTCTCGACCCATAACGTGAGGCATACCAAACTCAGGATCAAGATTAGATCCGGAAACGATAGAGATGTCAAAAGCATAAGCGCGGTCTTTAAGGAAATGAATGCCGAAACCATCGCTTATTGGTGCCATGCCTGAATTTGAAGTGAATCGCATCAGAAGTTTAGTGAATTCAGAATACCAAATATCGTTGTTAGAAATCTCTAAAGATGAATTAACATCTTCTAGGTAAGGATTAACAAACCCGACCCCTCTCAAAACATCAGAAGAACTTTGAAAGTTTAACTGTAAGTTAACTGAGTTTACAGTAGTTGATGTGGCTGTACCTGTCGTACGTTGAGTGAATACAAGTCTGTTCCAACCCGTTGAGAGCTCATCACTCACTCTGTACACATGATCACCACCGCTAGTTTTGAGCAATAAAGACACGTTCAAAACTTTAGTCGGATCTGGCATATAGACCCAAAACACAAGTTGCTTGTTATTCAACAATGTACCTGATGAATCGATGACATCAGAGAAATCAGAAGATGCCAAAGACCCTCTTGTGATTTCACCGACAGCACTCGATGTTCCTGTTTTGCTGAATCGAATAGTGTCCGAATCGAACATCCTTCGAGTATTATCATTCAGGACTACGTTTGTCGTATTTGCGTTATCAGCCGTCCAGTTTTGACGAGATTCAAAACTACTTAGAGCAATATTCTGACTTAGTGTAAAGTCGGCGTTTAGGCTGATACCTTTATGCCAAGTGTAACTTTTCGCTCCAAGCGGATCATTTTTAAGATCTGAATCTTTATCAGCGAAGGCTTTTGGTAGTTTTGTGATAATAGGAGCGAATTTTTTCGGTATTGTTTCATTCGTACCGCTCGTGCCACTTGTATGCACAAAAAATCCATCGCAACGACTGACGATCTTAGTTTTGATGTAGCTATTTGCGTTATTACCGAACGAAGTCAGGCTTGTAATACCTTGATACGGGTTGTAATCATAAAAAATCTGAAGTCTTTGGTTTATGGCTAGAGGGTAGGCACGATTTACTACAACTTCAACCTTTGAGTTAGCACTGCTTCCAACGGGTGTACTCAAACTCAAAAGGACTGTCGAACCTTTGATTTCAGAAACACACTCCGTCTGAACACCATCGATAAAACAAACACTCGAAAAAAGATTCAACCCTGCTACTTCAGACTGTGTTGAAAAAACGATGTTCCCAGCGTTAAATCCAACCTGAGTTAAATTTGAACCCGCAACCACAGTTTTGCTTAAAATTTCTACAGTTGAAAACTCATCGATAGATTTATTTAATTCTTGAAATCTAACCGCGCTAGTAGCAAGACCTACTCCGATTAAAGCGGATGATCCTAAAGCGATAGCGTTGTTAAAAGTAATCGTAAACGTGTTATCAAAATTCCGTCTAATTTCGTTGATTGCTAGAGGAGAAGATGTGCGAGTGATCTGGACGTTGTTCACTTTCACCCAATGAACGTGGGTGATGGGTGTACCGCCATGTGTAGCGGAAATTGTGTAACTCTGAGAACCATCCCCTGACACTGTGATGAAGCCTAAAGTCGTAAAGGCATAATCCTCGCTGAACCCGATGATGTAATCATGCGCGGATGCAGAAGTAGTCAAAGATGAAGTCTTAATACCATCAGCATCATTCTTAGATACGAAGCTGAAATTTGTATTATCTCGGACTTCATAAACTTTATGAACTTCTTCTGGGACAAAAGATAATCCGTAACCCGCAGGGAAAGATATATCAAATTCAGCTACTAATTCTTGTGTTGTAACACCAGATGGAATCGATGAAACAGAACAAATCAAAGTTGAGTTGCCTAGAGGAACCGTAGAAACTGGAACCTCGACACGAGATTCTAAAGCACCTGAACGAACTAAAGCATAAAGTTTTAGGTCACGTCCACCAAACACGGTGCCCGCAGGGTTAGATGCGACTACGTTGATTACGAATTGGTCATTGACTGCCCAAGAATTCAATGAATTTACAACGGTTCGGTCGCTTAAATTGATTTTTTGAGATGTAAATTGAAGATTTTCTGAATCAGAAATGATGCGACGTTGAGCGTTAGGTTGAGCTACATCCAAAACACCTGTCTGATCTACGGCTGACATACCATCAATATGAAGACCTAACCCGTTGTAGTTCAAATCCGAACTCAAAGGGCTTTGAATCAAAGCAGTGTTGAGAGTACCTTCCAAAAGAGCCGTAAAATTGTTTTCGAGAAATTCATCAAATACTGGTTTAGTGACGATAAAATTTCTCATGTCCTGTAGGTCACGAGGCTCGATTTTATCACTAAAAAGATGGTCAGGGCGATCAGATGTTACATCTGCGATAACTCGACCTGCACCATTTAAATTCAAAAGGCTGAAAGGTGCAGCGTTTCTGCGATGGATTCTGAATAAAGGAACAGCGTAAACGTAACCATCAACTGTCCCTAGGGTGTTGCGGGATGCACTCGTCCCATCACCTGAAACAAAAATACCTGAATCTTCATCGTGCCGAGAAAATGCATAAGCCGTGGGATAAGCCATCGACCCTTGAGCAAACACGGTAGATGAATCAGTCACACCATCAGGGTGCGCTCCGAAATTGACCCCCTGAACTGTGCGAATTCTGTACTGAAGCTGAACACGCGAAGTTGTAGATGTGCCGATAGGAGAAAAATAAATATCATCTTCGAGGGGTGTGATGCCACTCTGTACATTACCATAAGGATAAATTGTGTTCGTGCTAGGTTTACCTTGAGAAACTAAGGGTTCTAACTGCATGTACCACAATTCGAGAATAACCAAATCTTGCCGAGCACCCGTGCCTGGAGCAGGTGGTAAGGTGATCACTAATTTCGAGGGATCATTGGTATTTGTCCCACCAATCTCAACAAAGTCACCGAGAAGATTGAACCTAAAAGGTTTATCCAAACTATTTTTAACGATGAATGTATTAGGTGTATTTGTAAAGTTCACCCCGTACTGCTCACCACTTTGGTCATAGCCAACACTAAAAGGATTATTAGCTGGTAGGAACCCTGAAGGGTAAATAGAACTAAATGCATCTCTCGAAAGAGATGATGAGAGGTCCCCGAGGAAATTCAGTTCTGAGTCGAGCGGTGGTTTACTCGGTTTGAATATAACACTCCGATAGCTCGAATCGCCTTTTTCAAGTGTTCTTGTTGTTCCGTTGTAGTTTCTCATCAATCAACCTTCGTTCTGACTTTGATAATACGATCAGTTGGATAAAAGAGTTCAGCCGCACCTAAAATTCGGTTCGCTTCATTCTTCTGCCCTGTAGTCGATACAACCACCGCATTGTTGTTAATTATTAGGGAATTAGCTTTACCTTGTTTTAATAAATTAAATTCAGGGGTTGAAACCCACTCTGCGGATGCAGTGGATGTCAGGGTGAATAACAACAATTCGTTTTTGTAAATCCCGCGACCTACTGCGATGCCATAAACTATGTTCATAGTATTTTGACCTGTGCGGTACATGATCTTCACTTCAGAAGACACAGCAGGTGCGTTTTTCAAAATGATCGTGTTATCCCTACCTCTAATTTCATCAATACTCTCAGGATCTAATTCTACCCCATCAACAAATACTTTAAGGTCGGGCATGTATATTTCATAGCAATCAGTGATATTTGTTCCTGAAAAAGCTGTTTTCAAATTCAAAAAGCTATCACTCTGAACAGTATGAACAGTGTACCAAGTCGTTGTCCCGAAAGGTCTGATTTTCATCCCAGGTACAAGAACTCGCGTGAAAAAACTACCGACCCCATTCACGGTTCTTTGTCCATTTTGAAAAGTAGCCACTTCATCAGGAATAAAAAGTCTACTTAGACAATAAGTACCGTAAATGTTCAGTATAGGCTCGCGAGTAGTAAATATCTTATTTGTCCCTGTGGTCTGAACGCTAAGATCCTCTTCGATCAGATCTGAAAATTTTCCACCTTGAATACTTATTTTCGGTGAAATTAAAGCTAAACCACGTCTTGGATAATTAGGAGATGAAGAACTTGAAATCTTTTTGAAAACAAGACGGTCACCTTCCTCCAAGGGTTTAGTTTCGGGAAAATAAGAAAACGTGTAGTGAAATTTATTGGTAGCACCTTTGTTTTCGACAGCGAAAGATGACACGTTTCTACTTGTGAATTCATAATCGTAGTCGGTGGAATTGATTGGAAGGCGTATTGTTTTTCCAACCTCGTGGTCGTTTCGAACAACACCCCCTGTGCCATTCGATGTTACGATCACATCATTTGATAAATACACCAAGTCAGCTTCCAACTCTTCATCATCAGATAAGGTATTCGAAAGACCTTGGTAAGGAATTGATGAATAAAGAATTGAGTAAAGGTCTGTGCCTAAAGGAGCGTAACTGCCTAGAACAGGAATTCGAACGGTCTTTCCTGCGGGAGGGGCAGTTAGAAAACTAACCGTTAAACTTATTGTATTTAAACCTGTGATAGTATCGATTTCTAACCAGGCACCATCTGTAGTCAAAGAATCAGAAATGAAACAACCATACTTATAGGTGTTTGGTGTATCCTGATAACCAGCCAAGGCGTATACATACTCCATCCTGTTACCAGTCGAGGTCGCTTGCCTGATTGTGTAGTTTTTTTGATCAGCTACGGTGGTGATAGTCAAATAAGTCGTTCGGACAAAGTTTACCAAACCTCTATTTGGTGTGATGACCTCACAGCCCGTACCACCTAGCAACAGAGTAATTTTTATTACATCCGTGCTCGCCGGAAAGTAGGATGCGAAATTCACCTCGTAACTACCATCTGATTTTCTGGTTATTTTTGCATTTTGACCGAAGCCGAGAGGCAAATCAGCAGCGGTGTCAGCCTTCTGTACTCGCATGACAGTCAACACAGCCATGTTATCGATGGTAGCAGGGACGGTCACTTTTGAAGTCCCGTTACCTACAGTATGCCAAACCCGTTCTACCAAACCACCTTTAATATCTTCTCTTGCTGTAGTCGGATTGATGAAATTAGAGGCAGGTCGAATGAAAGCACTGTCCAAGTATCCGTTAATGGTTCTTGTTACAGCGAGATTTCTGATTTTTTGATCCCGAGACCATAAGACTTCTTTTGAGGTCAAATCATCACGAACAGAATAAAAATCCGTAGGTAAATAGGATAGACCAGAACCCGCAGGTAACACTAAATCATACTCAACAAGAAGGGGTTTGCCTAGAATATCGTTGTTGTTAAGTGGTTTAAACGTAACTTTATTTTTCTTTAGCCTATCCCCAAGATTAACCCAACCAGAAATGCCCACCGATGTGTCAGCCGATATTTCCGAACCCGTCGTAGCGTTGGTTACTTTAGGAATCTTCTTTAACCCGATGAAGGGGTTGTAATCTTGGTAGTCATCTGAGTCAGCACTCGTATAAAAAACAGGAGGTTCAATCTCTAACCTACCGTTCACTAAACTACCCGCTGTAATGTACTGAACTACACGCTCAGTCATTTCGTTATCAGTGAAGGATCTACGAATTCCATTTGGTTTTCGTAGCATATTGTCCGCAATACCTGATCTTTCAGTTGTGGAAATACCATCGACCTGAAGATTTTTTGCGGAAAATAATTCAGATGTGCCACCAAGAGAAAGACGATTAGGTAACCCATCCAAGATATCTCTTAGAGATTTGTCAGCGAGTGAGGGGTAATTTATATTGAAGTCGACCACATGACGAAGGTCCTCAATTTCATGGTCTGCGATTTCATCTACGAAAAGACCATCAGGACGATCGCTTACAAGGTCTTCAATTTTTTTATTTCCACCGTTCAAATTTGTTGAACTGTACGCTAAACGATTTCTACGGTGAATCGCACAAACAGGTAATGCATAGACATACCCATCAACGGTACCTAATGCACTCGTATCTGTATTTGTGCCACCTCCAGCAATAAAATGACCTTGAGGTGTTTTAACAAAATTTTTACCGATGATAGGACTTGTTTTTGCTCCTTGCGCAAAAACAGCGGGATGGTCTACACCTTCTCGAAATGATAGAAAATCCACACCTTCGACTACACGGTAACGATACTTGATTTGAGTACGTTTCGTCGTTTCGCGACCGATGTTAGAATCAACTAAATCATTTGCGATCGGAGTACCTGCGTACTGCGAGTTTCCATATTTTGGAATGTAGGAATCACTTGAAATAACCTCTTCCCACACCTCAAGGAAAACCAAATCTTCTCGACTGCCGATGGATGGACCATCACCGATGATGAAGAAACTTGAGTTCTCATCACCATTGCCCAACATCTGCCAAACATTCTGCGTCGCATTAGCTTGGAACTGATTAGTTCCCCCGCCAACGTGAAACACATGCCCGTTTATCAACACAGTAGGGTTAGGAATGGAAATCGTATGTTTCCACACATTCGTTCCACTCGAAGGACGACCTGTAATTGGACCTTTGATAACGAAACCACTCGTCGTTATCGCGGATACCAAGTTTCGGAGATTTTCCACACCGATCGCCTGAACAAGGTTCCACTCACTGTCGAGAGGAGGACGAAGAGGTTGAAAAACGACTCCTGTAAAGGATCTGTCTTCCGCTGGAAGCACTCTACTGGTTTTGTTTCCTAAATTCCTCAAACTCTTTCTCCCTTTACACTCTTACGCGATGCAATTATCAAAACTTTACGAGTTCAGGATTTCTGATCAACTAAGCATAGTTCTTAGAATTATTGCTTAATTAGCAGAACACAGCTCCCGAATACCTTCCGTTCGATATATAAAGCGTAACTCCATAAAGGGTGAAATCCATTTTTTGCACACACTCAGGGCAAAGAAAAGCATCGAAATGCTCGAAGTCCCCAACGATGCCTTCACCGATAGGATCTCCATCTTTATAGACGTTCCCAACAACACCTAACCCCAAAGTATGTACTTCCACATCACCTTGGTAGGAGCATCTTGAGCACGACCATCCCTTACACACAAATACACTTGTTTTTATCTTCGGAAGTTCCATCCTAAGATGATAGCAAATTTAATACAAACACAATTCTCATTTCAAAAACATCCACAAAGATGTCTGAAATAAATTTATGCTCATAAGAAACTACTCACTCTGGTCGCTCATATCAGAGAATTTCGACTCACCTCGTATCCCTTTTGGAGCTTGGCATCGAGTCTACAGTTAAGAGGGTTTTCTAGCTTCAGGAGCTCAAGCATCCTGTCCTAACTGTTTGTTTTTACTGTTTCTTATAGATGTTTTTCTTCTTTTCCTATTTCAGTTTTTTGTCTTTGTTTTTTTTCGAACTTTCGGGGCTTCACTTTTCATCGTGTCCGTCCAACCACGAGGCTTTCACCTCGATTCTCCGAGCATCTCGACGAGCTTTCATTTCTAAAAGCGGGGCGAGTGTCTTCTCTGGTCCATCCGTTTCACAGGTAACTTCTTGGGTCGTCGACCCTTGTCGCTACGAGCTACCCACCGCAGACACCCAACTTAAACTATCGTTCGGTGACGCTACAGGAGATGATGTTATCGGCTGTGCCCTGACCTAGTTCAGATGATGCTGTAAAGATTGCACAGGGATGAAATAGTTCACCCCTTCGAACCAACAGCCTATGCTCCCACAAGACTGACCTACATGAAGACCATTACTTCAGAAAGTGATGGTAGTGAACATCACCCATTTCCATAAACCTTTTGCCCTTAACTTCTCAGGTAAACAGTAGCGGAATTCAATCCATTCCCATAAACCTAGATACGCTTCTATGAAGACCATCAATCAAGAAGGTAACAGTAGCGGAATTCAACCCATTCCCATAAACCTTTCCCACCAACTTCTCCAAGATAAACAGTAGCGGAATTCAATCCATTCCCATAAACCCTAGATACGCTCCTACGAAGACCATTAAAGACAAGAAGGTAACAGTAGCGGAATTCAATCCATTCCCATGAACCTTTGACTTAACTTCTCTGAAGGATTGCAGTAGCGGAATTCAATCCATTCCCACAAACCTTAGATACGCTTCTGCAAGTGTTACTTGCTTACAGAATGAACTCTGTCTTTCGGTAAACTAACTATCAAGAATAGATACCTGTTCACACATTGTTCATCTGAACGATTACATAATAGACAGACAATTTCGGCGGAGTCAATAACTCATCTAAGATTTTCAAAATAAATATACTTGACTACTTTTGATGCATTTAATCGAGGGCAGTCTTACTGTTTCTTATAGATGTTTTTCTTCTCTTCCTATTACAGTTTTTTGTCTTTGTTTCAAAGAAACAAAGTAAGAGGGTAAGATCTATATCTATTTATATTTATATTTATAATGATCTAAAATATAGCATTTTATGTTTGATTACTTTTATAGCACTATGACATGATAGATACCTACTGTTTCTTATAGATGTTTTTCTTCTCTTCCTATTACAGTTTTTTGTCTTTGTTTCAAAGAAACAAAGTAAGAGGGTAAGATCTATATCTATAAATATTGAGTAAAGGATAGTTCATAGGAGAAGAGAAGAGGATAGGGATACCTCATAGGATACCTCATAGGATACCTCATAGGATACCTCATAGAAGAGAAGAGTAGCTCATAGGGTGAGATAAATCGTTCATCCTTTTCAACCTACGGATGGGGGTGAAAGGTGAGTGCTTTAAAGGCAGAACTCAAAAGAGTTGTGAAATTCGCTGAAAGCCTAGGACTCAAGGTGCATTTCATAGATGCGTATAAGCGCGATTACCACGGTTGTTATATGCACCCTGAGAAATTCGAACCTGGCATAATCGAAGTTTGTAAAACCAGAAGAACCACCATCACTTTTCAAATCATCACCTTGCTTCATGAGATAGGTCACCATCTTGACTTCATCGAATCAGGGAAGATGCCAGATTCCTATAATCTCATCGATTCCGATGACTGTCCCGATTGGGCTAGGAAATCAATCTTTAAAGCGGAAAGGCGTGCCTGTAAGCACGCTGAAAAGCTGTACTGGACTTTGAGACTCCGAGTTCCTTTTTGGAAGGTCAAAATGGAATTGTCTTTGGATATTTTCCTGTACCGCATGTTCAAAAATACAGGGGACTATCCAACCACGAAACAGTATGAAAGTTTTCGGCGGAATTGGAAAAAGAGGTTTAAGGAAAGATATTCAAAAGATACACCCCCAAGGAGTAAACTGATTGATTGACTTTCCGCCGATTTGACCTTAGCCTTTTTAAAAGAGGTACAATCATGTCAAAGCGTGTGAGTAAGAGCAGTCTAAAAACTGTTTCTAAAAATTCTGTAAAAAAACCATCTCAAGCAAAACCATCCGTGAAGGGTTCATCTGCACATCTCAGCAGCCCTAAAAAGGTATCAAACAAGCCCAAGGGTGAGGTTAAAAAAACTTCGAAGGTGGTTTCCCCTGTCACAGACAAACAGGGGTATGTGCCAAAAGTAAAAGAATTAAAAAGTGAATTGAAACAACATCTGCTTAACGAAAAGGCTGATATTGAAAAAAGAATCTCCGCGATTCAATTCAGACCCTCTGAATCAACGGGTGATTTCGGGGATATTAGTTCAGCCCTCTCGGATGAGGGTCTTCTTTTGATCGAACGTGACCGGTTGATCGATCAGCTTGAAAAGGTTAAACAGGTTTTAAACAGACTAACGACAAACAAGTATTTTGCGAACTGCGATGATTGCGGGGAAGAGATCGAGTATAAACGTCTTATCTTCATCCCGACAGCTCGTCGTTGCGTTCATTGTCAACAAAACGCAGAGAGAAAATGACGCCGATTCAAGCGATTTATGCAAGAATGCCTGTCAAACCCAAAAGTACATTACTTGTGGGTAATCGAAGCGCAGATGATTTCACAAAAACTTATTTTTCCGATGCAGATTCACTTTACATCGATCACTTGACTAGCGAGAAAGCTGAAGAAATGATCTACTTCTCATCTTTAGCCCCTCGGGGAGATCGAAGAGTTGTGGTAGTCAATAATCTTTGCCACTCCAGAAAAGACATTCAAGCGACTTTGCTCAAAGCGATCGAAGATTCCCCTGAACGTAGTTTTTGGGTTTTATCCGTAAAAAACCGTAACCGCATCTTGGAGCCTATCATCTCTCGATCATTTATCATGGATTGGGTTCAGTCATCCGCTGAAAACGCTCTTTTTACATCAGAACTCAAGCAACTAATTTCAAGTAAAAATTATCTTGACCTATTTAAACTTCATTTCAAAATATCTGAAATGGCTGGCAAAGATTTGGAACAAATTAAAAATTTACATCTATCTTGTTTAGCGGAATTGATGTTTTTAGTTCCCACTGAAACAGCTAAAAAAATTCAGCATTTAAGGCAAGAAATTATAGCTCAAAATAGGACTGAAGTGAGTTTCAAATCAGCTTTGCTTGAGGTCTTGTCATGAAAATAAACGATGCTCTTGGTAATATTCCTCAAGCATCGGTATTTCTAAGCTACGGTACAAATTTATTTGCAAAATGGCAGTTAAGAAAAAAACTTGAAAAGATTCACAGTGCGCTTCCGCGCTCAGTAATTTTCGGAGATGATCCTAACTTATTCGAAAAGGCTGAATGTGGTGGTCTAATCCCTGAGCCAAAGTTGGTAATTATTGAAGATTTTTCAGAGATAAAAAATAAAAAATTATTTTTCGATCTCATCGAAAGATCGGCTGAAGGTTCTATTTTTTTACTTCAAAGCGCAAAAAAAGAAAAAATTGCAACAACTAAGAGCGTTGTAGAGATTGAATGCTCAGACTCGAAGCAAAACGAACGAGAATTTGTTCAGACAGTGAGAGACTGGTTAAAAAGTTCTAGTTTCACTTTAAATGACAACGCTTTGAAAAAAATCTTCTCTCTGACGAATGGGGATTTGTTCCACGCTTTCAACGAAATACAAAAGGTTGCAATTTACGCCCACGCTACAAATTCAGCTCACATTTCTTTAGATGAACTTCGTTGTTTGATGGGTCCTCGTTTTGATACAGACCCTTTTGCCTTTTCAACTTTTTATCTGCAAAAAAATTCGAAAATGGCTCTTAACGAATTACACACTTGGAAAATCACTGATGTGCAGCTTCAGCTTCACAGCCAATTCAAAGCTATTGAAAAAGCCTTGCTCGCTTTGGTCTGTAAGAAAAAGAATATGAAAATAGAAAAAATCACAGCGGAAACAGGCATTCCTTTTTGGTATTTCAAATACTCCTTTCCCGAGATTGAATCAAAATGGTCGGAGAAAGAATTGATCGGTGCTCTCAAAGACTGTACCATCGCAATTCATAAATCTAAAAAGATTGTGAATATTGCTGTACCGATAATGATGGAGAGCGTTCTGCGAAGATGTAAATTCGGCGGAACAGTGGAGTAAAAAATGGAAATTTCTAAAGATTTTTTTGTAGGTGGGGGTTGGCACCCTTCAAATGACCTACTCGACTCCGACTTCCCTGAATGGTTTTATAAGGAAACAGTTTTTCAAACTGAAAAGAAAAAACAAGTTTATCTTGATGGGCATACTTTCAATTTGCCTTTAGAAAGTCATTCCTACGTTTTTCGATGGATCATGCCCCAAAAACCAAACATCTATAAGCCTGATTGGGAAATCCCAAATGATTACAGGATGGCTTCTGTCCTAAGATTTACTGTAGGTGAGTGGTTTGGATTGACGGAACAAGACTTAAACGAAGTGCGCGAAGGTCGAGCTAACCTATCAAGAGATAAACTCGCGCACATTTCGAAAGTGCTTGAAAACTCGTTTCTGTTTAATGGGTTGAAAATACCCTACATCGAAGTTCGGTGTGATTGGGTGTCAGACAAAGAACTACAAAATTTTATCGATTTCCATCAAGGGAAAACTGCTGAACAAGCGTTCTTAATTACAAAAAACGTAAAAGAGTCACAAATTAAACAAAAACGTGAGTTATTACGAAGTGTCACAGACACCTTACGTTCCAAACCCAATTTCCTTTCAATTTTGAGGGATGTGGTGGGTGAAAAAATCTCGGTCGAAGATGCAGTCGAGATGACAGGTAACTCAGGTATTTTTCAAAAGGGTGTGTGATGCAGATTGTAAAACGTAATGGAAAAAAAGAAGACGTTAAGTTCGACAAAATCCTGCAACGAGTGAAAAATCTTTCGGATGGTTTGAAAGTTGAGCCTGTAGCTGTTTCTCAAAAAGTTGTAGCTGGTCTTGTTGATGGTATTTCATCGACCAAGATTGATGAGTTGTTGGCAGAAACCGCAGCCGTGCTCACAACCGAGCACCCTGACTACGCTTGTTTGGCTGCAAGAATTTCAGTATCCGCCTTACATAAGGTCACAGCTTCGTCGTTCTACCAAACGATGAAACAGCTTTATAAAGAAGGTGTCCTTTCAGATCAGTTCATCGAATTTTTGCGCGGAAATGGGCAAAAGATTGATGCCATGCTCGATTATGAGCGTGACTTTAATTTTGAATACTTTGGTTACAAAACACTAGAAAAAGGCTACCTGCAAAAGATCAATGGGAAGATTGTTGAGAGACCTCAACATCTATTTATGCGCGTTGCCGTTGGTGTCGCCGGTTTGGGTGGTGGCACTCTGGATGATGTGAAAGAACTGTACGAAATGATTTCGAACGGTTTGTACACTCACGCGACACCTACGCTGTTCAATGCGGGTACAAAAAGACCTCAACTTTCGAGTTGTTTCCTTACATCCATGAAATCTGACAGCATCGAAGGCATATATGACACTCTTAAAGAGTGCGCTTTAATTTCAAAAAATGCAGGTGGTATCGGTCTTCATGTTCACAATATTCGTGCTACAGGCAGCCCTATCCGTGGAATCAACGGCACGAGCGATGGTATCATCCCGATGCTCAAAAACTTCAATGAGACTGCACGATATGTAAATCAAGGTGGTCGTCGTAAGGGATCATTTGCAATTTATCTCGAACCTTGGCACGCGGATGTCGAGGCTTACCTTGACCTAAAAAAGAATACAGGGAAAGAAGAAATGCGGGCGAGAGACCTCTATCTTGCTCTGTGGATTCCAGATCTTTTCATGAAGCGTGTCAGAGAAGATGGAAACTGGACTTTGATGTGCCCTGATGAATGCCCTAACTTGCCTGATGTTTGGGGTGATGAGTTTGAGAAACTCTACACCAAGTATGAATCTGAAAATCGCGGTCGCAAAACCATCAAAGCGCGAGAATTGATGGCGAAAATCATCGAAGCTCAGATTGAAACAGGTGTACCTTATATTTTGTTCAAAGATGCAGCGAACGCTAAGTCAAACCAACAAAATCTTGGCACCATCAAGTCATCGAATTTGTGCTGCGAAATTATTGAATACTCAGATCCAACAGAAACCGCTGTTTGTAACTTGGCAAGCATCTGTTTGCCTAAGTTTGTCAAAAATGGGGCATTTGATCATGAGGCTCTCGGCAAAGTCGTGCGTGTTGCGACTCGGAATTTGAACCGTGTTATCGACATCAACTATTATCCGACACCCGCTACTAAAAAATCGAATGATAGGCATCGCCCGATTGGATTGGGTGTGCAAGGTCTGGCTGATGTTTTCTTTATGTTAGGTCTGCCATTCGAATCTGTAAAAGCACAAGAGTTGAATCAGCAAATTGCTGAAACGATTTATTTTCACGCTGTCACTGAATCGGTTGAACTTGCGAAAGAACAGGGAGCCTACGCGACCTTCCAAGGGTCACCTGCATCTCAAGGAAAACTTCAGTATCATCTTTGGGGTGTAACTCCCACGATGAAATACGACTGGAAAGGTCTTGAGAAAAATGTTGTTGAATTTGGACTGAGAAACTCTCTCTTGGTCGCACCCATGCCTACAGCTTCAACCGCTTCTATTTTTGGCAACATCGAGTGTTTCGAAGCTATTACCTCAAACCTCTATAAGAGAATGGTTTTGGCAGGGGAGTTTGTTCTGGTAAACAAATATCTTGTAGCCGACCTTGAAAAGCTGAATCTCTGGAACAAAGAGATGCGGGATCAAATCATCGCTGAAGGTGGTTCAATCGCAGGTGTCTTCGAAATCCCCGATGAAATCAAACAAGTGTATAAAACTGTTTGGGAAATTAAAAACCGAACAATCATCGACATGGCTGCGGCACGTGGTCCTTTTGTTTGCCAAAGTCAGTCTATGAATCTCTGGTTTGCAAAACCGACGTTTGGGGCAATCAACTCCGCGTTGTTCTATTCATGGGAGCGTGGATTAAAGACAGGTAGCTACTATATCCGAACGAAACCCGCTCTTGAAGCAGTAAAAGTCACGACAAACACTAAAACAGATAAACCTGAATATACGGCTCAAGAAGCTATCGTATGTTCTCTCGACAACCCAGAAGACTGTGTTGCTTGCTCTTCATAAGGTGATTTATGACAGATAATAGATATTCTATTTTTCCAATCAAGCATTCAAATTTGTGGGAAGCCTTCAAAGTTCATCAGCGTGCGATCTGGACTCTTGAAGAGCTAGATTTTGCGAGAGACCTACAAGATCTTCCAAAACTCACAGCGGGTGAATTACATTTTGTTACTTGGGTGCTAGCATTTTTTGCTCAATCAGATGGAATTGTGAATGAAAATTTGGCAATCCGTTTCTATAAAGATGTAGAAATTCCAGAAGCTCGCGCCTTCTACACAATGCAAATGCTCATCGAGACTGTACATGCTGAAACGTATGGCAAGTTGATCGAGACTTATGTTTCTGACTCTCAAGAGCGGAATAAGTTGTTCAACGCGATCGAAAATATCCCAACTATCGCCGAAAAAGCGAAATGGGCGATGAAGTGGATTGATTCACAAGAAAACTTTGCAAAACGATTAGTCGCATTCGCTGTTGTTGAAGGCATTTTTTTCAGTGGGAGTTTTTGCGCGATTTTTTGGTTTAGAAAGCGGGGCTTACTTCCAGGTTTAGCGAGTGCCAACAATTTGATTGCTCGTGATGAAGGTTTGCATTGGGTTTTTGCAGCCGAACTTTTCAAAGAGATGGGCTTGAAACTAAGTGTTGAAGATTTCAGAACGATCGTGACCGAAGCGGTCGAAATCGAACGTCATTTCATCACCGATGCTTTGCCTGTCAGCCTGATTGGAATGAATGCAACTCTCATGGCACAATATATTGAGTACACAGCGGACAGATTGTGCGAAAAATTTGGTTACGAGAAAATTTACAAAGTAGAAAACCCATTTGATTTCATGGCTTTATCTGATTTAGAGCTTAAAGGTAATTTCTTCGAAGTGAGGACTACGGAGTACCAAAAGCCTTTATCGAGGTCTCTTGATTTCGACTCTGATTTTTAAGTCGAGTTTAATTTTAGGGTGTTTTTCATCCTGAAAAACACCCTTTTTAATAGGTAATCTTATGAAAAGTGCTGAGAACTACATAGAGATTCTGAGAAGGTATAACAGCTCTTACTACACTTCGAGAGAACCTGAAGTATCAGATCAAGAGTACAATGCTATCAAAAATGAATTTAGACAGCACTACCCAGACCACCCTTTTCTTCGCGGGGTAGGGGTCACATCAACCCAAACCGAGGCATCAACTTCGGTTTCTGCAAATCACTCCATCGCGATGGTTTCTCTGAAATCTATTTCAGAAGAGGGTGAGTTTCGCTCTTGGGCGAACGATGTATCTAACGATGGGATTTTCTGTGTGTCGGAGAAAATCATAGGTCAGTCATTCAGTGTTTCTTATTTACAAGGGAAATTCTACCAAGCTATTACTAAAGGTGATGGTAAAACGGGTATCGATATTTCTAAAGATTTGCGACAAAAATTGCCATTTGGTTTGCCTGTATCGATATCAGTAGTCCTTCAAGGGGTCACTTCACCCCAAGGTCTTTATTTTTTTGATTTGCTTGGAAGTATGGTGTTTCATGTGGAACATCAAAAATTTGATTACATAAAAAACATTTTGAAACTACAGACTCCGTTTTACAAGAAAGCAGCGTTAGAGGAAGTTGTTTCTATTTATAAGAGCTACAAAAAAAACAGACCCTCATTCTTGGATGGAATCATCATCACAGTCGATTCAAAGATACAGCAAGAAATGTTAGGTATTGATAAAGATCCACCCGATTATAAAGTGAATTTTAAACTTAGCTAATTTCGGCGGATACTTGTTTATAAGAGCTTCATGTGAGATAAAAATTACATGAACGACATAGAAATTCATGAAAAAGTCCAAGCAATTCTTCATGAGCATGGAAGTGAAAGCGACCGTGCTATTCTTAAATTTGAGCAGAACATAAGCACTTTTATAACGAATGTTTACATCAATTACCCTTCAGGTCTGTCATGGAACGCTACCCATGCTTTGGGTCAAGAGTTTGCAAAATCGACTGAGGTAGAAGGGCATTTGCTTTTCTTTTTGAACAACAAAATCGCATCCGAAGGGCATACCTGCTACCCCTTGAGTTTGCTTTTCGGAGCCATGAAATACAACTTTCCGTATCTGAAAAACGAAAAAGTTGATTTAGAGAATGCGCTTAGAAAACTTATAGACCTAGGGAAAGTTGTAATAAAAAACAAAACCGTGTGGATACAACATTCCTACTCCGATGAATCCAAAATTCTCAGTGGTTTAAGAGATGTAGTGAGTCGACCTTCAGATGTAGAAGTTCCTTTGGATGCCTTCACAGCGGGTTTGACTGAAATGCAAGCATCGGTCATCCGCTCACTCAGTAAATCAAGAATGGTAATTTTGGATGGTTACCCTGGTACCGGAAAAACCTACTTGTCTGCGAAAATTTCTCAGGTTCTTGAAGCCGATGGATTTCAGGTAACTCTGCTTGCTCCAACGGGTCTCGCTGCAAAAAATCTAAAAGACCGCTGCAATAAACACGCATCAACCATCCATTCTTTTGTCCTATCTCAAAAAAATAAAGAAAAATCTTTGCAAGGTAGACACGCATTTCTCATCGATGAGTTTTCGATGGTTGACACGCGTATCTTCTCAGATTTTTTTGAAGTCATACAAGATTGTGAACCGTTTTTAGTTCTTGTCGGTGATACGAATCAACTTCCATCTGTAGGTGGTGGAAACCTTCTTTCTGAAATCATATCTTTGAAACAAATACTAAATTTCTCTTATACTCAGCTAACTGAAATCATTCGTCAAAAAACTGGTAGTGAGATTGCTCAAAATGCAGCTTTGATTAGGTCGGGTAAAACAAATTTAATCAACGCTTCTGAATTTAAGTTTTACGAAATGAATGAACGAGAAATACCTAATTTGATTTTGAAGTCAGCGCAAAAACTGATGGCTGAGAAGAGAAATTTTGTAGTTCTATCACCTGTGAAAAAAGGCTCATGTGGTGTAGATTTTTTGAATATCAAGTTGAAAGAGATATTCAATCCACCTGCAATAGAAAAAAGAGAATTAAACTCTTGGCGTGAAGGTGATCGAATCCTGGTCAATAGAAACTTTTACGATTTAGGTTTGGTTAATGGTGATATCGGTCACATAAAAGAAATTCTAGCGAACAATAATATGATTATTTCGGTCGCAGGAAAAGAGTTTCAAATAAACAACGAAGTGATCGTAAATTTGAAATTATCCTACGCAATCACGGTTCATAAATCGCAAGGGTTGGAATTCGAGACAGTAATAATGCCTTTCGTAGATGCGTTTGGAACCATGTTAAAAAACAGGCTACTTTACACTGCTATCACACGAGCTAAACAAAAATGTGTTGTATTTGGTTCATCTTCAGCATTGTCGAAAGCAATTCGAAACACCAAAGATCAAGATAGATTTACAGGACTGCGTTTGCTTGAGACTGGGAAGCCTTCGTGGAGTAAGACATGAATGAAAGTCGAATGAATGAGATAATCTTAGATATAACAAAAATGCAGATTGATTTATCAGGGAATCAAGCTGACATCACTCGTTATTATTTGACTCAAATTCTTGCAGTTGGGAATGCTCATCTGAACAGATGTTCTGAGTTTCTTAATGAAGCCGTAGATTCTATTCGAAAGCTAGAACCTGTTTTAGACAATTCTGAAGATCAGCTTTCTCTATCTGAAGATGACCTTTATTTAAACGACAATCAGGTTCAACAACTTTCGAGTCAAAGATTGAAAGATGCTTTTGTTCGACAAAAAACTAAAGATCTTCGTCACCGTGTTATTGAGTTAAGGTCTAAAAAGAAGAGCCTCACCAATTTAGTAAAGATTATTGAAAACCGTATGAAATCTATTCAGAACACGATTGTTTCTGTAAAGAAACAATTCGAAAGTACGATGATGACCGCGAAATATCTTAACTTTGATCCCACGGCAGTCGAAACACCGATAAATACAATTCATTCCGACCCTGCGCTCATCGATCCTATCGAGGATCCAGCTCTATCTGATTTGTTAGGCTAATGACGTAATAAGTACAAGTGGTTCCGGTATTGACTATAATCAAGTAAGTAGAGGGAACCATAAATGGAACTTACTAAGAAAAAAAAGGAAAAGAGGGCTGAAGGTGAGCACACCGAGGGTTACTTGCGAATCCTCGAAAGACGCAAACGTGAAGCTAGTTATAAATTGTATAAAAAGATGGAGATCGTAGACTTGCTTACAGGAGTCTGTGATTTACCAAAAGCAAAAATTGGAAATGTTTTTGATGCTTTCTGTGATTTACTTGTGGAAATTTCACACACAGAAAGCATCATCCAATTTCCAAAATTCGGTCGAATCATCTTTGAACCTAAGTTTCAAAGACGCATTTTTAATCCAAAGCTAGATCGCACTGTTATTTACCAGAACCCTCGCATCACTCTTCGATTGTCAGCGAGGTTGAGAACTTTGCTTCGAAAGCAATTCCGGAGAAACTGTTATCAGCTCTATGAGTTGAACGGTTTAACTCCAAGTGTTTATGTTAGATCTGAAAGAAAAAAGAAGGGCGCTGATGAATAAAGATCAGATCAAGTTTGAAGAGGAATTGCCTTTGATGCCTATTAGGGATGTAGTCATGTTTCCGAACATGATTATACCTTTTTTCGTAGGCAGAGAAGAATCCATCCGTTCTATCAACTTCGCCTTGCAGCACACCCACCGAGTTGTGATTTGCGCGTCGCAAAAAGATATCTTGAATGATAAACCGTCTCCTTCAGACATCTATGAAATCGGTACTGCTTGTTTAATCGTCCGCACCAAAAATGTACCTGATGGACGGGTTAAAATTTTGGTTCAAGGGCTAGGTAAAGTAAAAATAACCGAGTTTGTGTCATCCAATCCTTATGTAGTTAAATATGAAAGGATAGATGAACCCGCCGATTCTCAAGAGGATCCTGAAACAATCGCTATCGTACAGCTCGTGAAAGATAACATCACTCAGCTTATCGATCTCGGGAAGTTTATTACTGCCGAGGCTCCAGCTATCCTTGAAGAAACAGATGCAGGTAAACTTGCAGATTTACTTGCGGTAAATCTAACCCTCAAGGTCTCTGAAAGCTACGCTCTTCTTGAAGAAATTTCCCCTAAGAAACGACTAGATATCATTAACAAGCATCTTGTAGCTGATATTGAAATCCACAAAATTCAGCAAAAAATAAAAAACACTACAAAAGAAGAGATGACTAAAACTCAACGCGAGTATTATTTGCGTGAGCAACTCCAATCTATTCGCAAAGAGCTAGGCGAAGTAGAAGACAAGGAAGGTTATTCGAAAAAAATCAAAGATGCGAAAATGCCTCCTGAAGCTGAAAAAGAAGCTCTGAAACAAGCTAAGAGGTTGGATTCTTTAAGCCCTGATTCTTCCGAAAGCGGCTTGATTAAACATTATCTTGATTGGATGGTCGAGGTTCCTTGGTCAATCTCTACTGAAGATGATACAAGCATTTTGCATAGCCGAGAAATCTTGAACGAAGACCATTTCGGTCTTGAAGATGTGAAAGAAAGAATTCTTGAATTCTTATCAGTAAGAAAACTTAAAGCTGATAGTAAAGGTCCTATCTTATGTTTTGTTGGACCCCCTGGTGTTGGTAAAACTAGCATCGGTCGATCTATCGCTAAATCTCTCGGACGCAAGTATATTCGCTGTTCTTTAGGTGGTGTCCGTGATGAGGCTGAAATTAGAGGTCATCGTCGAACCTATATTGGTTCCATGCCAGGAAAAATCATTCAAAGCCTAAAACAAGCAGGTAGCAATAACCCTGTTTTTATCTTGGATGAGATTGATAAGATGGGGCGTGACTTTAGAGGTGATCCATCAGCGGCTTTGCTCGAAGTTCTTGACCCTGAGCAAAACAGAGAATTTAAAGACCATTATCTAAATGTACCTTTTGATGTAAGCCAAGTTTTTTTCATCGCCACAGCAAACTCGTTGGATACGATTCCAGGACCTTTGCTAGACCGCATGGAAGTCATCAAGGTATCAGGTTATACTGATCGTGAAAAACTTGAAATCTGTAAACAATACCTTTTGCCTAAACAGCAAACAGAAAACGGTTTGAGCGATAAAGTTATTGAATTTACAGAATCAGCGATTCAAAAGATTATTCGAGGTTATACGCGAGAAAACGGTTTGCGTAATCTTGAAAGGCTTGCCTCTAAAATTTATCGTAAAATTGCCCTGAAAGTCGCTGAAGATGGTGTTGATGGTAATTTCAAGATCGATGCTGAGGATATTCCGACCTACTTAGGTAGTGTGAAGTATCTCGATGATGACTTGGCTGAAAAAGATTTGGTAGGGGTTGTCACAGGTCTGGCTTGGACAAGCGTTGGTGGTGAAACTCTGGAAATGGAAGCTATTAAAGTTCCAGACACTACCTTCAACATCAAGGTCACAGGTCAGCTTGGTAGCGTTATGAAAGAATCATCAGAGATATCTTTCAGTGTTGTCAAAAGCAAACTCTCTGAATTAGGTGTGAACATCGAGGATCACAAAAACACTTCCATCCACGTTCATGCCCTTGATGGAGCCGTGCCAAAAGATGGACCTTCGGCGGGAATCACGATGGCTGTCGCTATAGCGAGTGTCTTGTCTGATCGTCCGATCAGCAGGGATGTAGCCATGACGGGTGAGCTCTCGTTAACAGGAAGGGTTATGATCATCGGTGGGGTGAAGGAAAAACTAATCGCCGCCGCAAGGAAAGGCTGCAAGAAAGTCCTCATCCCTAAAGATAACTTCAAAGACTTGGAAGATGTTCCCAAAGAGGTTCTCTCAGCTTTAGAGGTGGTTCCTGTGAGTACGATAGATGAAGTATTCAGCCACTCTCTGAGCAAAAAAAAGAAAAAGGGGTGATTTGTGGCGGAGATTTACAGGGATAATGAAGGTGTAGTTCTCAAAAAACTCGGCAAACCTGTTCGCAGAACTATTGTGGACAAAAATACACGAGTTTCTGATGATTTTGACCTGACTACCCCTGAAGAAGAATCGACTCGACCTGTCGGCAAAAGGACTTTGATTGCAAACGAAGGTCCTTCCTCAGATGGAAAGATAGATTTCAAAGTTAATCCTGACTGTTTTGACTATCTTTTGCAGTACCACGAATCCTATAAACACCCTAATGATGCTGAAGGTTACAAGGCGACATCTGAAAAAGTCTGTAATAGTTTCAATAAAATTTTCAAAAGTCAGATGACTCCACCTGAACTAGCTTCTGAACTTAATTCGCGTCTTGGGGTATCTGTAGGTGGAACAACACCACCGACAGTCTTAGGGGCAGAAGCCATTAAAAATAGACAAGTCGGTCAGCGATTAAAGCCACAAGAAGAACCGAGGCAAGAGCAGCAAAAATCGGAATCTTCCGATGATATTCTTTTTACACCGTTGAAAGTCGAGCGGCTGAGTACCGTTTCGGGTGGTAAAGTTTTATTGTCAGGTGAACGCTATGAAATTTGTAAAATTTTGAATTGTCCCCATATCTGTGTTGTTTCTCGAAACAAAGGTAAGCTGACTCAAAACGGTCTGATGCACGCAGCTTGCTCGAATTCAGAGCAAGGGGAAATCGACAAAAAAACTTGCCCGCAAGAAGCACCCCGAAACGACAAAGAAGAATTGGCTTATCAACTATTCTTTCAAACATTTGGTGATGAAATGAAAGCTCGAAAGATGCTTTTCATATCTAAAGAGGTATTTTCACCAAAGTAACTTTCCGCCGAAATTTATTTTTGGTGAGGTATTGATTTTTCCGCCGAAATCACGGACGATAAAAAAGGTAAGGGAATTGCCAAGGTCGAAGAGTGATGATCTTTGACTAAACTCACTATGACCAAGTGAGATTCCGACAAAGACTAACGGTCAAAAGTCAAGAGGTGAATCATGTCATCATCAGTTCAGGAAATGTCGTTCGATGATAGCTCTCTAGCATCTGCACAGGTAGACCGCTTTAAGGGCACTAAAGATGTTACGGATCGTATCGCTTTTGTTCATCTGAACCCGCAGAAAAAACCGGTCATCAAATCAGCGAATGTGGTATACATCGAAGGTGCTGGTTACTGCATCGCAAATGAAGCGACTGAAAAATTGGGTTATACGAGCGCATCTCAGCGGTTTGTGGCGATTATTGCGCACTATACAACTGATCGTCTCGGAAAGCTCAAAACCCCGTTCACGGAAAACAGCGTGAACTTGAAATACTACATCTTCTCTAAGGCGAAGGCTGAACGCCTTAGTGCTATCAACTCCGAGTTCCCTCTTTCGGAACACGATCTTTTGGCAAAATGCACGGAAGCTACTTACCAGAAGATTGACTTTACGCCTTGTAAAGAGGCTGCGTGGAAACTCAAGCCTGAGATCAAGAAATTGGTCGAGGAGCAAGTCGCTGTTCTTGCCAAGAACATGGACCGCGAGCTTGGGCGTACATGGACGGTTGAGGAGTTGAAAGCTAAGTTAGGACAAGCCTCGGAATCTGAAGAACCTGATTCTGCTTCAACAGTTAATCAGAGTTCAGCAGCAGACGATATCCTAGCTTCCCTTTAAACCAAGGATGGGGATGGGTGCTCTGAAAGGAGCACCCATCAGGGGTTTTCATGCGAGTTATTGGCGTTGACCCATCACTAACCAATCTTGGTTATTGTGTCTTAGATTCCAAAGATGGATTGCTTGAAAAAGGTAAATTTCAGACATCACCGGAAGATGGTCTGAACATACAGCGGTATTTCTTACAAGCGAAACGCATGTCTGAACTTATTCGCAAGTATGATATCAAGTATCTAGCATCCGAATCACCAATCATGCGTGATTTTTCAACCGAAATATTGTTTGGATTACAAAGTTTTCTTCAAGGTGTTTATTGGGCTCACGGCTTGAAAGTTGTGTTTTTAGCACCAACTCAAGTGAAAAGTTACGCTTGCCCTAACACCAAAGGAAAAGTTTTCAAATCCGACATGGTAAAAGCCGCTCGGTTGGATCTAGGGATGGCTGATAATGCTCGCCTTGCTAACGATGTCGCTGATGCCTTCTGGATAAGTAAGATAGGATTTCGTTTTTGGTCTTACATGGAAGGTGAAATCAAAGAATCCGATTTAACCAAGAAGGAACATGACATGTTTCTTCAACAACATGAGTATACACGGGGTAAGAAAAAAGGTTTTGTCGAAAAGAAGGGGATTGTTTTCCGCCGAAATGAGATCTACTATCTTTTCGATGAAATTCCCTACCCTGATGCAGACTTTCTAAGGAGAAACCGATGAGCAGCAAGAAAAAAGGCATGTCTGATGTTATTGCAGGTTTGACCAAGGAATTTGGGTCAAGCGTATTGGTGGATTTTAACGAGAAACTTGATTTTATTTATACGGGTTCGATCATCCTGAATAAAATTTTGGGCATCCCTGGTTACCCAAAAAAAAGAATCTCAGAAATTTACGGACCTGAATCATCGGGTAAATCAACTTTGGCGATGATTGCAGCCGCAAACGTATTAAATGAAGGTGGCAACGTCGTTTATCTTGATTATGAAGGTTCTTTTGTAGTCGAGTATGCGCAGACGTTAGGATTCCCTGTAGATCTTATAAATGACCACGACCGTTTTATTCTTGTAAATCCGGAAGACCTTGAAAAAGGTTGGCAGGTGGTACGCACCCTTTTGGAAAGTGCTGCGAAGATTGACCTGATTATCATCGACTCTCTTGCTGCAATGACACCAAGGGCTTTGCTCGAAGGTGATCCAGAGAAAACTCCTCAAGTCGGTCTTCAGGCTCGTAAGATTGGAATGTTCCTCGCTGAAATCAGCAAAACCATTATCGATACCAACACTGCTTTGCTGATCGTGAATCAAATTCGTAACAGAATTAAATCGAGTCCTATGGACTTCGGACCCGACACTGACAGTCCAGGTGGAAGGGCTCTAAAATTTTATGCCACGCTGCGTCTTGAATTGTCCCCTGGACGCAAGGAATCGCGTGAGGCTATTAACCCTGTGACTGGTATTAAAGATGATGTTCCTTTCGGGACTTTCGTCAATGCCGTGTGCCGTAAGAACAAGTTAGCTACTCCCTTCCGTAAGGGCTCGTTCTTCCTTGAATATGGAATCGGAGTGGATAATTTACGTAGTTTGGTTGACCTTGCGGAAAATCTTAAAATCATCACTCGCAAAGGTTCATACTACTTCCTCGATCCAAGTTTCCCTTTGGTCATGGACAGCAATTTGATGGCAGGTGATGAACCTAAATTTCAAGGTTCAGAGAAGCTATACCAATACTTTGCGACTCACTCAGACATGCGTGAGAAACTAGCAGACCGCGTTCTGTTAGATCCAGATGAAAACGTGAAACGGGAGACGTTGGCTGAAGATAAAAAACACAGCTACACACAAGCTGAAGTCGCCCACGATCAAGAAAACGTAAAGTCTGTAAAACGTAAATCAAAAGATGCGGCTAAAGAAGCATGAAAGATGTTTTAAAGGTAGAGTTGGAAAACATCCAAGCGGTGAAAAAAGCCTCGATTGAAATCGAAGGCTTCACCGCTGTGGTTGGGCGTAGTAACTCTGGTAAATCATCATTGATTCGAGGTATGCACGCAGCCTTAACAAATAAGAGCCCCAAAACTCTGTTTCGCACAGGTACAAACCAAAGCTCGGTAAAAATCGAGGATGTTGCTAAAAATATTTCCATCGAATGGAAAAAAGGCGACAAGATAAACGCATACCTAATCAATGGCAAAGAATTTACCAAAGTTGGCAAAGATGTTCCAAAAGATGTAGAAGAATTTGGATTTAAAGATATCCGTGTAAATGATGAACCTCTTGAAGTTCAATTTGCAAGGCAGCACGAATACATTTTCTTATTAAATAGATCCGGTGGGTTCATCGCTGATTTTATATCAAAAATCACCAAAGCTGATGTACTAACTGGTGCTGTGAAAGATTGCGAATCTGATATAAGAAAATGTAATGAAAATATTAAATCTTCTCAAAAAGAAAAGGATCGTTTAGACCTACAACTCCAACGATTCATTTCTGTTGACAAGATAGATACTGATTTAGATGAAACAATCAAAGATATAAAAAAGTCAATAACTTTACATGAAGATGTAATTTTCTTAGATGCATCCCTTCGATCTTTTGAAGATTTTCAAAACCAAATTAAAAAACTTAAAAATCTACCTGAAATTTTGTTTGTCGATTTTGACATCAACGCTATTGAAAACATCGATTGCTATATTCAAGGTAGAGATGATTTGAAGGCTGAACTCTCTGTTCTGTCAAAAATACCTGATGTGCCAAAAGCTGAATTTAACCTTCAGTCGCTTCTCAGTATTGAGTCTTGGGTACTCGAAAGAGATATTCAAAAAAATAAATATGTACCGCTAAAAACTTTAAATGATTTTTCTGTTCCAAGTCTTGATTTTAAATTAGCAGATCTGGAATTGATCGAGATCACTTATAAATCTTTGAAATCAAGAATTCCGAATCTGCCTGATGTACCTGAATTAGAAACAGTCTCCGAAAAAATATCAGACATCAATAACATCGAGTTATTCAGAAAAGATTACACCTCAGTCGAAGCGGACATAATTTCTATCCAAAAACAGTTGAAAGATACATCAGACCAAATCAAAAACTTCTTTGATCAAAAGAAAAAGATGCAAAAAGATTTAGGTGACTGCCCAACCTGTGGAAGAGGTTTCGATGGTGAAGAAAAAGACTGTTCTACTCACAGTGGGTGATGTTCATCTCGCAGATCGGACACCTGCATCCAGAAAAGATGATTACAAAGCAGAAACATTTAATGAACTTAGAATGATAGCTAGGGTTGCAGCCAAGCAAAATGCATCGGCTGTGTTGTTTACTGGTGACATTTTCCACGAGAAAAGTGCCAAAATGAACAGCCATTCTCTTGTTCGAGAAGCCATGTCCGTTTTTTCTTCGTTTCCTTGCCCATGCTATTCTATCGTAGGAAATCACGACATCTCCTACAACCGTATGGAGACCCTTGAAAAACAACCCCTTGGTGTCTTATTTGAGAGCGGTGCTTTGAAAAGGCTAACTCGCGAGCAAATAGGTGAATTCGAGGTCGTCGGTGTCGATTTTGATGAAAATGTTACTTATGAAACTTTGAAACCCAAGAAAACAGACCCAGAGCGCAAGTTAGTTACGGTGTGTCATGTATACGCTGAACCCACGGAAAGAGATCTTTTCGGTGAACCCATTTATGGTTATGATAAAATATCTGAAAATACTGATGTGGATGTCTATGTTTTTGGTCATTACCACCACGACCAAGGTATTGTGAAAATAGGTGATAAATCTTTTGTAAACATCGGAGCCCTATCGAGAGGATCTTTAAATAAAGAGAATCTAGATCGTGATGTGAAAATAGGAAAAATAAGCATCACAAATGGAAAAGTTATTTGTGAAGAGATAAACCTTCCTGTTAAGTCCGGTGTTGAAATATTCGATGTCGAAAAGAAAAAATCCATAGAAGAAAAAGAGAACGAAATAGAGCAATTCGTTTCTTCTCTAGGTAAAGCGAATTTATTCGAGTCTTTATCATCTTTAGAAAATACGATAAAATCTATGGAGCTTGAAAAGAACGTAAAAAATCGCGTTGAGCAATACTTAAACAATCGCGGTGCAGGCATCAATTTATGAAAAAAATGTATCTCACTTATAGTCGTATGAAAGACTACAGTGAATGCCCTAAACGCTACAAATTTAGGTACATTGATAAATTGAAAATACCTGAGGATCTGTACTACGCTTGCTCAGGAACGATCAAGCAAAAGATAGTTGAGCTACTGTATAATGAAGACTGGTTTTTTCGAGAACAACCTCAAATCATTAAAAACCACTTTAAAAAAAGCGTCCCTAATTTATTCAATGACTGGCTCAAAAGTGTTGAAAAAGAGGGGAATCATGTTGATTTTAAAAGATATGATAGAAGCCCTGATGCTTTGATATCTGAAATCACAAATGGTGTTGACCAAATATTTAACATCATAAAATCAGCCAAACTTTTAGTATCTCCTGCGGAAAACAACCGATCAGAGGTTGATGGGGTATTCGAAGGGAAAAATTTTACTTTGAAAGGTCGTATCGACCTTGTAATCGGCGACAGAAGAAACAGCCCTGTTATCATCGATGGGAAAGATACGATCCTAGAAAAAGGTGAAGATTACAACGATCCGGATCAACTCTACGCGTATGCCTTGATGAACGAGTACCAATACGGTGTTTTACCAAGCAAATTAGGTTTCATGATGTTTCGGTTCAACAAAATGCGTTGGATCGACCCCAGAGTGGGATTAAAAACATTCGAAGAAAAAGCGGAAAAAATAGCCGAAAGGATGCTCAATAATGACTTTCAGGCTTCTGTAGGTGATGCTTGCTTGTGGTGTAAATTTAAGCCAAAATGTAAAGAATATCAAACTTGGATGTCATCACAAGGAATCAAAGAAGACACTTTATAAGGTGGAATTATGCAGACTGTAAAAGAACTTTCCGAAAAATATCAAAGTCTATTGAAAAATATTGAACAAGCGAATGAAATGAAGGTTAGGCTTGAAGAGCGTAAAAAAGCGGCTGAAAAAAACCTTCGTGCTTTAGTTCAGAAAGTCACCGAAGCTGGATATGATATTAAGAATTTAGATAAGATTAGGGAAGAGAAAATCGCTGAATTAAAAAATCTAGTTGAAACGAAAGAAAAAGAGATCACTGAAGTGATGTCCCGACTCAACTCGATCTCAGCGGAAACATCAGCGGAATGAGGTGAGTATGCTTGAGTCGTTGAAAATCAACCCATCGGAACTTTTGAAACAGACTCAAGATGCCAAGTTAGCCTTAGCTCGTATAAAAGGTGATAGGGATTCTATTCTTAGAAGACAAAATTTAGCTGAATCGGAAATCGAAACTCTCAAAAAAGAGCAGGTTGAATTATTAAAAGCCAAAGCAGTTTTGGATGACCTTGTAAAGAGTTTTATAGGTTTTCAGCTAGAACGTATCAAAGAGTATGTCGGTTTCGGTCTGAAAACTGTAATACCCGACCAAGAGTTAGATTTTGAATGCGAGGTATCTACCAAGATGAACAAACCTTGGGTGGAATTCCTCACAATAAATTCTGATGGTATCTCAGCGAATGCCTTAGATGGTTTCGGCGGTTCAGTAGCTCAGATTGAGTCTCTGATTTTGAGAGTTCTCGCTATACTACAACTCAAACTATACCCTCTGATTGTATTGGACGAGAGTTTGAATGCGGTTAGCGAGGAATACCTTCCAAACCTTTCACATCTTTTGAGAGAATTATCAAAACAACTAGGTGTGAAAATTTTACTCGTGACCCATAATAAAGAGATCCTTTACTCAGCAACAAGAATATACAAGGCGAGTGAAAAACACGGTAGTCTTCACATTGAAGAGGTACATGAAAGGTGAAAACACCATCGGAAATTTCATCAAAAATAAAACAGGTAAGATTTGAATACCTAAAAGCCGCTTACCAAATTGAATTAACACGGCATCCTTGTAACTGTATTTACAACCGAAAGGTCACGCTTCACGGTGAAGGTGAAGTTGTGACTCGACTTTGTGGTTTTTATTCTGATGATAAAAACTACATCGTTTGTGATACCGAGGATAGTGCTCGGAATTGCGATGCTTTCGTGTGCAAGAAATCTAAAAAGCAAGTTCGAGAGCAACTTGAAAAAGACATGATTGAAAACTCGCACAAGTACCCTGAATTATTGGCTCTTGAGTGGGTTTTAGAAAAGAAAAGCCCTATATTTTTGATTACTAAATTTGATGTTATAGTGAGCGAAATTAAAAGGCTGTTCGTAAATACAAAAGCTAAAATTCAAAAATTCTGGAGAAAAAAATGAATCTAAATAGACAGCAAAGGCGGGCAGCTAACTCCAAAGGTGTTATGCCAAATTTTCAACCACCAGCCGATTTATCCTTGAAATTGGGTGGTATCGTTGAACAACTTCAAGCCTTGCATAAACAAAACCTAAAAATAACTGAATTTAATCGCAAACTGTTCGGGAGTTTTACCAAGCTCAAAGAATCTCTCGAAAGAAAAGGTGTTATTACTCAACAAGACTTTGATGAAGTCGAGTCTCTGTATTTGAACATGCTCCCTCGTCGAGAGGCTAAAATCAGAGAAATTAACGCTTCAGAAATGACAGATGACATGAAAATTAAATTCTGCATCGATGATTTTAATTCGCGTGTTCACGGTTACGATAAATACAACATCATTCCTGTTAGAGATTTGAATATTGCACCAGGTCTTGTGGTCGAATATCTAACAACCAACGGGTACATCTCCGACAATTTAAAAGTAATGGCTGTGAGTATGGGTGTTCCTGAAATGATGATCTCTAGGAAAGAAGAAGCGCGACAGACATGAAATACAATTTGACGATCGTTGATAAAAACCCTGATATAAAAAATTTTATTTATGCTGGTGTTTCTGAATCTTGTTTATTGCAAGTGAAAGAAGATTTCAAAAACAAAAATCCAGTTCTTCATTTTAAGTACGATGAGGGTGAAGTTTTAGTATCGGTATCTGAAATTCACTCGTTGGTTATCTCTGACTACTCAAATGATCTGGATGACACCTTGGAAGGCGAAATTTGATGGATATTTCCGCAATAAGAAACAGGGTGCTCGCTATTCAAGAAGACCTTCATTATTTCGATGAAATCCTAAAAAGTAAAGCTAGGTATGAAGTTAATCTTTGGGGAATTCGCGAGCAGAAACAATTCCCTGATGAAAATATTGAAGAATTAAATCAAGCTGAAGTGGAGCTTTCTCGCAGAATTGCTAATTGTCAGTCTCTATTAGAGAAGACACGAGAAAAACTATTAAAAGCTCTTGGCGTGAGAAGTGAAAAAGGATGAAGTGCTAAAATTTGTTGAGAAGTGTAAGCACTGTGAGAAATGTGCGAAACCCACCCTATTTCTTGAATACGATGGTTTAGTCATCTCTGGGTGTGATGATCACATGGTCGAACTGGGTGAGTTGTTAAGAGAAACTGGGTATTATGACAAGTATCTTAATATTGACACAATACCAGAGTCGGATAACTGAGGTGTCGTTTTGAAAATTTTGATCCTATCAAGAGATAAAATTAGTCAGAATCTATTCAGGTCTAGGATTAAAAATATTTCAAACTACCAATTAGTTGGAACGAACAGCAATCAAACCGCAGAAGACATCAAGCAAAGACTAGACTTAGCAAAAAACGATGTGATTTTTTTTCACGCACTTAAAAAATCTTTTTTTGTGACCGAACCTGATTGGTTGCCCGAACCTGTAGCGGACTACCCGAAAATTCTATGGGGTCAGTGTGATTTGATACTGTACACAAAAACTCTGTTTCAGGGTGGTGGTTACGCGGTGTTGAAAGGTTCAATTCAGGAATCAGGTTTAGTCATCGAAGAAGAATGACTCAATACATCAAAATCAAAGACTTTTTAACAAATTACCCCTTTAGACTTGACCTAGGCTTGCCTTCGAGCCATTCTAATCCCAATCTACGCACGGTTAAAATAAGCTGCAAGATCGAGCATTTATTTCAAATGTCTTATTCATTCAGCGTTGCAGAATCGAGACCTGTGAAAGGTAGGAAATGATCTTACCATATTACAGCATATTGAAAGGGGTAATGAATGTTATTCGAAACTCAGGTCGATGTGATTCTATTAAGAATGTCTGTGCTAAGAGATGAAGATGGGGATCCCGTTGTGGAAAGAGGTCGCCCCAAAACAGAAATTAAAGTGATGCTGTACGATACCGGTGATGGTTATATGTTACCAGGTAGCGCGATACCTGAAATCCCACCAGAGGAATGCGAAGGTTGTGACCCTTTTGATGACAATGCTCCGTGCGAAGCTGTAGCGATGGCTTTAGTCGAACAGTTGTCTGGTTTAAGTCCTCTCTACATTGAGGACAATGCTTTTCATCAGTTCACATGGAAAAATTGCACAGATTACAGCACAAAACCAGTTTCAGGCAAGGCTGTTCTTTACTATTACGGATTTGTTCAAGAAGAAACCGAGAGTGAATATAGTGCCGTGGAAGCTGTGCTTGCTGAAAAAGGTTCATCGATCCGATTTTTTTCAGAAGATGAGTTGAAAAAACCTCATTTTCCTTGGTCGGGTGGTGACAAAGATGAAGAGACCATTCAAGAAATTCTAAGGTTATTCAAGCCTCATCTTGAACACTAGGATCCTCTTGTGCCTAGCAAAAAAGAAATACACTACACAATTAGCCCTAAGAATGTCGATGAAATAGACTTCAGGTCTATCATCGAAACTCTTGCAACACGTTTGCGAATGAAAAGAAACGGTGCTCTTGTATCTCTTTTGAGAAATACAGAATTCGATGGTCGATTTTTCCGTTTCATTTATTTTGAGGCTGATACTTGGAAGGTTTATGTTCTTTGTCCAAAATGTAGAGAGAAAAAACTAAAATTATACAAACTCGACGATGAATATGCTTGCGAAACTTGTCATCACCTTTCTCGACCTACCCGAAGAAGCCCACCAAGAATATCGCAAATTTATTCTAAATATGTACGACCACTAAGACTTTTGAAAGAAATAGAATCAAAACTCTTGGATCCTCAAGTGGTTCTTAGTGACAGGCAGCGTTCGATACTTGAAAACAAAGCTGCAAAAATTAGAAAAACGATGCCTGAATACATTCAAGCGTTACGGGAAGAAATACTTGATAAATTAAGTGATTAAACAACTAATCTATAATTTTTATGGTTGCGTGAGAGGTGAATGACCATGAAAATAAAGCGAGTGGCTTACAAAGTCGCTGTGAAATATCTGAGCGAAATATCAGAAATGATTGATCCTTCAGACAGTTTAAAAAAAGATGAATCAGCGAAACCCTCTGATTTGATCATGCAAAAAGATAAGGTTCTATATCACCATCTCAAAGGTGGGGGTGATACAGAAGACTTTGAAAAAACTCCTCAGTTCGATAAAATCAATTACCTTGTTAGATACTACATCGATAATGAAGGAAAAAAACGCAAAAAGGATTCTTTCTGATGGCTTTATCAAACCTCGCTATGCGCGATTACATCCACTTGAAAAAAGGTGATACGCTCACTTGTGTGGCTGATCAGCTATTGCTTGATCAAGGTTGGAAGGGTGGAACTTTTCTGTCCTTTGCAAACGCTCTTATCGTAGATGGTAAAGCTGTACCTACAGTAACAGTATCCGATGGTATTTATGGTGGACCTTTAGCTCTTTGGGGTAGCGATGAACCTGAAGACAGGCAGACATCCTACACTGAGCAATATAAGCGATACCGTTATGTGCAATGCACCTACGGTAATCAGATTTTCTTAACAAGAAATTTTGAGACCGTTTCTTTTTTTGAGCGAACAGGGTTATCTGTTTTAACAGACAAGTATGGGCAAACGCACTCAGCCTTGAACACCACATCTTACGATTTGGAATATAAAGCAGGGCAGCTTTTATACGTGTCTGATAGAGGTTACCTGACAGCCGAAAAAATATGCGAAGGGTCGGTTCAATGGGGTATCGTTTTCGCAGAGCCGAATGAAGAAAATTCATATTTTCTAGGTGTGGCAAACACTAATTGAACTTTCAGTGAAGAATCCTCAGATTACGCCATTATGTCCTCAAAAGTCACCGTTCTCCCCTTCTCAGCAGGGTAATTTCGATCTGAGGGTTTTTCTGATGGTATCAGAGGTGATACCTGAGAGGGTCTTTCTGTTCTCGTATTGAACGGTGGTGCAGGTTCTAATGCTTTCAATCCAACTTTATATGCGGTGTCTCCGAAATCTAATTGTTGGAGTTGGAACATCTGCTGAAAAATAGCCCCGCGTTGACCTACATAATTTATAGATCCAACCGAAAACCTTTCACCTGTTGCTCGAACAACGATATCCCTTTTGTTGAGCATCGGAGAAGGTCCTGTCCACGAATCGAAGGTATAATTCACTCGGAGACCTATCTCAGTCAATTCAATGTTTTTCTCAGCATCAGGTGGAGCTATGATAATCTCAAAAGGACCTTCGTAACCACCTACGATGTTAGTACCGAAACAGATGGGGCAATCATGTGGTGAGTTTTCGTGAGTTTCAGAATACTCAGCGCAATTTTGACCGTTCCATTTTCTAATATAAACCTGAACACGCTCACCGCTTTGCTCAAGTATCCAACGGTTTCTACGTATAGACTCTTTCCAGATCCAATCGGTTTTTTCTTGTTGGAACAAGGTAACTGCTTTACACGAATTCAACTCGGACTCTAGTATTTGACCTTCGGTATCAAGAGCTACCGTTGTCAGCTTATAGAATATGCGATTGTGCAGAGATGTTGAAACTTTATTCGAATTGACTTTGTAGCTGATGGTCAAAGATCCTGAGATCGCAGTTGGTAGTCTTGGCGGTAAAACTTTTTGTGTTTGTGGATCCAAAATACCAGTGCTGATTAAGATAACATCACCTGTTCTAGGTTCAATTCGCAGAATCGGTACCTCTAGTAAACCTAAACCATCACCGTTATCGACTTTAACAATTACATCTCTAGTTGTAGCGTAGGGGGCATCCAAATTATCCGAAACGATTGGGTAGAAACGTGTTTTGAATCTCCATTCCCCTTGAGCATTTAAACCAGGGTCTAAATTCACAACGGACTCATCTTGAATGACTGTGTTTGTAGTGTGGTCGCGGTAGACACCAACACCCAAAGGATCGCTGTTCAATTTTTGATATGGTCCTGCTTCAGAATCAAAACTGCGATAAATATTTACCCCGAGGATCGCACTGAAGATGGTGTTTTCAGGAATGAGTTTGGGGTCATCCCATCTAACATCGAGAACACCGTTGATATAAGGTGATAAAACAAACACATTCATAGGCGGCAAAGGGAGAGATGCGGAGGGCTTAGGCTCCGTTCTGTCAAATGGTTTGTTTGTCTTGTAGACCTCGTTGAATCGCATTTAATTTCCTTGCAAGTTCTTCACACTCGTCAATTTTATTTGCTAAGTATTCAAAAACCGAATTCACTTCTTCCGGAGTAGCTTTACGGTTCAGCATCTCTTTTTCGTAAATTCTGTCTTTATAGAAAAATCCAATTTGCGAGTTAGCGCAAAGAAATGAAGAATTTTCTTCAAATTCGACTTTTTCTACGAAAAATCCACATGTCAAAGCAGAAAATTTATCTAAATCAACAATAACTTTGTCTTTTCCTTGTTGTCGGATAACTTGAGCCATCCAGAATACGAATGAGCTAATCGACATCAAAAGGTACGAGATGGTATTCATGAAGTTATGATATCCAAAAAAGTATTTTTTGCAGGTATACCTTTGAAAGTCGTTTTAGGAAAAGATATAAATAAACGTGTCCTAGCTCTGGTGATCGCAACGTAATACAAACGGAGTTCTTCCTCTTGGTCTACTCGATGAAACTCAAAGCGATCGTTTCTCAGAGATGGGAAAAGACCATCGTAAACCCCGATGATGAAAACATTGTCCCATTCAAGACCTTTGCTTGAATGAATTGTGGTGAGGGTGACACCTTCAGATGTTTTTTCATCGACCGAAAACATGATATCAGTCACGAATTTTTCTAAATCTTTTTGAGATGATGCGTATTCAAGAAATCTTTCTACCGCAAGGTCTCTCGGTTGGTCTGGGTATTTTTCTTTCACGTAGGGAATGTAAAATTTCTTTACTTCTTTAAGAAAAGTGCTTGTATCCCTATCAGAAAAAACATTTTGCAATTCTTTAATTGCCTCGTTTTTTACATTTTTAATTCCTGACTTAACGATTTCATCAGCAATTTGACTGCCTTTTACTTTTCCAATTTTCGGCAACATCCTAGCAATTCTAGTCCAAGCTATCGTATCTTTTGGGTTTGCATAACATCTCAAAAAACAAATCACGTCTTGGATATGGTTTGCTGTAAGAAGGCTCTGTCCGCTCCAAACCGAAAAAGGGACTTGTTGAGATGTGAGTCTTAGCTGCATTTGCTGAGATGCGTGATGCGACCTATACAGGATCGCCATCGAATCCCAACTGTGACCTTCGCGACGCAATTCAGCCATTTTGTTGTAAACCCAAGCTGATTCATCACCGCTATTGTCAGGTCTAGCTACGATTATTTTCGGAGCATCAGGTTCATTCCGTATAGGTACAAGTTCTACCTTTTCGGTCGATGTGAGTTTCCGAACCACCAAATTTGCGACCCTACAGACCTCTTGAGTCGACCTGTAATTTACTGACAAAGGGTAGTCGATGCACCCCTCGTTCGACCAATCTTGGAATGACTCCAGCGATGCTCCGCGCCAACTATACAGACATTGCGCTGCATCACCGACAATAAAAAGATTGCGTTTAGGGTTTATCAAAGCCTTGGTAATCTCAGATTGAATAACCGAGTTATCCTGAGCTTCATCGACTAGAACTAATTCGAGATTTAACTTGATAACATCTTTGCGCAAAAGAAGTAAGAAGTCTTCAAGCAGGTCATCATAATCTTTTAGATTTTTATCAATTTTATACGCTTTAAATTCAGTAGCTAATTTGGCAAGATCAGGATCTTTTATAGCCTCGTTCTTGTTTCTCGATGAACTAATCAGAGCTACCAACTCAGAATTTTTACCTTCCCAACCCATGCGTTCAGCTAATTCACCGACAACATCGTGAACATCATTTTCAGACATCAGTGTATATTTAAATAATTTTTTCAGGTAATTGTGCGCAAAAGAGTGGAAGGTACCAGAGTAAACTTTTTCAGCGGAGTCACCTATGATTTTTTTGAGTCGAGTTTTTAACTCAGACCCCGCTTTTTTGGTAAAAGTTAAAGCGACTATTTTCGATGGATTTACACCCCTTTTAATTTCGTATGCTATTTTTGCAGTAAGCAAGGTTGTCTTACCTGACCCTGCTCCCGCAATAACGCGCACGACACCAGAAGGGGCTTTTACAGCCGCTAATTGTTGAGAATTTAATTTTGAGAAAATACTCATAGTCTTACTGTAATAATATGAAATAGTAGAAGTAGCAAATCCGATTTCGGCGGAACCGATATTACTCTAATTTATAGATTTCTCAGGTTCCAAAGGGGAAAAAATGAGCGTATCAAGAGAATCATTTGACATATCAAAAGGCTACCTCGAAGTTCAGTTCAATCAGGATGTTCCTCTTTTGGACTCAGAACTGAATGAAGCGCAAAAGATTATCCGTTCTTCTATTGAAGATACTAGAAGAGCTGGGTTCGGTACAGCATACGCAGGTGATGAATGGCGTGTTGTCGTAAGCCCTGACACGAACAGTATTGTTGTAAAAAAAGGCACTTTTTTCCATAATGGCTACGCTGTCCGTTTGCTCCAAGATGTGACAATCGGATTTCTTACGACACCTGTGACAGATCGTGTCGATACAGTTTTCTGTGAATATTATTTTGGTACAGTTGATGCGACTCTCGATTCAGACATGCTTGATCCCGCTGTAGGGCTAGAAACATCACAGCGAATCAAACTCTTCTTTTCTATCCGCGTAGGTGAAGGTGTTGCTTTCCCTGTACCTCAAGGTAACAGGTTTTATTTTCAGCTTGCAACACTAAGACGTGAAGCCGCAAATCCTAATATCACTGAATCTATGATTGTCGATGACCGATACAGAACAGTTCATACCTATGTTGTTAATGGAGCTGAAGTGAAATCCGCAGGTGGACTTGCGGTTTCGGTGACATCAGGTCAAGTACGTGTAGCGGGAAACGATTACTTTGTAGAATCGAACCAACCTACGATTTCTCTGCCGGGAAATTCGACACGCTATCTCATAATGGCGGGTGAAACTATCTCTCAAGTCGCTCTATTACCTACTTCTTATCATGTGGTTCTTGCAAGAATCGTAACTGGAAGCTCAGGTATCAATATCATAGAAGATAACAGGGTGTTTCAACCTGTTATTTATGCTCAACCACGAGTGCAACCTGATGTGATTGACCCGAACCCTGAGACAGGTGTCGATAAGCAAAGTTATATGGCAGGTGAAGCCGTTCAAAAATTTGGTTTGGTTTATCTGACATCTACATCAAATGTGGTTCGCAAGGCTTCAAATATTTCAAGCGCAACAGCTCCAGTTGTTGGATTGGCTCTAACTCCTCTCGCTGCAAATAACGAAGGTTCTTTCCTACGTCGAGGTCAAGTCTATAATCCTTCATGGAATTGGACTCTAGGACTTCCGATTTTTTTGGGATTAGATGGTAATATGACGCAAACACCACCTTCAGCGGATCTAACAATTATACAAAAAGTAGCCATGCCCGTGACGCCATCAACGATTGAATTCAATCCTAGCTTTTTTACTGTGAGGAATTAAGAGATGGCGCTAGAAAAATATCTAGTCGTAAGACCGGATGGACAAGTCGAAAAATCTAAGTCAGTTGATAAAATTGATTCTAGGTCATCATCGTTTTTCGCAGCTACCCCTTCAGTTTCACCATCTAAAGGGTTTACTATTCTTGGTGGCTACGCGGTAATCCTGAGAAATTTTGTGTCGATAAGCGATACAAACATTTCGATGGGTATCGGTGGTACTCACGAAACTGAGTCGATTCCGGCTGGGTATTGGAATCAAGCGGCTTTCAGCGTGACTCAAAATGGAACAATCGTAAAGACCGAAGGTACACCCGCTGCAACAAAAGAAGCTGTAGTGCCTCCTGTATTTCCTTTCGGGACGTTACCTATTTGTTTGGTGACTTATCAGGACAGTGGCTCTGGATCTGCGGGGACAATTAACGATCTGAATCCGGCTGAGATTATCGATAGAAGACCGTTTTTTTACGGATCCTATAATCAGCCGCTCGACTATACCGATGCGATTTCAGATTTTAAGATTGACCCTACATTTCCTGCAAGCACAGACTTGATCGTTCGATTCGGTCATATTTATTTTTCTAACGGTCAGCTTGTTGAACTACCTGAAACAGTGCTTCCACTCGGCACAGGTGGTACGTATGAAGTACCCGCGAGCCCCGCAAATCAGTTCCGCGTGGGGGTTATTTGCCTCACCCAATATAGCTCAATCGAAATAGTTTGGTCGGATCCGAATGCTGATGATATGGCACTGGTTAGACCGAATCTGCCCCGAGGAATCATTCCCCTCGCCGCTGTGACCGTTCGGGATAACGGTTCCGCAGTCGTCGGATCGATCCGCCCAATCAGCAATGAGAACATTTCAGATACCCGACCCTCGACTTCAGCTATGTTGGGTATTCTCAGAGCAGATGACCTGAATTATGTAAAAGTTCAGTCGATGTTTCCCCCAGATAAAAGAATTACCATCAACGGGGGAATCATTTACCCATCAGCAGGACTTCTGATTGATTATGAAACTGAAATCCTTGATTTCGGTACAGGGGTAAATCAGTTAACACCGCTGAGTAATGGTTACTGGAAACGCATTCTTATTTCATTAGATGCTGCTGGGAACACGCTTCTATTTTACTCCGCTGAAAGCAGTGACCGCGCTTCCCTAATCAACCCAATCATCCCTAAAAATGTCATACCTCTCGCGTACGTTGATGTTCAGGATGACTTTGCTGGGTTAGCCGGAAGTATCCGCCCAATCAAAAACGAGCATATTCGGGATATCCGTCCTTGGCTTGGTGCTTCTGGCAGTGGCGCAGGCGGTGTGACACCCGCTTCATCCATTTATAGTGATTACCTTAACACATCATCTTGGGAACAAGGTTTTTATGAAGATTTCCAAGATGATGATTTGATCGATACAGATAATACGACCGGTGATGTTGATGTTTTAGTTGACAATAATTGTACACTACAACCAGGTCAAAAAATCACAACTCTCGACATTTACGACAATTTCGCAGGTCTTGTATCGATTGATCGTGGATTAGTTATTATTGATGCGGATAATGTGAATGACCTAAGCGTTGAACTAACGAATAACGGTGGTTTAGACTGGTTTACCGTTCAGGAAAAAGGTGTACTTGAATTTACGACGAGTGGTCTTGATTTAAGGCTCCGTCTCACGAATCAAGGTTCCTCCGATGTGGTTATCTCTAATTACGGTGTTTTTTACAACGATGATGAGATAAGTCCATCCTTTCTCTTTTCAAACGAGCGTCTTCCGTTGTTCCAGACTATTTTGGGGTCTGATCCTGAAGTCTCAGGTACAACAGTTACTCTGAAGGATGGTCGGCAATACCCTATCGGTGAAAACGCACTGATGGTATTCAAAAATGGTTCCCTTCTTCCGAAGGATTCCACTCTCACCATTTCCAATTCGTACAGAGAATCAAGCATGACATCGATTCAACTCCAAACGGGGTTGAATCCATCGGATCGCTTAGATTTAGTGATGCCTGCCGGTTACTTCGGTCAGACAGTGGCTCAATTTCAATCTACTCTAAGCGGTCTTGTATCTTCCAAGCATATTGTTGATGGTCTTGTCCGTACTCCATCTGAAGGTACAAGCCCTGATGTTCAAACATCTGTTAATAATGACTTAGACCCATCTGATGGTGGAAATATTCTGCTAGAGACACAGACTCATAATATTTCAACCGCAATTCTTATTTCTAATAAGCCTACCTACATTTATGCTAAGTCACGTAAAGCGACTCTTCAGTGTTCATCTAGTTATTCATCATCAATTTTGAATATTCAAGATAACTCTGAATTTCAGTTGTCTAACGTAACTATTCGATCGGCTTCATACGCTTCATCAGCTAAAGGCATCAACTTATCAGGAACATCACCTGATGTTGTTATTTCAAATTGTGTGTTTGAAAATCTAGGAGTCGCAATCAATGTTGCATCCGGTTGTAACAGGCTTATCATCAGGGATTGCAAGTTTATAAATTGCGGAAAAGCTGTTGTCGGATCTTCAAGAGTACGGCTAGTGAACTGTGAATTAAATGGTTCAACTAACGGAACTGAGGGAGTTTTGTTTAGTGGTGAGTCAGTCATCAACAACAATATCATCAAGAACTACTCGACCTTCGGTTTAAGAGCACAAGGTTCATCCGTTATTTCAGGTAACGCTGTATCCTTGTGTGGGGTTGGTATCCATTTGAATTCTAGCGCAGATGAAACCGTGGTTGCAGATAACATCGTTAAAAGTTGTACTACAGCGGTTCAGTCTGATGCCGATTCCAGTGTTATCAAAGCTAATATTTGTAAATCAAATTCAACTGGAATTATTCTCAATGGTATTGAAAACATACTTGAGTCTAATGTTGTAACTGACAATTCCGTGGATGGTATTGTGATTGGAGCCTCTGCCACAGGAAACGAAATTGGTAACAATGTTTTGGTGAGGAATCCATAATGTCGCTCGTTAAAATCAGCGGGATCAGAAAACTTAGAAAAATACGCACACCTCGTGATGCTGACTTGGCAGGAGGGGTGTTCAATTTCAACTTGTATAACGGTTCCGATGGATCTGGACCTGGAAATAAAATTTTTCAAACAAGTAGAAATTTCGTCGTCGATGATAAGTCTTTGATGGTATTCAAAAACGGTGAGTACATGTATGAAGGTGTCGACTACCAAATCCTCGATGCTAGAACCATATTATTTACCGGAACCATCAACAGCTCAGATAAAATCGCTCTGATTGTAAACGGCGGTACTATTCTGAGGGATAACTCATCAACTAATACGTTTAATATCAATCAGCTTGCAGGAGACCTTTATAAAAATGGAACAGGGTATTTAACAAACGCAGGCAACAAATTTTTCGCTCCAAATTACAGTATTCAATCCTTAACATCAACTGTTCATGCAGTTGTAGGCGCGAACGGTACTCATGACAACCTACAGTCTGCTATCAACGATGTTAGCGCAGGTTCGCGCATTCTTATCGATACAGGCACCTACACTTTATCATCGGCTGTGAATGTGAATAAACAAAACTTAACAATCGAGGGTGTTGGAAGAGGTGCTCTTCTCACAGGCTCAGGTGTTGGTTTGAATATTACAGCAGCAGGTGTCCTCGTTGAAAAAATAAAATTTCAAGGTTTTACGACAGCTCTCTACATTCGTTCAGAAAGCTGTATGATCAATAGAAATTGGTTCAGCGGAAATACTACAGATATTGACTATTCAACCGTTACAAAGATTGTAATGGAAGGAAACATTCAGGAGTGATTGTAAAGCATGGCTAACATCGGTTTAAAACTAAAAGGAAACGCTGTTACCGAAGATGATAGCATACTATCGCTCCGGCTTCTTGAGCCTACATGTACGGAAACAGATACAGTTATCACTGTTAGGTCTGCTACTGCGGTAAAACAAAACGGTCAAACCGTAAAAGCATATACAGTCCCTAGAAAACCATCTGACTTCACAGGTGGATCTTTCGACTTCAGCACTGTTTCATCAAGTATACCTGCAAATAATTTCTGCTACGCCTTAGTCACGATCAATTCAATCGACCAAATCGAAGTCGTGCTAGGTACCCCTGCTTTAACTCTCGGTGCAGCCACTCTTCCAACGACCGCAAACTATCAAGTCGCCTTGGTCAAGTTGAAAAAAGGTGCTCTAAATCTCGATCCTATCACGAATACAGACATCACGGATCGTAGAGCAACCAACCAAATCAACGACCAACCTATTTTTTATGCGACAGGTGAAGAACTTGTATCAGAGCAGTACCTTGCTCAAATCGCTGATAATTTCGTTGCTTTCCCTAACACCGATGATAGCTCTGTCGATTTCGGTACCAATAAAACATCTGTTAGTCAGTACGCCGCATCTAACTTGTTAACACTGAATTACAGCACAAGAACAGGTACAATTTCTGGTGATACAGAATTAGTTCTCTCATCCGCACCTAGTTTTTCAGTGCGTGTTGGCTGTTGGGTTCGATTAGGCTCTTCTTTTTCGAGAATCGTTACTGTTACGAATCAAACTACATTCACTTTAGCTACATCTCTCACGAACGGTTCCGGTACATTTATCATCTTGGAGCCTGTTTATACGAAAGATTTAGTGACAGAAGTTGGCAACGCGAGTCAACAAACTCGACTCTCAGATGTCTTCACCTCAAACGTAGATTCGGTTATTGTAGACTACGATGACAGCTTATCTTTAGGTGATATTGATTGGGATGGTGGCACCCCGAACGTAGTTTGCTTGGTCTCAAATGGGAATGTGGATAATTTTATATCTGCTGTTCGACCTTCGACAAAGAACGGTTCCTTAGTTGAAACTTTCACTAACACGCCATCGAATAATCTTACTCTGGTATTCTTACCGAATATCACGACCGGTAACGGAACAGTAAATTTACTTTGGTATTCTTGCTTCCTATTTAAAGATCCTTTCATTTTCAACGGTGGTATTTTAAGCCAATCTTTTGGTTACACAACATCTGCCACGGGTCTAAACTGCGCCTTCAGTGTTGATAGCGGTAAAACGGTTATAACCATCACGAACAACTTCCCTAACTATGTCATGAATGTAAATTCAGGGACTCCGTTTGGTGACTTGATTGTTGAAGATTTTGGTATCGAGATACCTAGACGTACAGTAGGTGTCACCGATGACAACTTGCCTTATTACACCGAAACAGCTTTCAACAAAATCACTCTTTGGGAAGACCTTAGCACTTCAACTCGTCAAATCACGATTAAACGTAGAACGGGAACACAGGATGTTTCATCTACGAATAGTTTAAGGCTGAATGCTCAATATGAAGCTATTGTCGGGTCTTCTGCTAATGTGACAGCCGGAATCGCCACGCATTCCACTCTACAGTCTGCCATCGATGCTCTAGCCTCAGGATCGCGGATACTTGTGCTTGCAGGTACCTACTCAGGTAACACCACTCTAAGTAAAAATGACATGACCATCGAAGGAAAAGGGAGAGCTACTATCCTCAGCGGAAACCTTACCATTTCAGGATCAGGTAATAATGTTTCCGGATTTAAGGTAGGCGGTGATCTAGTTTTGACAGGTAGTAATTACTGTTTTGTAAGATGTTGGCTTTCATCGACTTCAGTTTACACCCCAGGTGGAGCTGGTAATTCAGTCTCAAATATTCAAGAGTAAAATTATGAAAAAGTATGCTAATCAAAGTCAATCGGATACTGATATTGAAAACAGAAAGTACGACACTACTTTTGAAAGACCTCCGCGCCATGACTTGAGAAGAGATCATGCACCCTTGCGTGATCCAGACCTACAGTCTGAAAAAATTCAGAAAAGAAAAGACTTGGGAGGTACATCCGTTTACCAACCAAAGAACAAAAGAGCCCAAGACAAAGGGCAACCGCAACAATTAAGATCTATTTCTGGTTTTGAGCCAAAGTTGGAAAATCTTCAAAGTTTAATTTCAATCGAAACAAAACTCGACATCTGTTTGAAATATTTAAGTCAAGCGATGGGTGAATTTATCGCTCTTAAATCAGTGGATGTGAGCCACGATGGTAAATTAGGTGGAAAAGGTTTTGTTATGGAAATCCCAGAGATGCGCGAACGGATGTACCATTGTGTCGAGTCCATCTCATCTCTTATTGATACTTTGTACGATGAAACGAGAGCTAAACATTGGGATTGCTTCAAACAAGAACAAAAATCTGATGAAAGCACAGAGAACCCTGAAGACAAAATAGCTTACCTTTTGCGTAAGGCTGTGACTAATACATGATTGCTATACGAGTCGCTGAACGATGGGTGGAGTTAGCCTATCCAAAAATAAATGTTGATGCCTACGTTAAAAAACTAAACGATGGTAGTTATCAAAGTTTATTTCAAAGCACTTACAATAAATTGCCTACGAAATGCAAGGAAATCCTTAGAGGTATCTCTGTACACTTATGCGGTGACCCGCTGATGAAGGCTGTAGTAGGACAAGATGGTGTTTTAGGCTTCTGTCGTCCTAAGGAAAAAAGAATCTTATACAACGTACAAAGATTCGAAGAGAGCCACAGAAAATCAGAAGATTTTGAATCTTTAGTTTACCATGAAATAGCTCATTTTATGGTGCACCATTTTTCAGACAAAGAAAAAGCATTTTATTTTAAATTATTTGGAGTTGAGCCTGTCACATCAGGTGAACCTGAAGCTGATGGGTTTGTAGCCTATATGAAAGGTCTCGCTCCGTATAAAGTCAACGAATTTTGGTCTTGGTGGGCTGTTCAAGGAATAAACTAACTTAGTATTTTATAGGTTTGTATAACCTAGGGGTCTATTATGAGTAGAGACAGAATTGCTGAAAATATCTTGAAGAAAACTTTAGATGATAGGGTCATCTATAAAGAAACAGAACCCACACAAGTGGATGGCAGTGAATATTTTCATAAAGGTCAAGTTCTTGATAGCGGTGACCAGAAATCTGTTCATCCTGAAACAGTAAAACCATCGCAGATTTCAGAAGATCATCTTGAAGAGATTGCATCTGAAACGGTGAAAAATTTAGATAAACAAATGCTTGATTATAATCAAGAAGCGGCTGTTGAATCTGCTTTGGTTTTAACTATCCGCGATTTCATGGGTGGTTTGTACGATGGAAAAATCGATGCTGAAAACTATTTACAGTTAAAAGGTTTAGTAAAAAAGATGAAAAAGATTGGAACTATCAGAACGGCTTCGTATTACACGAGCAAACTAGACAAGATCGCAAATGAAATTAGAGAAATGGTCGTCTCAGGTGAAATCAGCCCTGATTTGGGGTACGAACTTGAGCACGCACTTGATGAAGTCAGCGATGAAATCGAAAAAGATGTGACTGCATCGGTATTCGAAGATCATCAACTAAAAATTCTTAAAGATACTGTAAAAAACCCAAATAAATCACTTTTGGGCGGTCCTGATGCTGATGAAGCAAAAAAGATATTGAAGAAAAAATTCAAATTCACAGATAAACAGATTTCGGATTTAGAAAATAAAAAATAAATTTATTGATTATAAGGAGGTATTTATGAAAAGAACGGCTTCGTATTACACGAGTAAACTAGACAAGATTGCAAACGAAATCCGCGCTCTTGTAGTCGCAGGTGAGTTGAGTCCAGAGCAAGGTTATGAACTTGAATACTCACTCGATGAAATCAGCGATGATATTGAAAAAGAAGCATCTGCTCTCGAACATGAAGCTGATGAAGAATACATGGAAGGCTTCGGAAATGACCCAGCTACGATCGAAGCTGATAAAGATGAAGAATACATGGAAGAATTTTCCAACAAAGGTCAAAACGCATTCGAAGAAATGAAGAGTGCATCGAATAAACTTGATGCTCGTAAATTAGCTCAAAAGCGTAAGGCATAATTGATATGGGTAAAATTGCAGGACAAAACAATAACATGGTAAATGCCACTGACTTTGCTGTCAGTGATGTGGTAAAAAGTGTTTCACAAGACCTCGCTGCAAACCATGTTGGCGTTGTCACGCACATTTTACCCAAGTCAAATAAAGTTAACGTCCAATGGGCTTGGGGTAATAAATCAGAGTCTCCTGAGACTTTGATCAAGGTTCCAAAAGATTGGTACCCGCCAAGCGCCATAACCGATACATCATACTCAACTTGGGAAACAGACAAGAGCGAAAAGATGTTCGGTAAACTTCCGAGCAACAGACGGGCATCTATCGCTTCAAAGATCGCTCTGCGTTTCACTGATAAAGAAGCTGCCGGACTCAAGTCTGAAAAATGGCTTGACCATAAATTTGAAAGTTCTTCGACGAAAACTCCTGAATTTAAACAATTCGCTAGAGACTTTTTATCCGACATCAAAAAAGTATGTGATGGGTATGAAATTGTTGAAAAGAGCGTTGGTCATTTTTATGTGAGCGGATTCTTGAAAAAAGAAGGTAAATACTTCTATTTCTCGATTTCCGATGTGCGCAGTTTTCCAGGTGAATGGTTCAACAATATTCTTGTTCGCACTGCAAAAAATGAAAAAGACTATACAGGTGGTTCGAACAATTACGCAAAGCTCACAAATTTGAAAGATAAACTAGATTACCTTTTTAAGAGTGAATAATGAAATCAAAAACAGGTTTATACTGGTCTGGTAAAGGGCGTTTATTTCGTAAGCATAAAACTGATGCGGACACCCATTCATGCCCGAAGTGTAAATCTGTAATGGTAAAACGTATCTCTGATATTGATCTCATGGGTGATAGGAAATACGTTTGGGTTTGCTCTAACCCTGCCTGTTTATTCGTCGTTTCATCAAACAAGATTGCGAATCTAGATCTTCAAAAAGTAAAAAAAGATTTGGGTGCAAGGGCTAATTCGACTTTGTACGCCATGACTGATGAAAATAACATTCTTCACATCACCGATTCTGATAAAAATATCTATGTAAATGCATCAGGTGAAATTTGGACAAGCGGTTCTGATAAATTTTATAAAACCGTTTCAAACGCATCCAACGCTGTGCAAGAAGTGAGAAAACTTATGGCATCATCACGTATTTCTTTTGAGATTCTTGCTGAGGATGTTCTCAAAAACGGTGACCCTGTGCTTGCTGAACCTGTCTTCGAAGATTCACCTGAGCAAGTTGTAATCATCGAAGTTGGTGATGAGATTATTTCAGATTTGATGAACGAACCAGAAGTAGAAGAACTTTGCCCAGAAGACCAAGATGAAGTAGCTGTGATGGTTTTTGATGAAATACTTGCAGATAAAAATTCATCATATTTGAAAAAAATGTCAAAAAAATCATGCGATTTTTTGAATGAAATTTTTGAAAATATGAAATTCACAGCTATTGGAAATAAAATTAAAGTATCTTTCGATGCAAAATTAGCATCTAGCAATTTATCTAAAAAAGAATTTCAAGATTTTTTGTTCTCTACCGTTAAGGATAGCGATTTATATTCAAAATTGAGCACAGTCGCTAATGAAGAGCGTTCAAAAACAGCTTCCGAGTTACCCAATTTTTTTAGAATTAGAGAAGTTATTCTTAAAGAGATTAAGGAGCAGCTATGAAAAATTCTCGTATTGCAAATAACGTAGCTGCCCGATTTAAAAGAGCCTACTTAACTGTAAAGCTACCTATCAATTATGCCATAGTTGTAAATTGCAAGAAATTTCTCGAAGACAGGGACATCAGCGTAGATGATGAAATTCTTGTTGAAATTTTATCCCGATACTTAGACTTGGTGATTTATGGTCTCTGCAACGGAAACACTCCATCTGAAGATGACCTTACGCAAGTCGCTACCGAAGTTGTCGATGAGTATAATGATGATGATTATCTCGATGATGATTTTCAAGATGACTTCGAAGAGGAAAGATTCTAATGGCATTTTTGAAGTATGCTGATGCTATCGTAAATACACCTAAACTTGGTTCACATAAAGAGTGGAACAAGGTTCGTGTGGCATCTTCTGTGCCCTCTGTGCAGTCCGTTGCTGTAAATAATATCTTGGCTGATTTTAGCCCTGATAAATATCTTTTAACTCACGCTACTATTGTTGCAAGCGTGGATGTCGAAAAAAACGATTATTATATCAAATCATGCTGTTCAAAATACGTTAACCAAAATGGTGATAGCTGGGAAAGAAAACTTCTTCTATCTACATTCCACACATTCATCGGTGCGCAAAATTACTTAGAGCACGTGCAAATACCGCACCTAAGTAAAGGCAGGATTATCGATGCAGTGGCTCGTTCAGTGAATGATGATGAATCTATTTACATAGACATTCTGGTCGCTACGAGTAAAGAGCACATTGATCTAGTAGAATCGATCGAAAATGGAACTTTAAATACCCTATCTATGGGGTGTTCAATTAAATTTTCTATTTGCTCAAAATGTGGGAATCGAGCAGTTGATGAGACTCAGCTCTGTGACCATATCAAATACATGAAAAATCAATTTTTTGTAGATGAAGATGGTCAACAAAGAATTATCGCTGAACTTTGCGGTCACCGAGACGAGCCTGATTCAAATGTATTTATTGAAGCATCTTGGGTTGCGAACCCTGCCTTTAAGGGAGCTGTGTTGAGAAACATCATAGTCGCTAAAGATGATGCAGAAACGGCAAAAAAAATTGAAAAAGCATACATCTCTCGAAAAGCTGAATTCTCAAACATCGATGGGTTTTTAAAAGCGGCGTCAATATCACAAATCGATACGTTGATTTCAAAAATATCTAAAGCATTAAAAAACAAAAAAGCTGACGAAGATCCTCTTGGAGTGTTTGATGATGAAGACGAGGGTAAGCCTGCTGAAAATACTCAGGCGGAAGCAGATAAATTACAAAATGAATTAACGGATAGCTTAAAACAAGCACCACCTGCGGAAGCACCACCTGCGGAAGCACCACCTGCGGAAGCACCACCTGCGGAAGCACCACCTGCGGAACAGCCGCCTGCGGAACAGCCGCCTGCGGAACAGCCGCCTGCGGAACAGCCGCCTGCGGAACAGCCGCCTGCGGAACAGCCGCCTGCGGAACAGCCACCTGCGGAAGCACCACCTGCGGAAGCACCACCTGCGGAAGCACCACCTGCGGAAGCACCACCTGCGGAAGCACCACAGGCGATGACTCCACAGGATGGGAGTCCTGCATCTTTAGAAGACTTGATCGATGATGTGAAAAAGAACATCCGCCAACAAATTATGGATGAACTTTCAACCGAAGTTCAAAAAATGAACGCGCAAAATGATGATTACACCAGCCACCCTCAGAATTATCCACCGATGTCAAACAATGACAACTTGGTAAAAGCCTTTGTTAAAGAATATAAACCAAAAACAGGGTGGTCTTCTTCAAAATTAGCATCTGTTTGTAAAATGCTTGTTGCTCAAAACAATAAAGAACCTTTGACCAAGTTTGCAAAAAATCGTCGTGATGCAATCGACTTTTTTGAATTTTTAGACAAATTTACAAGCAACGGTTTGTCCTCCATGCACTATAATTTATTGAGGCGTGCATCTTCCAAAGATTTTTCATCTCCTGATAATTTTTACTCTTATTTAAAAAAATCAGGGTTGGTTGATAACAACGTAATAAAAAAGATTTTTGAAAGGGCTTCTCTGTTAAAGGTGCTTGATGACTATTCTTGAAGAAATTGAAAGCCTACTGTCAAAAGTAGCTTACAAACCCAGAATTCAAAGACAGCACAAGATTCGTGGTAAATCCCGCGTGGAAAGCAGGATGTACTATCGAAAACATAGATCGGCGATTAAGAAAAGGATGCACGTATATCGAAAGAGATACAAAAATCTTTTGAAAGCTAGAAAAAGAAGACCATCGTATAGAAGGATTGGGTAGTGTCGAAAGATCATATTTCAAGCATCGTATATCAGTTAGAAGAATGCTCAGATGACATACTTGATTCTGATATCTATACAGCATCGCGCTTGCGAAGAATCGCATCGAACATCGCTCTAGCTTTCGTGGACAATGATTTATTGATTTCACAGCTTGATGTGGATGATAAAACAAAAGCTAAAATTGCAGCTATGATAAAAGAAGCTGTCGAGAAGAGACAGAAAAAAAAGAAAAAAGAAATTAAATATTAATTTTTTGGTTTTATCTGAAAGGTTTGATTACGGAGGAATTATGAGAGATCGTTTGACAAGAAGAATTAAGAAAGCGGATCCTTTTACTCTTGGACGGGAAAAAGCAGATGTTTACCCTGTCGAGAAGTATGAAAAAGGTGGTCCAAGTGAGTTCGGTGAAGATGTTTATGATAAAAATCTTTCCGAGGCTGATGAGCGTGAAGAAACAGGTCACGCGTCTGAATCATTCAAGAATTTTGGACCGAGTGTAAAAGAAGCGGCTATCAAGCAAGCTAAGGAAATCAAAGCTAAAGCGGTAAAATGCGTTCGCATCGCTGAAGCTATGCTTCCAGATGCTAAAGAAGAGGCTATCGAGGATCAAGGTCTTGATCTTATGGAACTTTCTGACCGTGCTATCGAAGCTACTCTGAAGCGTCTCGCTGAAATTGAAGATGAGCAAGAAGAAGCACAGGAAAAAGAAGAAGAAGTTGTTAAGGAAGCACGCACTCTTCTCGCAAAAGTTCGCGGTTTGATCGCTGAACTCGAAGAAGAAGAAGAAGCCGCTGAAGAAGTAGAAGAAGATGAAGAAGCCGCTGAAGAAGATGAAGAAATGAGCGAAGCTGAAAAGAAGGCTTCCGTTCTCGTCAAGAAAGCGAAAGGCATCATCCTAGCTGCTGAAGCTGAAGAAGAACTCGGTGATGAAGAAGAAGCTGAAGAGCTCAAGAAAGCTGCACGCGCAGTTTTAGCTTCAGCGCGTCGCGTTCTCGCTGGGATGGAAGACCTTCCACCTGCTCTTCAAGAAAACGCTAAGAAGATGAAAGAAGAAGGCGGACTCGAAGAAGAAGATGACCTTGAAGCTAAAAAAGAAGCTGCGATGCGTCATCTCGAAGCTGCTCGTAAGCTAATGGCTGAATGGGAAGCTGAGTGCGGTAAGGAAGAAGAGCCTGAAGCTGAAGTCGAAGCGAAGGAAGATGAAGAACCTGAAGCTATGGAAGAAGATCCAGAACTCGAAGACGAAGCTGAAGAAGAAGATCTCGATATGATCCCTTCTGAAAAAGATGAAGGTCTTGAAGAAATCTTCATGAATGAAGACATGAAGGAAGCTCAGGAAGCATACGAAGCTGCGTTCGGTGAAGGCAAAGAAGATGAAGAAGCTCCTGTAAAAACTGCGTCTAAAAAAGGTGCTAAATCTCTAAAGGCAGGAATCAAAATTAGCTCTGTTTCTAATTCTGATTTGTCCAACCTTTGGGATGCTCCTCCAGACGTTTCTCATCTTTTCAAGTAAGAGACTTTAGGGGGAACCATGTTAAACATCCTATATGTAGGTAAAAGAACAAGTTTAGGGAAGCTCACGAACCTTGCTTTCACGAAAAGCAACGCTAGTGGTAACGCTCAACTTGCAGCTAACCTTACGTTAGCACCCTATCGGGATGTTGCTGGAGTTCTCGGTGGCTCCGTTGCCGCTGCGGTCGGTTCCGATCTTATCGGACCTTCAGGTGCAGCAGCAGCGAGTGACTCCGTTGTCGGTATTTTCATCAACAATGCAGCGGGTAACCCGTTTGAAAATTCTCCTGCTGCATCTTCTGGAATTGGTCCCTACGTTAGCGGGATGGGGACTTTTGAAGTGGATATTTTCGAAACACACGATACTTCGGGAAATCCAATTCAGTTGCCTCAGGTTGGTGAAAAACTTTACTCATCCCAAAATGGTCTGCTTACTACAGTAAGAGGTCTCGCGGGTGGAACAGCACCATCAGGAGCAACAGTTATCGGCATCGTAACTGTAGCACCAAGCGGTAGCAATTTAATGATGCGATTTGATATGCGGATTTAATTTTATTCTTAATAAGCGAGTAATAAATCGCTCAAAGGAAAGGTTTAGGAGGAAATTATGGCTCTTTTTGAAATTCTTCACGCGGTAAAGCGTCCTACGATTCTCAAGCTATCGGCTGGGGTCAGCAAAGACGCTGTTTTGGCAGGTAAACTCGCGGCTGTTAACAACTCGGGTGAACTTGAAATCGCTGGTAATAACAGCGCAGCAGTTGTTGGAGTCTTCCAGACTCAAGCATCTGTTCCTGCTTACGAATCAACCGGTCTTCTCAGTGCTCAGGTAAACGGAGCAGTTGGAAGCGCGGGCGGCGGTAGCAAGGTTTCTCTCGTTGCAGGTGCAGGCGCAGTTATCAAGACAGATCAGGTTGCAGGAAGCCCTCTTGCAGGTGCTTTGCTTGGATCAGATGGTTCTGGTCTTTTCAAGGCTTACTCAAGTGGAACCGTCGCTGGCATCGTCCTCAAGGTCGAAGCTGATGGTTACGTTATCCAGCTCCGTATCTAATAAAAGATTGATATAAATTTAGAGTCAAGTGTTAGCGAGCAAGTGTCTCGTGAAAAACATAAAGGACTAAGGAGAAAACATGAAGGCATCTAACGAAACAAAGCAGAAGGTCATCTCTGACCTTATTAAGACAGCAGCAGGTCGCGCTAAACTCGCGGCTTCTATGGTTCAACCACTCCGTTTCCGTCGTGACTATACCTCGATCGGTCGTAAGACTTTCTTGGTTGAATCACTTCCTGATGGCGCGTTGCCAATCTATGACAAGGATCCTAAGGCTACAGCTTATGTGATCGGTGAAGAAGGTGAAAACATTCTCGCTATCCAAAAGCCAAAGCGTGTAATTTTCCCATTGTTCGAAATCGCTTCGAATCCTGAAATCCCTCTTACTCAGATCAAAGAGCGTCGCTTCGACCTAATCGAACGTGCTCAAGATCTCGCTAAGTCTGAAATTCAGGCTGAAGAAGATGGTCGCGTATTTGAAATCCTCGACGCTATCGCTGGTGCAGCTACCGATGATGGTATCACTAACCCTGATATCCCTGTCGTTGCTCCTATCACCCCTAGCGTTCTCGCTGACAGCTACGCTGATGTTGAACGTCATGACCTTCGCGTCTCTAAGGTTTTTGCTAACGCAAAAGACTATAGCGATATTCGTAAATGGGGTCGCGACGTACTTGACATCGAAACTCAACAAACACTTCTCAAGACTGGATTGCTCGCGTACCTCTGGGGTGCACAAATCCTCGTCTCTCGTCGTGTTCCTGTGAACCATCTTTACACTTGCTGTGAAGCTGAAATGTTCGGCAGAATTCCTGTGCGTAGCGAATTGACTGTACTATCTGCTGATGATCCTAAGGCTCGTACTGTTGGATTCTCAATCTTCGAGAACATCGGAATCGGTGCGCATAACCCTGCGGGATTGTCGCGTCTTGTTGTAGCTCGTTAATTTCGCTTCTTTGATTCGGAATTAAAAAAGCCCTGACAGAGAGATCTGTCATGGCTTTTTTGTTTGAAAAATATGCTTGCGCGTAGGTTAAGATTTGAGAATAAATCTCCAGTTACCTGAACCGTAAATAGGGTAGATACCCTCTGCTGCAAGTAGGGTTAGTGCAGAAATTTCTTTATCCCATTTTTGTGCAGATGACCCTAAAATATTTTCAGGTCGTTTGCGAGTTCATTTGGATACCAACCCAATTTTATACCTAAACTCGCCCAAGATGTTCGGTTCAACGAGTTTTTCAAACTTATAGGCATCCACACCTTGAAAGAATATCCGCGAGTCTCTCGTGTATGCCTTCATACCCCACCGTTCTTGAAACCATCTGATTATGATTTCTCTATCTTCATCATCATAAGCATCTGTCGAGAGACCTATGAGATTTTGAGTTTTGAACCCATCATCTTGAAACCAATATGTGAGTCCTCTGTCATCTAATTTCCTCAGGGCGTCTTCGCTCACATACTTAATTCGACCTCGATAAAACATGGGGTGGATGTCACTGAAGATTTTTGAATTCACTGTTTTGAAAGAAACAGATGTGTAGGTCTTATCGGCTTTCTTGTGGTACCGTTCATTGACCTTGATTTCGTTTGAAGTCAGGTTTCTAAGAACTTGGAATTTATGTTCACAGTAGCTCTTCTGGGGCAAGCCGTGCTCAAACTTAATTCTCGCAGATCCGTGGTGTAGTTCTAAAAAAGCATCTCCGAAAAGGCTTCCATAAATGAGTTGTTCTTGAATCGGGTGGAGCCAATTCAAAGGCTCATTTCCACTCCAAAGGGTTTCGTGCGTCAGTTGATGTCGTATCAGAGCCTTGCTGACCGCGATGGTAGTTGTATTGGCTTGTTTTGCGATCTCTTCGATTGTTCTTTTTTTCTCGATGTATTCTTCAATCAGAAATCTTTTTGTGATGTTCACACCATCGTTACGCCTGAACACAACCTTTTGGTTCTTGAGCCACGCATAGATTGATGAGAATGAAGAATTGAGGCGTTGCGCTATTTCCGTGATGGGGGCACCTGACAGGTAGAGTTGAACCGCTTGCTCGTGTTTTTCAGGTAGTTTTCTCATCAGGGTTTCTTTTTGGGTAGGGCTTAGTTTGATATTTTTTAAAAGTATTAAGTTCAGCCTGTTCTTTTTTATCTTTGCCAAGAACTAAGATGTATTTACCTTTCGGGTTGACTTTGATTTTTTTAGATTCTTTTTTGATGTTTGATCCCCACTGATACCATGCTTTTTTGATAATATCTGGGATTTTGCTCAAGTCTTTAAATCCGTTTTCTTTAATCCAACTTGGGTCGATGGTGATTCCAGTCTCTTTTGCCCATTTTTTAAGCGTTGATGTTCGTCTGAGAGTTTGTGGTGAGAAGGGTTCACCTTTTTTCATGGCAGGGTGTACGAGCATTTCTTTTACACCGAAACCTGAGCCTAGGTATTCAAAGTTACAGGCTTGATAAATTGTACCGATTTCGTGCGCAGATGGGTCTGCATAAGCGACAAACATTCTTTTCTCGGTATTGCTCACCATCCATCGACACGAGTGCATGATCAAGCGGCTTGCTAAGTTTTTAGGAGTCCACGAAGCACAGGCACCTCGTTGGATGAGAGCCTCATATTTTCTTGTGTTGGAACCGAGTATTTTGGAATAGCTGTTTGGTTCATTGATAAGGACGACACCACCGAGGACACCGTTGTAACGGGCTGTGAATACCCATTTAGGGCTAACTCCCGTGGTACCAAGCCATTCATAGGTCTTGATGAAGTGGGTGATCTCTTTGCTCATGGGTTCTAAACTGAGGGTAAAATCAGTAGCTTTGAGGGAAGAGTGGTCGAAGGGCAAGGTTTTAAGATCAGATTCGAAGAGGTTTTCTCTGATAATCCTCTGGTGGCTTTTCATACCTTGACTTTTTTCTTTAGGTTTTGATAGGTGTATAGACATGAATCAGACTTTCACATTCAAAGTGACCCCTTTGTTCCGCGAGACAGTGGAATCCTCTTTATGTTATGTGAAGAATGTTAATTTATCAAGAGAATTTGATCTTAGTCAAAGTGAAGTGTCATTGACGAGTCGGCAAGTCTCTTTGATCCTAGAGGGTTTGCAACCAGTTATTGAGTACCACAATAATCATGAGATGTGGGAGAAGGCTGATGCCTTCAAAGAAATTCAAACTTATCTGATTTTAGAATCTAAGAATCAGTATTTCGGGGATGTGGCGAAATAGGTAGACGCATCGGACTTAAAATCCGGTGGGAGTAATCTCGTGCCAGTTCGAGTCTGGTCATCCCTACCATTTATTTCTTTATGTATTTTTGTGCGAGTTCGGGTCTGTTTGAGTAATAACTTTCATTTCTCAAACCTGCGGAAATACAGCCACAAGATTTAGATTTCCCAGAAATCAATGAAGATGATCGCACTGAAACTTTCGACCCGCAAAAACACTTGCATAACCATCTGTAGTTACCTGAGCTATCTTTCCCCTCTGATTTTTCTACGACAAGAAAACCAAATTTATCACATGTGTGTATCTTGGCTCGTGATCTCAGGTGGTTTGTTTTCAAACACCCACAAGATTTACTGTTATAGAATTGCTTGATTGTTTTTTGTAATTTTTTTCCGCAGTCGCACAAACATATAACAGTATCACCATCTCTTTTTACTACATTAAGTAATCCGTTTTTGTTTTTCATGGATTAGAGTCACCTCTCTGTTTGTTCTCTAATAAAAATAATATTAAAAGGTGCTTGATGGCTGAAAATTTAGATAAATTATTCAAAGATATGAAGGGTGGTGAATGGCAACCACTTTACTTATTTAAACCTGCTACGGTTCGGGAACTTTTTTTAATTGTTTCAGACCTTCAGGAAGAGCTATCTGTTTTGGATTACCCAGCTATTAAAAAATTTCAGGCACTTTTAGAGTTACATGTTACAAAAGCGCATTTATACAAAAACCGTAATCAAGTTGAGTTCGTATTGAATGTTACGAATGCGATTTTGAATGTGAATGATATTTTAGATTGGTTGTACAAAAATCGTAAATCTCACAAGGAGGGGTTATGAAACGTATTACGCATACAGGTGAAGTTACTTTGGCGTTAGGTGGTTTTAAAGTAGGTGATTTTGAATCATCTGTTTATCTTGGAGACATCGGTCGCCGTAACGGTCTCGGCGGTGGTGGTTCTATTTATCAGCTTGGTCAAGATCAATATCTTGCTTCCGGTGACTATGTAGATTTGGTTGCAACTGGAGATGTGCTTCTTTCTATTGAGAAAGGTGTCATCGCTAAACTTGTATCCATCGGTCTTCTCGAAGTCACTGATGTTTAATCTTTGAGGGTCGTCTTCGGACGACCCTTTTTTTACTCAGGTATAATATGGATCAACAACGCGACCAAAGAGAGCATCGCACCTCAGATTTATACTTTGGTGCATATTTGATGACAGCGGGCTGCACTTTGAAAAAAACTGAGCGCGTTATGAGCCGAATTTTTTTCATTTTCGATTATACACCTTTGTTGGAAGAGCTGAAAATTCAGTATTTCAATGGTGAGGCGAAAGTGAAAGCTCAGGCTTATGCGGCTCAAATAAAGAATTTAAAAAGTCTGACTCATCAAATTCTCGCTAGTTGATCTGTAAAAAGCTAATTATTTTTTGATCCGTGGGAGACATCAAAAATGAGTTTTTTACTAGGGTCAAACGCTGATTTTTTATTTCCAGTCGTCGCACCTGTTTCAGTATCTTCTGTGTCTGTTTTGACGGTGCAAGATTTGACGCCCGCTTCAATAGTGAGTGGTAAGCGGGAGCCTTTTTTAGGGCTTGCAGGATCAAGTTTAGTTCTGGAAGTTCCAACAGCCGATACAGATTTGTTTCAATCTAGGTTGGTTTCTGTTACACAGAAATTAGATTCTGATTTAGGAGCATCTGATGATGACTATCAATCGACTGTCATCGTTTCAGGTGGTTCTTTGCAAACCAGATTTCACGTTCTTTTGCAGAAACTAGACAATGACACAGGCGTGACGGATGATGATTACTATTCAAGCCTATCGTATTCATCAAGCGGATATTTCCAATCAAACTTTAATGATTTGATGGATAAACTAGATGCGGACACGCATTTGGCATCAGCCGACTACGGTACATTAAAAATATCAGAGTTACAGACCATCACAGTTAATTTCGACAAGGACTTAAACTACGCAAGTGAAATTGCAGGTGTGATTTCTCAGGCAGTTGGTTCATCGGGAAATATTGAAGTTTCCTCTCGTAATGGTTTCGTTTTAATCAATTCGCTAGTTAAAGGTTCAGATTCAACCATCAGCGTGAAAAACACGAATCAGTCTCTCGGTTTAACGGTTACGGATGCGTTTGGAACAGACCATAATTTATTATCTGTGAGCGCAGATATTAGTGTTGTGATGGTTTCTCCGACCTTGGCTGCGGTGAGCGTATATCTGGACAGAAACGTGTTCGTTTTGAATAAGCCTTACTTCATCGTATTGAGCGATGGTGGTTCTCAGCAGATTGAGAGAGTCAGTATCATTCGTCAAAACTTAGCAAGTGCAAATTTTGTGGCGGGTGTATGATAGCGATAGAAAGAGGTCAGCAACTCACTAAAAACGATCTTCAGGTTTACGTCAGAGATGATGCGAACAATTTGGTCGACCCTTTTTCTATTACTTATGCGATTTATGACAGGACGGGATCAAAACCTGTTTTAGTCGGAAATCGACTTGACCAACAGCCTGCCAGAGAATCCGTAGGCTTTTATTGGGCTAACATCCGAATAGAAGATGCTGATAATCTCGGTGAATTCGAAATCGAATGGGCTATTCGGATTAACGAGAACTCTGTAAAAGAGTGTGTGAGGCAAAGGTTCTCTATCGTAAAGAAAAGCGATCCTTTGAGAATGCTTTCCAACACGGGTGGTGTAGCCTACTACCCCAATCAATTTCTCGGTCCAAACGAGCTATACATTCAAGTTTTAAACGAAAGAAATAACCCTTTCGACCCATCAGAAATCACATACGCTATTTTCGACAGAACTACAGGATTAGACATCCTTGTAGGTTCACCTGCGCAAACTCCGACTCGAACATCGTGTGGAAGGTATCACGCGAATTTTCAAATCCCCGTAAACGCAAATCAAGGGGATTGGATTATTCGTTGGAATTTCAAGGATGATGCAACGGACAGTGAGCGAAATGTTGTACAAGAGTTTGCTGTGGTCCATCCATCTACTGTTGTTTCTAGCCCTTATAAAGAACGCGAACGGGACTTTTTAAGAAGGTTGCGTTTTCTTCTTAGAGACAACAACCCAGATAGAAATTATAAATTTGTGCCTCCTGAAAGTGAAAGGGTCATACAAAACTTCACCGAGACCTTTGGGTTTATTTGGACTGATGAAGAGTTGTATGAATATCTTTTGCTTGCTGTAGATGCAGTGAACAACTACCCACCTTTAGAAGATCACTCTCTACCGAGCGCCCCATCCCATTTGGCGGCTCTTATCGTTCTCAAGGCAGCTTCGTTTGCTTTATCCGCTCTAGCGATAAATTGGGTGCATGATGAATTCGATTATTCAATCGGTGGTGTGTCTTTAAATATTGATAAATCATCTAAATATCAGGGTTTGTCTGAAAAGTTCGAATCTGAATATCAGACCCAATTAGAGCGTTACAAAGATTTTGGAGTCAAGATTATTATGGGTATTCAGCAACCACGTTACGGTATTGGTATCGCTTCGGCTTTAGGACCGTATAGTGGTCGCGGTGTTCAAAATAGAAGAAACTTCATAGGTAGTTATAGAATTTAAAACCCCATGCGGGGAGGGGATAAGCCGTGTCATTTTCAACTGTATTATCTTCATTGAAACCTCAAGCAAAAGCTGTAGGTGTCTCTGAGGAATCTTTTTTTCTACATCAACTCCATAAGGTGGCAGCGGGCAGTGATCCTACTTTGCTACAAAATCTTGTAAATTATGCTAATTCCTTAGGTATGGTTGCAACAGCAGCTATCGTCAATGACTTGCTTCAAAGTGCAACAAAAATTGCCCAAGCCGCTGTGGATATGAAGAGCGGATATCTGACTGTTACAGGGTCGGACAATATCATCGTCCCTATTGGTTTTTTGGTTGATGAATATTTTGTGAATTTTATTTCTCCATCAAACCCATCATACATTACATGTTCACCTAATGTTTCTGACTCTGTTTCAGGGGAACTTTTGGTGCATAGTAGTCACGCACACAATTTTAAGATTACTTGGAATGTAGCGGGTACGAGAACTATAAAATGGTTAGTAAAACAGTAAAAAGAGACTTTATATGGAAAGATACGCGGTCTCCTCTGGAAACCGAATTACTGCTATTTTAACATCCAAACCTTTAGGTCGTGATTTCGTTGTCGTTCCGAAATCACTTTCATCCGTAACTGATACGGAAATCATCTCTAATTACTTCATTCAAAATCAAACCATCGAAAAATTAAATGCGTGTAAAAAACCGTCTAAGATTGCGGTAATATCGAATTGGAATGTGAATTGCGGTATCGCTACTTACACAGGTTATTTAGTACAGTCTTTAAAAAAAATAACACCATCTGTGAAAATTTTTGCTGAAATAGCTGAAGGTGTACCATTTGAGAACGATGTTGTTAGATGTTGGGATAGGAAGGGTGACTACGGAAAAATTCTAGGTGAGATTGAAAAATATAACCCTGACCTGATCATCATACAACATGAATTTGGTTTGTTTCATAAAGTTAATTTGTGGCAAACACTTCTGAGTCAATTATCCCGTTGGCGCGTGGTAACGACCTTCCATACGGTTTTGGAACATAGAGTTCCGAACTCGGATGCAAGTTTGGATTATAGAGCGCGTTCTTTCGCTGAAACGGCGTGTCTTGAAATTATAGTTCATCAAAAGAAAGCGAGAGAAACTCTTCGCGACCGTGGTTTTTCTGGTCGTGTCCATTATATACCTCACGGTTGTTTTGAACCGAATCGAGAGAAGCGACTACAACCCCAGAAATATGGAATGTATACTGACCATTCCATGTTTCAATACGGTTTTGGGGGTAGGCATAAGGGTTGGGAATTCGCGATTGATACTGTAGAAATTCTAAAGTCTAAATATCCCGAGATTCTTTATCTTGGTGTATTTAACATTCCTGTTGGAGGTGAAACTCATACTCACCTCTATCACTTAGAATTGTTAGACTTGATAAAAAAGAAGGGTCTAACTGAGAATGTTTCGATCATCAGAGGTTTTCAATCTGAGATGATGATCAGGAATATACTCTCGGGTGTAAAAGTCGGTTTTTTCCCTTACCAGAGCCCTAAGAATTGGTTCAGTTGGGGTGCATCAGGGGCAGTGCAGATGCCTTTATCGATGGGTCTACCTTTAGTGTTAGGCGATTTCTCTCAATTTGAAGAGTACCGAGGAAAAATACCTCTTGTGAAGACCCCAGAGGAAGCGGCTACTGAAATTGATCACCTGTTTTCAGACCAAAATTACTGGAGTCAAATGTCTGAAAAATCTTTTAAAATTTCAGCGGAAAGAACTTGGACTAAAGTAGCCGAGTGGTATTTGACTTGTACTTCTGAACAGGACTTTGATGCACTATGAAAATAAATTTCATCGGTTGGTATGGTAAAAATAACTTAGGTGATGATTCTTTTCAGTCAGTTTTTTCTCAGGCTTTTTACGGGCATGACTTAATTTTTTCTGAAAAGCCTGATCTAAGTGCCGATGCTTTTATTCTCGGCGGTGGTGGTGTTATTGATTATGGTTATTTCGAGGGTTTAGAGAACCTTGGTAGCCGACCTTTGTACGCTGTCGGGGTTGATATACCGCTATCAGGTCCGCGTTACGGTGACCTGATCATGAAGTTTCCTTTTCGCAAGATTTACATTCGTTCGAAGGAATACTGTTGGTTAGCGCGTGCTCAGGGTCTATCGAATGTCGTGTACATGCCAGACATCGCTTTCTATTTGGAGCCGCCTGTTAAATCTAAATTCAACTTTCCGCCGAAATTGGGTGTGTCCTTGATGAACCATCTACTTCAAGATGAAGAACACCTACAAGATCATATCGCCCGAGTTTTAGAAGTTAGAAAAGATACTTTTGACATCAGTTTTCTTATTTTTAAAGAATCTGATGAAATTATGGTTTCAAAAATATTGTCTAAGTGCTCGATACCTTGTCAAATTGTCAAACCTAAAACACCCGAAGAAATGCTCAAAGTTATATCAAACCTCGATGTTCTTTTAACTATGAGATTTCACGGGGCTATTTTCGCAAATATATGCAAGGTACCTTTTGTAAGTTTGAGCGACACCGGTAAGCACTCGATTTTCTGTGAACAAGAAAATTTACACAGTTCCTTTTTAGATATCAGGGATCTAAATCCATATAAACTTTTTGTAAGTTTAGAACGCATGTATGAAACGAAATCGCGAGGGACTCCAGAAATAAATAGAAAAGCAGTCGTTTTTACTTTATCTGAAATCAGAAAAGAGCTAGAATCATCTGACTTCTCCTAAAGGATAATCAGGTATGACAGATGCTCTAATCGTGTACGATGGATATGGTGATTCAGGTGCCTTTGAAGAATTGTCAAATGAACTCAAATCTTCTGGATTGATGTTTGATACTATTACACATCTTGGTGAATACGACGATTGGAAAAAAGGTTTAAAAAATCCAAACACTCCTGTTCTTTTTTATCGAAACGAATTCATAAGAATAAAAAGTCCAAAAGAGTATTTGGACTATCACAGGCAGAATCCAAATTCTCCTTTTACAACGGATACGAGTTGGGGTTTCTATCAACCAGTTTCTTTGAATCCATCCCATGTGCAAATAAAAGATGGTTTTAAACCGTATTCGGATAACTTTTTTAGCCTGTTGTACAGGTCATCTGATTACGTTTTAACCATCGCAAAACCACAGTATGAGCAAGTTCCGATTTTCGTTTTAGCTCACAATAGACCTGAGTATCTTAAATTAACTTTGAATTCATTGCTGTATTCGACAGAAGATTTGGAAAATAGAAAAATCGTAGTCATTTTGAATGACGCAACGACTGAAGTGAGAAACCTGTGTTTTTCGTACTTAGACCGAGACCTTGAATTCTTAGAAATTTCGCCGAACGCGAAATTCGCAGCTTTGAACGTAGCTCTTCAGGTGTATAAGCCTAAAAAGTTTATTTACTGTGAGGATGATGTCATTTTCCCTGAGACGACGCGCAATTATTTTCCTCAGTGGGTCACCCAGTTTGCAAGTCGACTTCATCAATTTGATATGGTTGCATGGCACTACGGTGTTGAGAATGTGAACGTGATCTATGGATTACAGAGATTGAATCTAAATGATCACAGTCGTTGGCTGCATGTCGATGAACATCCAGGTCTGACGATCGGAGGTCAGTGTTTCTGTACGACTTACGATTATTATTCAAAAGTGGCAACCAAAGAGAACGACTGGACACCGACGGATAAGTTATTATTCCAAGGAAAATCATACTCCCCTTCATTAAGACTCTACCATTTAGGGGCAAACCACAGGATGGATTATCCGAATAAAATTATAGATGGTAGTACATTTCGGGTAACATCGGATCGCTATACAGCAAAAAAGCTATTAACAGGGGAGAGATTTTCTGTTCACTTGGCTGACATAAAAAACTGATGCTATTTTTTTCCGAATTGTTTTTCTAATTCTTTTCTCATTTTTGGAATTTCTGGGAATTCCGCTTCGCTTGGTTGGTCTGAAAGGTTGAAGCTTCCAGTAAGTAGTCAGAAATTCGCTTCAAACCTCTGGGCGGGATGCTCTCTCCGATCATTTCCCGAATATTTTTTATCGCGGAGCGGTTTTCTATCTGCCCGCTCCCACACAAAGTCAAAGTCTGCTACCGTATGCAAAATGCATCCTATTCCCTGATCCTAATTTCTTTATTAGAATCAAGACACAACAAACTATAATACTATTTCAGCAAGGAGGCTGATTTATGACAGCAAGCACTAATCGAGAATATATCGCAACAAAAACTTTTTTTGCTGGTGAAATCAACTTAAAAATCAACGAACAGGAGAGAATCAAGTTCGATGGTTTCAAGGCTTTGATCCGAGGGCAAGAATATAAATGCAGCACTTTGATGGCTGCCGTCAGAGCGGGTCTCTTGATGTTAGCTCAAACAGATGCATCTGGAAAGAGCATCGAACATGTAGAAGAATCAGCGGAAAATAGAGCCAAGAGGATGAAGGAAGAGCGTCTCCGCGCTATCAACGGTGCGAAAGGAAACGGTGAGATCCTCGAAGAGATTGCGGTGAAGCCATCCAAGGTGGTAAAGCGTGATGGCACTCCGGTTGCCCAAGCTGCGGTTGTTGAAATCGCTGAAGTTAAGCATCCGAAAAAAGAAAAACGAGCCGTTGTACAAGAAAACGAAGGTAAAGAAGTAGCTAAGGTCACCAAAGCTAAATCAGGTTTGGAAGAAGACACATCGAAATCTTTTTATGAAGCCATGTTAGATGGGGATAAAAAGAAACTAGAAATTGCAAAAGACCAATTTGCAAGAAAAGTCATCAAAAAATCTAGTCAAGATGATGCGGTAGAAGTGAAGAAGTTGGTCGAGTCAGTAGGGGAAGCATCTGAGATCACTCCAAAAAAAGATCCGTTAAAAAGTTGGAAGTCCTTTACAGTAAAAAAGAAAGAGGCTTTCATCAAAAAAGCGACCGATATTTCCCTAATCAAAAGAATTATTGACAGTGAGGGTGGAAATCTTCGCCGAAAAGCTGAAGAAAGATTAGCGGAAGTAGATCATGCCAAAGCCAAAGATGTGGGACAACATCCATGATTTTACATCCCCAGAGGACTTACCGAAATCTGGTGATGTAGTTTTACAGCCTGTGGAAGACCACGCTTTTGCTGTACCTGAAATGGTGCGCACGGAGTTTGGTCTTCTCCCTGCTGAATATATGAGAAGGTTGGATCAAAGAGATCCTGAAACGGAACAGCAGTTACCGAGAATCACATCCGTGCCTACGAGGTCTGCTTTTTTGTCGGATCAGAGTCCAAACCCTGATGCGACAAACGATTACATCGAGAATAGAGATCTTGATGTTAATAATCCTTCTGCTCATGTTGAGATTCCAAATTTACCAGACCCATACATTGAAAAAATTGCAAGAAGGGTTGTTTCAGGTTGGATGCTTGAAAACCATCCTTATGAAATTGAATTAGATCAAACCAAGGTTGCAGTCAGTCTCCTTGATCTTATCAAAAGCACCTCAGCATTTTCGAAGAAAAATGAACCGAAATGTTCTCCTAGAATCACTCGAAAAAACGGGAAACTAAATCGGTACGATTTCAACGTCATTTGTGGTGAGGATTATTCAGATCCAAACGGTCACACAGTTAAATTCAAATTTTTACCGCAAGGAAATACAAAATACGCTTGGAAAACAAGAGTTTTAGTCAGTTGCTCCTGTGAATTTTGGCGTTATTACGGGTGTGATTGGAACTCAAAAAGGAAGGATTACCAAGAACGCCAGATGTCAAATGGTGCTGCACCCACAGTGCGAGGAAAAACTCATCTAATCTGTAAGCATGTAGCTGCGTGTGTGCCGAAGGTTAGACTTTTCGTTTTGAGGCGAAAATGAAAGAATTAAAAGGGTTGTTCTCTGAATTATTTTCCAATCAACTTGAGTTGGTTCAGGATTATTGGGATGGTACTGAACTCATCGATGATGAAACAATCAAAAAAGCACTAAGATATAACTGTATGGAAATGGCTCGTAATTTAAAAGATATGCTCGAACACTTTCGTGACCTAGATGGGGAGTCTGACATCGTTGATGACATGGAAGATAACTTAGATGGTTTACACGACCAGTTAATGGGCGGACCTGGTGATAACCTGTTAATTAAAAAGGAAGACTATGATTCCTAATGTAAACGTCTGGTCTGTGGACTCAGATTACATCATCTTGGTTTGGAAGGTTAAAGAGAGGGACACTTTTAAGTCCTACAACCTTTACGGTTGCACCACTTCAGGTGGATCATATAGCCTTGTTGAGGGATCTATCCCAAACGTAGCTAACCCCATGTCTCCCGGTTCAGTCTTAGTAAAAATATCGAGGTCCGCTTTAAGTTTAGCGGCAGATGCACCTTATTTTTTCAAGATTACATCTGTAGATATGAGCGATTCTGAATCAGATATTGATGATTCTGAGTTTATTTCTGTTGATGCTTTGGATGATGTTTTTAGAAATCGTTGGGCTGATGACAATTCACCTGTCTATAAAAGTGCGACTTTATCTTTGGCGCATTCAGCTACAAATGTAGAGTACGACATCGTTCAGCTTTTAGGTCGGCAAGCGAATTGTCTACGGATTGAAACAACTAAAAATGTAAGCGTTCGTATCAATTCTACCAACAATGATGCCATCCTAATTACAGATGCGCATCCGTTTTTACCTGACCGAGGCGCAATCTTAGCTAGTAAATTGTTTTTCACTACGGTGAGCGAGAACGCGACTGTAAATGTTTTTGTATCTGGTAACTAATTCAAGGAGGATTTCGTATGAATAAACTTAGCGCACTAGCTCAAGAAATTGAAAAAATTGCTTATGAACTCGATGTATTTGGTGTTCAGAAAGAAGCGGCACAACCTCGACTTTATGAATACGAATACGAAGGTATGAAGTTTTACATGGAAGAAAAGAAGCCACAAGGTGTTCGCCTTCCCGCAGGTAAGGCTTTATTTACAAAGAAATTTTACCCAGTTTCTGGCGCACTTGCAAAAGACCTCAAAGAAGATTCGGATGAATAAATTTTTTGGTATATCCAAAAAAGAAATACGAAGTCTTTTTTTGGATACACCTGAGAATAAAAAATCATCGTTTTTAAAAGAATTGATGGATTTTTCTAAAAAATACATCAGTGACCACGATGTTTATTCTTATGTTAAAAATTTTGATGATGGTATCAGTTTTGAAAAAGCTAAAAAAGAAATTTTGAAAAGCCAAGAAGAAGCAAAACAATTCTTGGAAAGTTTGCCACCACAAGAAATCCCAAAAAAGGAAATCATCGTGAGAAGAAAACAAAGTCTTGTAGAACTTGCAAAAAAGATCGAAAAAGTAGCTTATGAGCTAAATGTTTTTGGTGTTCAGAAAGAAGCGGCACAACCTCGACTTTATGAATACGAATACGAAGGTATGAAGTTTTACATGGAAGAAAAGAAGCCACAAGGTGTTCGCCTTCCCGCAGGTAAGGCTTTATTTACAA